GAGTTCGAGGGGGAGGGGCAGAGCTCCTACCCCTCGAGAGGATCCACTTGTAGTTACTAATAGGATATAGAAAATTTTAGGGATATGATTTCGAAGCGATTGTTCCTTTCTGGCGGTAACCTGAACAACGGTACGAACGCTGGATCTGCTTACTTGAACCTCAACAACGGTCTTGGGAACGCGAACTGGAACATCTGCGCCCGCAATTTTGCAAATAGTTTTGCAGGACTTGTCCTGTAATTTATGGAGTCATATCGCGGGAAAGATTTATTCTTTCCGCCTGTAACATTAAAAGTCACAGCCTCCCTCCGAACGGAGTCAAAATACAAATGACCAATGGACACAGAGGTTAGTAGCTCAGGCGAAAAGCTCTGAAGGTCAAAATCACTAACGAATGAAACGTAAGTGTAAGAATGTAGATATTTGCGATGGGGACCTTATTCTCAGAGCAGTGCTTCAGTGTTTTGCGCCTAGCAGAAAAAGGCGGCGACACGATACGGTACATCTGTTTAAGAAATATCTACCAAATTGTTCGCGAAAAGAAGTAGCTCGCATTCTTAAGCATAGAGGCGAGCAGTACTTTGATGCTTGTTTTTCTATAGCCAAGGATCTACAGGATACTTTATTGTCTGGTGAGGATTTAGGCCTACCCACACCCAAGCAAGTAATAAGAATAGATCCAGGAAGCGGCAAGTCTAGAAAGATATCTGTATTAGGTATAAGACAGCTTATGTTTGATCATATAGCTGTTCTGGCTCTTGATGAGGTATGTAAGCGCATAGGTGTAACTCAAGTCAGTAGTATCAAAGGACGCGGTGCTCATTATGGTATCAAGTTTATAAAGAAGTGGCTGAGTTCGGATCATAAGCTATACGCTACTAAATTAGATATCAAGGACTTTTATGGTTCTGTGGATAGGGATTGCATGATGGCTTGGTTGGAGAAAAGAATATGCAATGATCGCTTAATGTGGCTTATACGTGAGCTAGTGTATTCTGTACCAAGGGGCATGGCTATCGGTAGTTTTCTTAGCCAGACGTTAGCTAACATATATTTGTCTGATCTTTATCACTTCGCAAAGGAGGAGTGTGTTACTAAGAGATCCTGTAAGCGTAATAACCAGGTAAAGCGTACTCTGTTCTACATGGACGACATGCTATTTATAGGTACAAATAAAAGGAGTCTGTGCAAAGCGATAAAAGCTATTACCAAGAGAGCGGCCTCTGTATTACACCTAATGATAAAACCTTCGTGGCAGATTCATAGAATTACTAAACGACACCCAGTAGACATGATGGGTTTCCGAGTATCTCCAGGAGGATTGGTTACGCTGCGCAAGCATATATTCAGAAAGGCAAGAAAGCTACTTATTAAAGTTAAGGGAGGCGTTATGTCGTTAAGACAGTCCCTTAGACTTATGTCGTATAAAGGATACATGGATTCGGCTGCGACAAGGTATGTACAAAGAGCTCTTAATGCTATAAAATCGTTCAGTAGAGCATCAAACATTATTTCTCATTATGCGCAAGCAGCACGCTAATTTTTCAGAAGAGCCGGCACCTGTAGTATTCTACGATTTTAATGGTAGTACTCAGGTTACTATTACTATTAACGTTACCGAGCACCAGGAAGAGCCATCTGGCGAAGAAGAAACTCCTCGCAAGAGTTGGGAAGGCGACCAGTATATTTTCTGGGAGAAGACAGACGTGCTCGATAAAGATGCTATTCTGGCAGATCCGGAGGCGTATTACGGTTATGTAACATCGGAGTGTCGCCAGGCCGCTAAGGATAAAGCACAGGCACATCTCGATTACGTTCGCAAGCATACACACAGAGTAGATGTTCCTAGCTATAGGGAAGGATATGCTGTGATGCACACTGAGAAGGATAATATTTATCTTCTTGCTGGTCTGTTGATGGGAGGCTTGACTTATTATGAATTTGCCGACGGTCAGACGGTAGCTCCTCTATCTACTGAGGATATTCAGAAAATTTACGCAGATTTGGCAGCTCACGAGACTGCCTTACAGCAAGGAAAGCAGGTATGTTGGGCTGCTATCGATGCAGCGAAGACTGAGGAAGAAGTAAATATTGCTCTGGAAGATTATATCAACTCTCATCACGCATAAACATTATGACAAATAAAACAAAGAAAATACTTGCAGGAGTACTAAGGTTTACTATAAGCTTTGCAGTGTCAGCTTCTGTTACAGTAGCTCTTCTTGCTACTCTTACAGGGTGTACAGCTTCTTATTCTCAGTCTGCCGATGGCTCCATCAATGCTAGCTGGACCATCATCCCAGTAGATCCGTATAAGAAGTAAAGGTTTAATCTCATAATTTATTACAGAGAGGGTACGTTGGGAAACGTATCCTCTCTTTTGTATAAGTGGTAATTACTGTATACTTTCATTTATGAGAGATAGTGATGTAGGTATTACTAAACAAGCTGTATCGGCTGCAAGGATGCGTTATATTGTAGCGTCCTTGCCAGAAAATCTCGCACGAAAGAAACTCGGAAATGCCAGGTACGATCGCATTCGTAGTGAGATAGATAATATCGCCTCGAAAAAGAGAGGCATCGCGTATGAGGATGGTTACGCCACGCTGATACAGCCCAGACTTAAATCTGTATTTGGAGATGCTCCTACGATAAGATCTAAAGGGAGATACCAGAACAGTAACTGGCTTAAAGGTACGACTGACGCTAAGGATTTGCGCAGTAGCTATCAGCTTGACGGCGCGCACTGGAGAGATGTTAAAAGATCTCTTTTCCCTGCTAGAGCTACAGATTCTCACAACGTCGTAAGCAGGGATGATCTTATAGCAATGCACCGTGCTACGAATACCCCTTTGAACGAGGGAGATCTTGTTCACGACTACTATTTTAACTTATTCCCTAGTCGACCAACTAACCCGGGATCAGCTTCTGCAGCTAAAGCCATGCGCGGTGGTAAAAAAGACGAGCAGCTACCTAGCATGGATTATATGCGTCGTATGGTTGGAGCTATGAGATCTCTCCCATACGATAACGGAGGAACATGGAGAGCTGCCAGGAACAATAAGATTACCAGAGTTGCAGCAAACGACATACAGCATGCACCTGGAGATGCGTTTACTTATATAGACTCCCAAGGTTTACTCGAAAAAACGCCACGCTCTATAAAGACAACATTATCCAGATTGGACGGGCAAAACATATTAGAACCAGGTACCAGGGCCAATGCTTTGTATACTCGCTTGCGTTCTAGTAATAATCCTAGGCTCAGAGGACTCGTTAATAAGGTAATTGGAAGGGATGACGCCTACGTAGATTTAATAGAACGAGGAGGTCAGGCTGGCTATCTTCCTGGAGCTGGTGTCACTATGGTCAGTCCTAAGACTAAAGGTTACGCACATATGAATGCTCATGAGAGTTCTCATGCAGCGCTTCACAAAATGACTCCAGAAGAGCATGCTGCTGTAGTCGGAGATCTTGCACAACGTTTAAGGAATGTTGGTGTGAAAAATGGTCTTAATATTCCATGGGACAATCCTAAACTCATGCAGGAAGCCTTAGCGGACGGATACCGTATGCTGAAAGGAGGCCCAGGTGGATCTGTGGATGCTAGTAGATTAGCAAGATGGAATCTTAATGCTAATGCGGATGGTATGGCACGTATAGATAATCTGGTAGGCGCCGGTGATGTTGAGAAGGAAATGCTCAGACAGCTGTATGCAAACTATAACCACGATATATTTAATAGATCTAGTCACCTCCCATAAACTATGATTTCTTTGTCATAGTTGTAGAAAAGTTAATGGTATGTGGTATTATTACTACATGCCAAACTTATATACAGCGAAAGAATACCTCAATACATTAGATAGTTTTGTAGAAGTACAGAAGAAAGCCAAGGAACCTAGGCTTCCTGTAACTATATTAGTAAGCGAAGGAGAACGTCTGGAGCAGGTGTTCATGTATAAGCAGCTGCAGTACGAACCTATACTAGTACCTACTATACCATACACAGAGAGGTCAGATGCGTCTTTACTTAATGACTCTGACGATGGTGGTAATTATATACCGGAAGAACTGCATTACGGAGAGGCTTACGGATTAAAAGAAAAGATCCGTTCCCTGCGTATGTCTTGGATGCTTGCTCTTGATATTATGCATATCTGCAAGAATGATTTAAAAGGCAATATCGTATGTGAGCGTAGGGCTGTACCTATGGTAGACGCTAAGCTGTTATATAGGGCTATTAAGAAAGTAGTCACAGAATACCCGGATACAGACGTAATAAGACTATTTCACACACATACATATGATAGATATAAATTGGAAGATCTTGACTACGACAAGGAGTGTATAACAGAGCTTCCTGATAATGTCAGTGAAGAGCTGCCTGCTGGTAAGGAGAGAACCAGACTTAGTCCTTATTGTGATGGTACTTACGCTATGTTTGTATCTAATGATTCCAGAAGAAAAGTGTCAGAGCTGTTCCGTACTACCAGGATGCCAGTAGATACTGCTCTCGAATATGCTGCCGCTACAGGTAAGCTAAAGGTACGCACACTGTCATTTAACGCCTTTGTACGTGCAGGAGGTCATAAGAAGAAGGTAGACGGTTACAGGTATTGCATACAGTTGTCTAGCTATAACCGTCCTATGCAACTTCTAAGCCAGATAATTTCTTTAAAGGATCAGTTGCGTTACGTAAAGGATACTTCCAGACTTGCTGTACATATAGTTGTACGAGGATGTGACAAGATTACATACGATATTATTAAAACCAGAGCTGATCTGGAGCTGACCTCAGTACATCATAAGGTCACATCTCTTCCTAATAGATCTCAGGTGATTAATTTCATTGAAGTACCCGAAGGTTATGATTTTTACCTGAAGATGGACGATGATGACTTCTATGATCCGTTGTATCTAGCATCTACAATGTCTTACCACGATAGACTTCCATCAGATATATGCTCTACGTTAAGTGGTATTTCTATGGGTGTTGCTGTGTGTATGCGAGACGAGTCCCAGGACAGGTCTATTGTGCGCTATGATAAAACAGGAGCATGTGAGAATACATTAGTATTCCCTGCAGTGATGATAGATCACATTATAAGACTAGCTTCGAACAATACAGTATATACAACATCAGGTAAGGCCTCTGATGCTATACCTATGAGAACACTCAGTCATAGTAAACTAGGACTGAATAGATACGAGTATTGGAGATTTATGTCTATCTTATCTGGACGCAATAACTCTGTATTCTCTGTTCTTAATTACGAAGGATCAGCTCACGCTACAGGTAAATCTAATTTCGGAGCATTTGCCGCTACAGCCGGCCCTGGAGCTGCCGAGTACTATGTACGTGTATTTGATACCCTAGAGAGTGTTGCAGGAGGAGATATGTTATCTACAGTTCGTGAGAGTTTCAGCAAATACAAAGGTATGGACGTAGCCATCGTAACCGACTCTCCAGGAGCTGAGGTTGGTATGTATATTCCTATGAATACAAAGTGGTGCTCACCAGAGATATCTGCAGCACAGCCTATCAGGGAGCTGACGTATGATAATAACTTCGTTACAGGATTTACGTTCTGTAGATCAGGGAACAGGTATACATACGAACCTTCGAGTGGAATAATGGTTCACTATGATTCGTATAAGAAGTGGGAAGCGCTGGAGAAGGAGGGAAGACCTGAGTTCAGAGACTGGATCATGGCCCATATCATCAAGCCAGGAGATAAGGGAGCCCTTAACTAATACCGGGTATTTCTGTATAATACAACTATGGCCTATCCGTTTAAAAAATCAGAAGCAGCTAAACTTCTTGCAAGCGACGATACTTATGCTTTTGTGTTGATGACAATTCTTCTTCCTGTCTTCGGTGATGATTTATTCACCGAAGACAGCTCTATCCTGTTTGCTGATATTGAGGATTATTTCGATTGTCATCTTTCTGAGGAGTCTGAGAACAGAATTAATGCAGCTATTACTGCTATGACCACAGATCTGTTCTTTACTAATGTGAACATGTTCAACGCTATCACCCTGGCATTTGCGGAAGGTGACATTGGAGATATTCCTGAAGGTATTCTAGAGACTCCTGATGTAGGTGATATGCTCTGGGCTGTACAAGAAGTATCATTACTTATCGGAGAGCCTAAGGAGTCAGAGGAGTTTCAATCGATGTTCTCTCCGTCCGTAATGAGCTATGTTGGAGATATGATAGCCAGCGTAGCGGAAGACCTGGAAGAGGTTCCGGATGATGTGGATGAGCTTGATGAAGCTTTTGATGAACCTTACTTTGAGAGAGTTATTAGTGAGAATACTGCTCAGCTGGCAAAACAGTTGTACATGATAGGAGTAGATCCTACTAAGCTTGCTGGTAGTGATCTTTCAAATTAAACTATAATTATGATTTTAGTAACTCCTTCCTCGTCTTTTTCTGTAGTTGTAGTTCCTAGCGAAGCTATCACTTTTACCGCTGAAGCAGGCTTTCCTGAGATTAAATTAGAGGCAATCGTGTAATGAATAAGCAGTCAAGTAAAGCAAAAATAATTACAGCTCTCGCTGGCGCTCTAGGACTTCCTGTAGGTATGGATGTCCTTCAGCATGATGATTTCTCAGCAGAAAGCTTCGACAAGAAACGCATCGGAAACGCCATTCTCAATGCCATGATTGGTGGTGGCGCTGGATTCATAGGAGGTAGCGGCAAAGCTAAGGATATCGTCAGCGCTACAGGTATGGCATCCCTGGCTCCTGCTAAGGATCTCATTCTTAACTTCCAGGATACTCCAGACAAGCTGAACAAGACTCTGGATCAGGTAGACAGTAACCATAAGCTGCTAGCAGGACTTGGTATTGGTGCTCTTGGTCTGGGTGCTATCGGTCTCGGTAAATATCTTACACAGAAAGATCCCAAGACAGATATGGGATCAATCAAACTCAAGCTTCCTGGTAAGAAGGGAGAGCCTGGTACTGATGCTGAGGTTGTTCTTCCTATAGACATGCCTCAGATGAGTCCTTCTCTGCTGGAGGGTCTTAATAGAGGAGTTAGAGTGCAGGCTAGAAAGAATGTGCGTGCTAACTCTATGAAGAGAGATCCTGAGACAGGAAAAAATATCCCAATAGAAGAGTGGGAAGAAAAATATAAAAATACTATGTACGATCCAGAATATTTAAATAAGGAAGCCTCTACTAGAGAGTGGGCAGAAGGTGCCGGACAGATGCTAACAGGTCTAGCTGGAGCTGGTATTGGATCCGCTATCGGTAGCAGGGTGGTGAGTCCTGAGAACGCACTCTTAGGTAGCCTTGGCGGCGCAGCCATTGGCGGTTTAGGACCGATTCTTCTAGGACGCCTTCTGTCGAATCTGATGTGGAACCGTAAGGACACAGAGCAGTACATTCACGATAAGCACTCCCCACTTGCGGAATATCTCGTACCCGGTTACGCTGCTTATCAGAATGAGCGTCGTCTTACTCAGGTAGAAGATCCTGATAAGTATAAGAATAAATTATCTTTTGCTAATACTCTTGCATCTGACGCTGCATTCGATTCAGCAGATCTTAGCAAGTACGCAAGTGCTCCAGCACCGCCTCCTCCAGCACAAGGTCCTCAGGGAGCTCCTCCTCCACCTCCTGCTAACAAGCAGACCCCTAGACCTGTAGGAGATACACCCCCTCCTGCGATGGAACAAAGACACAATAGTGTAGGTATGGGAGGTTCAGGTCCAGAGAACATCCGCCTGGCCGCACAGTCTCTCAGAAATGCACTGAATAAGTCTGCTTCAGAACTGCCTTATACCATCGAGCTGTACCAGCGCAACGCATACCCTTTCACTAAGCAGGCATCTGCCATTGATATGTCTGCCAGAGAAGAAGCACGTGGTATAATGAAGAAGATTTACGACGAAGATCCTTCTTATTGGCCATACGGACTGGATATCCCTGGTCATGAGAGTCTTTATCTTATCCGCGATAATATGACCAAGGCTGCTGCAGGTTTTGTAGGCTGGCAGGAGGAGATCGAGAATGGTAAGAGAATAGGTTCTTACTCTATTGGAATTCTTCCTGAATATAGGCAGAAGGGATTTGCTAAAGAAGCTGTAGCGAAGATTCTCCGTATTAAGTCGGCAGCTGTAGATGAGGTGAGAGCTTATGTTATGAAGCATAATGCCCCATCCCAGGCTCTTGCTGGTTCTTTAGGAGTTAATGTTCACTCTGAGTTCTGATGATTCGCGTAAGAACAGTAGAAGGTAAAGCTTATAAGATGGCAGAAGCCGCCCGCTTCGTTGAGATATGCGACGATGAGGGCGGTGTAGCTGCTGTAGTATTCCAGAACGACAACGGCGCTGTTCGCGTGGTGTCTACTGAGGATAAAGAGTTTTACCGTTACGTTAAATCTTACGGCCTTAAACCATCTGTAGTGATCGATCACGTAATCAACTGAATTTATGCAGTTTCTTCCTATAGGTTCTTTTGTTGATAGTACATCTGCAGCGACTAAGATCTCGCTGGAGCAGGGTATTCCTTTCGAGGAAGCGTTACGTCAGGTTAACGCTATGAAGGAGGATAAAAATGCTCAGGAGGCCATGATCAGAGAGCGGACGAAACAAATGACAGAGGAAGCTCTCTCTAAGATGGCCAAGCTTGGTACTGAGTCTCGTGAAGACATGCCTCAGGTGGACGATGTAAAGAAAGTAAGAGAATCAGAGGATATTCCCACAGGTTATCTGGAATTCGTAGATCCTAAGAAGCTGAAGCCTATTCAGGACGGTATAAAGGAAAGTATACTTAACCATATCGTAGAGAACTGGGATAAGGAAGGAAAACGTCCTGTACTTATCTCGAAAGATAATTGGATTATTGACGGGCATCACCGCGTAAAGGCAGCCATCAAAAAGAATAAATGGGTACGCGTAATACGTATCAACCTTCCAGGAAAGAAGGCATTGGAAGCAGTTAAGAAATTAGTAGACAATGAGTGATCCTGTAAAATTAGTAACAGATCTTAAGACTTATACAGGAACCTTATCAGGCAATACTGATCAGGTTCTAGTAGTTCATAACAATACCGAGACTGTAAGGGTTCCGTTTGATCAGTTTAAGAATTCTCAGACAATACCTTCAGTTCCAACCTCGCCTACTTCTAATGGAACAGAAGGGGATATTAGTGTTACTGAAGATGCCGTATATACTTACGTTAATGGTGAGTGGGGTAAGACTGTAAGAGATCTAGATTGGGGAGCTGAATATCTTAGAATTGACCAGGGTAATGTTACTGTTACTGCAGAACAAAAGGATGTGCTTCGTGAAAGGCTTCCTCTCGCTGAAGAGAATACTCCTGGCATAGTGCCGTTAGCTGTAGACTCTACAAAGTCTTATCCTACAAATTATGCAGCATCTCCTGAGTATGTCACGAATTATGTAAAGTCTGTTAATCCAGATAACATAGCTGTAGGTCTCTCCGCTTATACTATTGCAGTAGAGAATGGATTTAGAGGTACGGAAGAGGAGTGGCTTGAATCTTTGAAAGGACCTCAAGGAGACACAGGACCTCAGGGTATACAAGGTCCTGCTGGAGAGGCGTTTACTTATGAGGATCTTACAGCAGAGGAGAAAACTGAACTGGTAGCTCCGGCCCTTAACGCGCTAGATGGAGAAAAATACACATCCACAACAGGTGTAGATGCTGAGGGAGATTTTTCTGCCATACGACTTGGGGCTACTGTAGTTCCGCACAATGTAGAGTTAGGCAGTGTCTCTGTTAAAGCTCTTAACGATATGACTACTCCGTTGTATCTTGTAGCATTCGTGAGAAATGCTCAGGGTGTAGTGGTATCAAAGCACATATCTGCGCAGAGAAGAACCTGGACCACAGGCGATGATGTCAAGTGGGATTTCCCTGAAGCAATTGTTATACCAGATAATAATTATTTAGAGCTCTATCTATGCATTGAGTTAGACGACATACGATTCTCATATGTTGATAGACCTGACTATCACAAACTTAGGGCGTATCATAATTCTACTGTTGTTTCAAACTGCGGAGTGAGATATGATGGTACTTGGCATAACGATAGGGTTGTTCTGGTAAACTTTTATACTAAGGCGCACGCTAATGACTATTCACTACACCTTACGCCAATCGATAGAGATAGCGTGGATAGACTTGGATCTGTAATAGATTCTGTTGAGGCATTAAATTCTGCGCTTGTAAGTGTAGATACTCCTAACGGTACGGAGACTTCGTCATATGTTGGACACGGATTCGGTTTTAAAACCAAGCATGCTGGGATGCTTAGTTCTATCTCAGTCAAGTGTCGAGAGAACGGTAACCCTGCCCCCAACACAGGAACCCCTTCATGGGTAAAGGTGTGGGGTGTAGATTCTAGCGGTAACAAGAGCCTGCTAGCTCTGAGTAAAAATTATCAAGTACACCATGTAGGTGATACTTTGCATTATGTGTTTGATCCGTTCTACGTATCCGCCGAACAGGAGTTGCGAGTTATTTTCTACAGTGAGAATGAAATAGACAGTACAAATTATGTTGTCGGAAATAGTTCTTGCTGTATGAAGGTAATCAAGCTTGTGGCTACAGCTGCTACTCCTATATTCGGAGGTGTGATCAATAATACAGGCGGGTACGCGTACTCTGGATCCACCGTATGGCAGGCGGATTATGAGGTACGTATAGTTAAAGCTGAAACTAATCCGGAACAACCTGTCACAATGATGCTCAGGGCTGTAGAGTCCTCGTCGTGCAAGGCTACAGACGATCAGGGAAATTCATATACATATGTGTATAAGTATTCCGTAGGAATTACAAACATCACCATGGACTCGCTGGCCGTACCGTTACCGGAAGGTGACTGTCCTATAATATCTTCTATAGTTTTGTATAGCTCCAGTGAAGGAGGATGTGTATTGGGAGGTTATATGGTCACACTTCCTCGCAGAGACGCCGATATTATGGCGGCAAAGTGGGCAACATTGATATCTTCTAGTTCCGATAGACGTACTCCTGATATCACATATCTGTCGTAATTATCTGGATTTATACTAGTATTGTATTATGCCAAGTGTAATTAGAAATAGTAGAATAGATACTGCCCCTGATAAGGATGTAGATGTGGAGATTATGTCTCCAACAAGATTTGTAGGAACACACGCAAATATTGTTCCTATGTTCAATAATGCTCAGTCTCCTCGTTTGTTCTATTCGGCACGATTCGTAAACCAGGCTATGCCTATTAAGAACAGAGAGACTCCTCTTGTTCAGTCTCTCGATCCTGAAGATCCGGATGGTAAATCTTTCGAGGATAAGTTCGGTGAGCGTATGGGAGCTCGTTATTTCAAGGACGATGAGGGTGAAGTGACGAATGTAACACCAGAGGAGATTGAGATTAAGCTGCCTAACGGCGAGAAGAAGTATGTAGATCTCTATAATAACTTCCAGTTTAATCGTAAGACTCAGCTCTCTAATAAGCCAGTAGTAAAGGTCGGAGATAAGGTTAAGAAGAATCAACTTCTGGCAAGTTCTAACTTTACTGACGATAACGGTACGGTTTCTATGGGTGTTAATGCCAGAGTAGCTCTGGTTCCGTACAAGGGTTACTCAATGGACGATGCTATTGTAGTATCTGAATCATTTGCTAAGCGTCTTACAAGTGAACACAATTATGCACACGAGTTATCTAAGGAAGGTGATCTAAAGTTCGGTAAGACTCATTACACATCATTATTCCCTAGACAGTTTACCAAGGAGCAGCTAGAGAATCTGGATGATGATGGCATTGTTAAACCTGGTACAGTACTTCAGAAGGGTGATCCTATTATTCTCGCTACTAAGCCCAAGACTATCTCCAGTAATTCTCACCTAGGTAAGCTCGGAAAGACATTCCGTCAGATGCGTACAGATGCTACAGAGGTATGGGATCACGACTATCCCGGTATTGTTACTGATAGCATCTATGGTAAGAAGAATGCTCGTGTATTCGTAAATGCTGATGTGCCTCTCAAAGTAGGTGATAAGCAGATTATGCGTAATGGTCAGAAGGATATTGTATCTCTTATCCTTCCTGACGAGCAGATGCCACGCAGTCTTGATGGTACTCCATTTGAGGTTCTTCTTAATCCTCTTGCTCTTCCTTCGCGTGTAAATACTGCTACTCCGTACGAACTTCTCTTAGGCAAGCTTGCTAGCCTGGATGGAAAGCCTGTTAAGGTTCCTGCATTCAATAAGGCTGGTACATCTCGTCTGGAAGAGGTAAAGAAGGAATTGGCTAAACGTGGTGTTACTGATACAGAGGAAATCTTTGATCCGATGACCAATAGAAAGCTGGAGAAGCCTGTTACTACTGGTATTGGTTACTTCTACAAACTTCACCACGTGGTAGACTCTAAGGTATCTGCTCGTGGTCAGGGCAGTTACTCGGCAGACGAACAGCCCGTCAAAGGTGGTGGAGAAGGTGCTCAGGCTAAACGTCTAGGAGGACTTGAAACAACAGCTCTCATGGCGCATGGAGCTTATTCCACATTAAGAGAAGGGGCTACTCTGCGTGGTCAGAAGAACGATGACTACTGGAGACTAGTACGTCAAGGCTATACCCCGGCAGAACCAGGCAAACCTTTCGTGTGGGATAAGTTTAAGGCACTACTGAATGGGGCTGGTTATATGGCCAGAGATTTAGGCAAGGGAACACTTCGACTGTCTCCTTTCACCGATAAGGATCTTGCCAAGCTTAATCCTGTTGAATTGAAGAATGCCAAGTCAGTAAATATAGGCACACTTGAACCTGAGCCGGGAGGTCTGTTTGACAGTTCTATTGTAGCAGGTAATAAGTGGGGCAAGATTACGCTTCCCACGATAATGCCTAATCCTGCATTTGAAAAACAGATACAGCAGTTACTCGGCATCACTAACGCTGATATGAGAAAAGTGATTGCTGGAGAGATGACATTAAAAGAAGCACAGTCGAAAAAGACAAAGAGATAAATTCGTTCTATAATTAAAGAGTCATGACAGATATTGAGAATATTAAAGCTATCGTAGCTGCCTTCGATGAGGGCCGCGCAGCGCTGACGAAATTTGCTTTCACACCAGCAGCTCCGCCCGCACCTCCCGCTACAGCAATGCCACCGCAGGGACCTCCCCCAGGCGATCCTAATGCTATGCCTCCACAAGGACCTCCTCCAGGAGATCCTAACGCAATGCCTCCGCAGGACCCAAATATGATGCCCCCGCCCGGAGATCCTAATGCAATGCCACCACAAGATCCAAACATGATGCCTCCTCCAGGTGATCCTGGTATGGCACCTCCTCCTCCCGCTGGTGGTATTCCTCCCGAGCTTGAGGGAGCTTTATCTCAGCTTGCCGGAGGTATGGATTCTGTAGCTCAGACAGTAGAGGAGCAGCAGTCTCAGACAGATCAGTTATCTCAGCGCATGCTGGCTATGGAAGAGGAGATTAACAATCTCAGAACTTCTCTCAAGGGACCTGCTCCTTTTGAGGGAGGCGGTACCCCAGCTTCAGCCCCAGGTCCAGTTGCAGGAGAAGGTGCTCCTACCGAACGCTAAAATCCCCATCCGTGTGCTATACAATGCGCCAGGTTAAACGTCCTGGCGCATTGCTTGTGTTTTGAAGACGTACTACAATAAAGATATGCCTATCGATATAGATCAGTTAAAGTTTTTAGTTAAATCTGCGGGTCAGGTTCCTGACAAGGCGTCCCAAGCAATGGCCGCCGCCGCTCAGGCCGCTAAGCCGGCAGGAGGCATTCCTCTTCCAAAGGAGATTAAAGAAGAGAGTCCGGCAGAAGGCGCATTAAGTGCTGAACAGCAGCAACGCGAGCAAGAAAAGCTAGAACAGCAGAGACGTCAGGAGCTAGAGTCCAAGGAAAATGAGATCAGAGGCCTCAAGCACGAGTTAGAACTGGAGAAGGTCGAGCGAGAGAAAATGACTAATCGCTACGAACTAGACCTTCGTACACGTCAGGAAGAAGCTAAGTTGCGCTCGGAAAAAGAGAAGTTAGAGAAGGAGCGTCTGCAACTTGTTCAGGAAAAGGCCCGCCAGGATAATATGTTCAAGGCGGAAGAAATGAGGCATCAGGCTACACTCGATAAGGCTACATACAAGCAAGAAGCAGATATCGCAAAAGCTCAGGCCAAGTCGATGGCTGATATTGCCAGACAGCAAGCTCAGACACTTATTGCTACTAATGATAAAGCACGTAAAGCATCTGATAAGTATTACGCCGATGCTACTGCACGTATAAACAAAGAGCACCCTTCTATATCTCCAGCACTTCAGAGTCAATTAGATGGAGCTATAGCTTCGTTAGGCAGATTTAAAAAAGTACATTCCAAGCAACTCGCCATTCCTAAACCAGGAACTCCTCCGGATCTTACTAAACTTGCTATGATTAAGTGGGCTGATGTAAATCCTACAGGAGCTCCGGCCCAGAATACAACAACAACAGGACCCACACAAACGACTCCGCCGAAAACATCTGTACCTAGTACAACTTCCGCCTCCAATGGGGCTACTGGGGCAGCAGGAGGAAGTACGAACACTGCAACTTCAGGAGCATCTTCTTCTGCTCCACCAAGTCGCGAAGAGTGGATTCGTAGCATGAATGAGCAGGTGCGTGCCAAGGCTCGCTCTGACGCGTCTGAAGCGGCAGCGTGGGATCGTGCTAATCATGGCGTATACAAGGGTGGTGGATCCTATGATGCCATGAGAGGCGCTGCTTATTTTAGTAATCAATTGGCTCGCGCTAAAGAGAACAATGACCAGGCATCTATTGATTACTATACAAAGATGCTGGAGCAATCAAAGCTCATGGCTCAATCTAATTACCAGAACAGTGAGCGTACCGGTAATAAGGTAGACCAGGCTTTATATAAGAGTTATACCGATCAGCGCACAACAGTTAATGATTGGTCTTCTCACAAGGATCGATACACTACAGAATCTCAGTTTGACCGTGATGCTAATGCTTACGCTGATGCTGCCGCTCAGAAGAAGCATGCAGAGAACGGTGGCGGTAAGTGGTATCAGAAGTTGTGGGACGTTACACTTGGAGGTACTTATGCTGGTATGGTAAATTCTGTTAACGATATGCGAGCTAATATGCGCAATGCAGATTACTTCGGAGCTAATCGTTTCTGGAATACAACGTTTGACGATCCCTCCATGCGTGCCGCATATAATCATGCTGTGCAAAATCACAACTATAGCGATTCTCTCGCAGGAGATATAGGTAACGTAGCATTTAACGGCGCTATGGTTGGACTTGACCTTGCGTCACTTGCGGCAATTCCGTTCTCAGGAGGAGCTAGCGCTGCGGGATGGGCTGCACTTAAGGCCGGAGCTAAAGGCGCCCTCCAGACTGCCGCTAAGCAAGGGCTGAGAGCTGGAGCCAAGCAAGCTATAGGAAGTATGGGACGCGGAGCAGTAAATGTTACTAGAGGATTAGGTCAAGGAGCGGTTAATTACGTGAAAGCTCATCCTATACTGACTGGTCTTCAGGCTGCAGACGCAGGTTACACGGCTTATGACGCACACAATTACGAGGCTTACAATCCTTATACAGCAGAACTCAATCCAGACATGATTAAAATTTCGTCCGCAATGATCCCTATTCCTGGCGAAGCTCCTCGTATGGTAAAGAGTGCTAATGTGTTTACAGCGCAGACAGCGAACAGATATTACGACGCTCATAATCTGAATAATGAGGCTTATTATAATCCTGCATATTCTTCGCTAGGTAAGACTATTGGAGGTCTCATAAGCAGCTTTACAGGAGGTCTTATTAATCCTTACAAGGCGATTAATCCTCATGACATATATCTAAAGCCAAGAGTTCCTATCAGTGGAACTGCGCTTATGAACAGAGTGGTAACAGAGGCTGACCAGAAGGGAAACAGTAATGTTCATAAAGTAATTGCCAATGCAGCTACTGAAAAACATTCGATCGAAGAACCTCGAAATACTAATGGTACGTTACGTCATCCACGTTATATCTCTTCACTTGATTAATTTATAACATACGACCATGAGTGATACGAACACCCCAGAAACATATTCTGCAACAGGAATAGATACTGTAAATACATCTACCGGCTCTATTCCTTTTAAGCTAGTTACAGATTTACCGCTAGTCGGTTCTAGTTCGTTTGATATTGTTTCGGTAGTTAATAATATAGATACTGTTCGTGTAAGTTGGGAATCGCTCACGTCCAAGTACATCTCGCAGACAGAGGATATACCCAGAGAGCCAGGAATTACTAACAATGCTCCATATATTACTTTTGCTGCCGACAGTACGGGCTTGTATATTAGCGACGGATCCGCGTGGAGAAAGGCACCGTCGTATGGTAGTAACTGGGAAGATTTAACTGATGACACTAGATTTCTTCTGGTCAATGCTCCGATGGAGTTGACTGACGAGGAGGTAAGCAACGCTAGGACGTCGTTAAAGCTGAGAACGGCAACAGACACCGAGCTTGGTTTAGTAAAGGCTTTACCAACTACAGTTAATGCAGTTCAAGCTAACTCTGTAAGGATAAACAACGATGGGGTACTTGTAATAGATTTTGCAACCCCCATAGAAGAAGCCTCCCCAGAGGGCGTTCCTGGTGTTGTCAGGTTGAAGAATTATTATAGCACGGATATCACTGAGGATGGAACTTATGCCGTTACTGAGAAGTATGTCCGAGAGGCTATATCTAATTATGCAGATAATGTAACACTGCCTATTGCTACGGAAACTTCTTTAGGTACTGTAATTATAGATTCAGGCACTGCACTCACTATATCCGAGTCAGGAACTTTATCTATTAAGAGTGCCACGTCTGAAAATGCAGGTGTTGTATTTTTAGACGAGAGTACAGATATCGACAATGCGGTGGACTCTCACGCTGCTTCCGTAGGGTTTGTTAATACTGTACTGGAACGTAAAGTCAACGAAGTATACGATAAGGTAGCAGGTGTTAACCTTGGCATGGTTCGTGTGCCTGGAGATACGGCTGTTACCATTGATGGTGTCGGTAATATAGATGTACGAACCGCATCAGAAACTTATCCAGGAGCTGTTACTGTTCTGGGTTCGTTAGATCCTGACGGGAATTATTCTAATACAGACACAGGAAGTACAGCTGTAACGCCACAAGCTGTAACTGACTATGTAGAGACTAAACTTTCTAGTTTATCTCAATCACTTCCTATAGCTACCGCAGCTACGCTTGGAGCCATACGCGTAGGATCTAGTGTTGTAGTAGATGAGGATACTGGTGTTCTGGATATAACCAATGCTACACCAGCACGTCTTGGAGGTGTATATGTTTCACTGGCTGTAAATGACATAAATAGTACTACAGTACCTACAGAGAGCAGGGTTCTAGAGTTAATTAATAGTAATATTCCAGAACTAAATACCGCCAAGATAGATAGATACGGTACAGTAAAGTTAAGTCTGCCGGATGTAATAGAGGATGGAGCTAAGATTGGTGTTAATGCTTATGGGCAGATTGTAGCAGAGAAGACTACAATCTCATCTGATATTATTGCCGACGAGATAGGTATTGCGGCAAAAGACACTCTTGGTCTGGTAGCTCTGTCGTCGTCCAATACTGTAGGTAACTCATACTCCGGATATGGCCTTCCTATAGGATCTGATCAGAGTGGTGCTATATATGTGGACGCAACCAATCCATCCAGTTATGCCACAACCGTACGACCTGGATTGGTACAGTTAAGTGTAAGTCGCTCAGAAGTATTACCAACAACTAATCCAGGGATAGGAGTTGATGCGAACGGACAGCTTCGTGTAAAGGGATCTATCTCTGGGGGAGGAAGTTCTACGTCCGATTTTAATTATTACTTCTATAAAAAAGACGAACCATCACCAGGTGAGTACTCTCCTGTATACTATTATAATTCTGATGCATGGAGAATGCCGTTCGTGCCTGCTGCTTCCGCCTCATATCCTGGTGTAGTACGACTAGGCACTTCTACCAAAGTAGAGGGTGGTTTCCCTGTTGGTGTGAATGAAAGCGGTACTCTATGTGTAGCCATTAATACAACCGGTGACGGTACTGTTGTAGGTCCGGCTACAGCAGAGTCTTCTGGCGTTGTTAAGCTTGGGCAGGATGATGTTATTGATAACGGGTTGCGTGTAGGAGTCAACGCCAACGGACAGCTTTGCGTGGCTAGTACGTCTACAAGTATGTCAACAGCTACTTTCACTCTCGCCGGTGCTGTCACACTTAGTACACCTGACACATATGCTGCTGGCACTTTCGGTGTTGTAGGTGTAGACGATACAAATGGTAAACTTGCTGTGCCTGCTGCTACATCCGAATCTTATGGTGTAGTTAAAGTTGGAGGTAATGTACTTGACACTTCAGATCCGACGGTTGCTTTAGTAGGACGTACAAGTGACGGTCAGCTGGCTGTTAAAGGAGTATCTTCTGGGAACACCATAGTACAGACTTCGGACGCTGCGCTGCAGGTTACCCTTATTCCAGTAGAAGGCGCCGACGGTAGTTACGTAGTGACTATGACCGGAGGAGCTATTCAGTTAAACGATGGTAACATAGTTAATATAGAAGCTATAACGGAGGAAGATAATATAGTAATAACTCCTTCGAATAATCAGACGCTTAGTCTTAAAGTATTTATAAATAACGACGGCGAACCTGTGGCCAAACTTACTCTCGACAGCTCTACTAAAGTTTTGACATGTAAGCCTTTTATGGATTAATGTTATAATACCATGGTAAGTTATAAAGAGTTAGTTGTTCTATCTACAGCTCAGCAAGGTTTGGAGTCTCTCGGAACGAGCGCTGTAAGAGCGTTTTGTTTGCCGAGAGACTTTATGCTACCTAGGGTGTCTATAGTTAGTTTTACAGTAGACACTATCCCGGACGTTATACCGTATCTGGGTATATATAATGCCGCAACAGGAGAGCTTGTAACATATAGTAATTATCTTCTTCCATGCGCAGAAGCGACAGAAGATACTCCCAAACTGGTATATAAAACCAATGATGTAGTAGAAGTCGGATCAGAAGATCCTGGCTTTATCTTTGCTTTCTATAACGAAATACCTCCGCACAAATGTTACCCAAGTCCAGGCGCATTAGAAGTAGTTTTGCGTAATGGGGCGGTATTGGAGCATACGGTAGATACAGCGTGGTCTCTTATTGAAACTTCGGAAAGTACTCAGATGCCTTATGTGGAACTGTCTCCTGGTGTTATGTATACTGATGACGGTGAGTTAGACTGTGCCGCTGTGTATATTCCGTATGATGAAATAGGCGAATATATTGTCAGTGTACTTGGTAATACTAAGTTTTACGGTACATTTGTTAATACTGACGCTGGTGTTATTACTTACAATGCTCCTGATTCCAGTCTGCATTCTTCTAATGCTAGTGCTGTTGCTGTTTATTCGTCAATAACTCCTAGTGCTTCTATTGATCAGCTTGAAAGTGGTAGATTTCCTAATTTATACGTAGAAGAGGGTTGGCGTAAGCTTCTTACATTTAAATTGCCTGCCAATTGGGAGTGGGACGTATGCTCGATAAGACCTAATAGTAGAAATGAGTATACGTTATGCGGAAGAGTACACCATGGGGCTTTGGAATGGCAGTTTGGTAATCTTGTGTCCGCTGCCGTTACTCCTGCAACGGCTGATGCATATGAGAAACTTGTATATAATAGTGCGACAGGGCAGTGGGAGGTAGTAATCATTGATCCGAGTGATAGCGATGCACCTTCTTCTCCGGCAAGTCCTTTAGAGGGATTCATAGAGTGTATTGCTAGTACACGAGGCTCATTTTCTGCACCTATATTACGTTGGGCAGGGGAAGAGGAAAGTAAGAAGACTATGCTTAAAGACGGAAAGCTTAGAGCTTCATGCGAGCCTGTGTACTTAGGTATGTTTAACCTCTCTATGTCTTATCTTGCAGGTATAGTGTATGACGTAGTAGATGATCCTGATTGCGATAAGACATGTGATTTCTCTTCTAATCAGTCTTATTACGAAGCTGTACAAGAGGTATCTCCCGTGTGGTTTTTGTTTGCTTCTACAAAAAATGATGCATTAAATATTGTAGCTATAGAGCATAAGCTTTCTGCGGGGGAAATGGATGGTACGTGGCAAGTTCCAGAAGATATCACTGATCCTTATGCGTTGTACGGACCACCTCCCAAGGTACTGGATAAATATTGCGAAGGTAAGCCTCCGGTAAGTTACGATAAGTTCCGTATATGGTTGTACACTAATTTTATACTACCTCCGTCCAATGACATGGTGCATGTACCGGAGGACACTGAGGAACTTAAGGCAGGCTATTACTATGTACACAGTGTCACGGGCGCTTATTACAGAATACCCGATGATTTAATTGAATCCGGATGCAAAACTACCCCTAGTCCCAGGTGGATGGAGGCTCATAGTGTTGTAGATACAGATGAGGGTAACGTTGTCGACGTTCCTTTATGTGCGTTTGGGCAGGATAATACTATTTCTCTATTTAACAATCGTAACAAGAGATATAGGGGATTTTTTGATAGTGTACTTGACTATGAGTACAGATGGCAACATGTAGATAATACCTGGAAGTACTTGCCTTATACTGACAGTTCCTACGTGGCGGATATAGGTAGGACAGAAGGTTTACGATTCAACACGCAGGCTTATTTACCCATAGGAAGCCGATATAGTAAGTCGTACGCCTCGTACACTAATTGTACGTTCGTACTTAGCGCATCAGGCCGCTGTCTTACATTCGATTTGGTAAACTCTGTTAATGGGTCAGGAGATAGTATAGTAGGCGACGGTATATACGTTATCTCTGCACCTGGAAGTGTGGAGTATTCTTCTTCGGTATTTAAAAAAATAGATGCCGCTCCAGTGCAGGTTAAGAGTATTGCTGTATTAACAGGTTCTACTTTTGCTTACGATACTCCTCCGGAATATAACATTGCTGACATTTCTGTATTCGAGGGAGATATTGGTGACGGAAATATTGCTGTAACGGGTACTGTGTATGACAGCATAGAGAAGATCGTTCTGATGGATGGTGTATCATACGATACCCCTAACCTGATAGCTCCTGGGTTTGTCTTGAGTGATCGTAAGGTTGTTGATGGGGAGGAGAGCGGCGTATTGTTATACGCAGACGGATCCGCAACACTCCCAAGTTCTACTTATACAGGTACACTTATACTACAAGGTAGAAATATTCCTGCAATAAATCTTACGTCGTTCTCGAACGTTATTTTGGATCAAGCAGTTATTCATCCTATTAAGGATTCTGTGTTTGGTAGTGTTATTGTACCGAATGATACATTAGGCGTACTAACTTTCCCGGAAGAGTTGAAGACTGTCATACCTGTTCGTGATCCTGCGTCTGATGTTTTACCTACATATGTAACTCAGCCTATAAGGGTTACTTTGGCTGCGGGTGGTACTGAACTATTTGGAGATGTTATCAACGGTAGAACTGTGCATGCGTTCGCTCAGCATGTTGCTATAGACAATTCTTATCCTAAGGTTGTATTCGGACAAGGTAACGGTGCTGAAGTTAATACTGAGGCTGGATTATTAATAACAGAAGACAACGACGTTACTGGGCTTAAGGCGTATCTTAAGTTGACTAGCCGTCCTAGATTGAATAATCAATATGCTGGTATTTTTTACAATATACCTGCATTAAGTAGTGCAAGTAAATTAAGGTTGTCTTTCGACGCTGAGTATCCTAATACGACTGTATACCCTATCCGCTATTCTGTTTGGTTGCCCTCTTCTGTGGACGCTAGTGGTAGCGAAGGTCCTCAGTCTGTGTGTCTTGTGGATAATACCTTGCTTAATGAAGATGAGCTACATACTGTTGTGGATATTGAGATACCTAAAGAGATTGAGCTCAGTGAGAATACGCCGGTGTTAGTGTTGTTTGTTACATCCGCTGATCTAGATTCTGGTGGTGCTCCTGTATTTGTAAAAAATATTCTTATGGAGGCTAACTATAATGCTAATAGCCCTAATTACGCTGACTATGCTGATAGTTTATTAGGAGTAACCGAAGGTAGTAGTATACACATAGAAACTCTTCACGTAGATGAATTTGGCAAATTTGCATTTTGTTCAGGACGTCACAACACAATTACTGTAGATTCATTAGAGGGTACGGGTACTGTAGGAATAGGAGTAGTTCCTGACGGTTATTTTGAAGATACTGAATCCACTAACCATTTGCAGATTACTAATACTGAACAGTTTACAGGAATGTATTATTTGGGGGAAGGTATATCGCAATTTAATATTTCCGATGCTTATAAGATTTCTCCAAACACAGGTGCATCTTTAGCCGTAAGAGGTTCTTCTCGTATTACGGATTGTTTTAGTAGTAATGGTACTGTAACAGTATGGGGGGACACAGGACGGGAGGACCTAGATAGTATTAATATATCTACTGTTATTTTAGAGAATAATTCTACATTAAGCTCTGATACAGACGGAATCGCTATAGCTGCCGATAAGTTGGTGATAGGTAATGGTGCTAACTTAGATATGATTACATCCGGAACGGCCTGCACAACAGCTGGATCCTTCACTGTTAATAAGATGTTTGACGTTGAGAGAACAGTTATAAGAGGTACTGTTATCAGTGCAGTAGACGCTCATTTGCTATCTACGTTTGTTGTTAATCTTTATAACGGATTGGATAATTTCGAACTAGTTGCTGAAGGTACAAAAGTATATGTTGATGAGGCACCTACGGGAGGAATTATAATTCCTCCAGCTGGAGATATTACTGTTGTTTCAGGCGACGATGCTTATTACTATGCTATTAAGGGAAATGCCACTCCGGAGAATCCGCCAACTCCACCAAACGCCGTGGTATTAGACTCCGAGCTAATAACTACAGATGCGGTTCCGGACGGTGCTCCTGTGAGATTTTTTAGAACAGTTGATGGTAGCGTTGTATTCCAGACCCCGGCAGGGTACGATCCGTTAACAAGCACGAGTAGTGATTCTGCACCTATAGATTCATCTATAGAAGACATCATTACGGGTAATGTGGACTTTGCGGCGAATGATAGTTATATGGACTTAACTACATGGACAGATGCTGACAGATTATCAAGTTATTTCATTAAGGATGTAAACGATCCAGATAATACGTGTTATGAGGTGGAGAGTACTACTCTAACATGTTGCGATCCTACTCCAACGGATTGTTGCGAAACCGATCCTTCCAACTGTAATAAAAACTGCGGAACACCTCCTCGACCTTGTCCTGATGGTGCCACTAATATACCAGGGTGCGGGGATAATAATGGGGGCGGTAACGAAAATAATGAAGATAACGACGAAGATGACGATGACTCCGGCGGTGGGGGAGGCGGAGGAGGCGGAGGAGGCGGTGGTGGTACCACAGGAGGTAAGCCTTCAGATTGGTCTCCTCCAGAGAGTGAGGGTAAACACATGTATACTCCGCAGGGACAAGTGTACGTTTACTCTGTGCAGGGAGCACTCAAAGGAACGTACACTAAAGTTGACGCAAAGATTGTTGGTACTAGAGGAGGCAGTGCGTCATCTAATAGAGTTATATTCTCTGTGCCTAGTCACAGACTCAAGCTATCATTTAACGATGTGGCTAATAATGTGGAAGTGCAGGGTGCAGGTGCCCGAGTAGCAGAAGTTGCTGGAGAAATGACTTTCCCTGTAACGTTTACTATGAACGGAGGTCCTCAAACTTACAGCTATCCAAAAGGAAAAGAATGCAAAGCTGGTACGATGTATTACGGTATGACGTCTTTAACCTCCTCAGGAGCGAATCACCTAAGTTTAGGGATTATTTATAATAGTTCCGATAATGGAGGTCAGAAAGGCAAAACTACGTATACTAAAAATATCAAGATGCCTATAGAAGATATTGGAGTTGTTGTTAAGATTTCTGATACTTTTGAAGTAGGACCTACTCAGACTCCTAAGTCGATAGATCGTCAATTGACAGCAATGGGACTGCGCTGGGAGCAAACTTCCTCTACAGTTAAGAAGATATATAACGGTGCTGATTATGCTAGAATACGAATCAATTATATAAGTATTTATCCTGTTGCTAATTTTAGGGGTAGAGTTATCAGTAACGCTATACCTTTCGCTGATCTTAGGTGTAGAGGGAAACTTCGCGGATCAATAGATCTCGGAAGCACAGGAGAACCATCCTCAGGCCCTACAATTACAGCTGAAAGCGGCACTAGTAGAAACGTTAGAATTTGGAGAAAAGATGGAGCCGGCGCAGGTAAACTTCTTTCGTTAAAGACCAAGCTGATAGTAACGCACTACAAGATGCCCGGAGACACATTGCCAACTATATCAGGAGTATTGCAAAATGCCGAATGGAACTACTGTAGTCCAGGACAAACTCTTCCGGAGAATGCTACAGAGTATCCGTACGCCAGAGCATCAGGTAAAATTTTTGGCCACAATTATATAATTGTGGAAGGTGAATTAATGAATGGTTAGTGTATAATTTAAGTATGGAAACAGACACTAATAAGAAATCTACCTGGAAGAGTTGGGTGCTCGGTATTGTTCTGGGTGTAGGTTTAGCTATTCTCGGAGCAACTGGTATAATCAAGGACGATAATGTAAATAATACGTTAATCCAGATTGGGGCCAGCCAGACTGTAACAGGAGCTGTAGAATTAAATCCTTCTTTAGCTCCAGCGTTCGATAAGGCCGCTGATATAATCGATGCTGCTATCGAGGCACGTACAACCGATCCAAAGACACTTGTAGATCTAGTAAGTACTTCTCTTAAGGAGTACACCACTACCGACGTCAAACCGGTAGTAGAGGCTGCAGTACTATATATTAACCAGGCTCATTCTGTGAGTGAGAATGAAGAGCATTACCATGCTAAACTTCGTTATCTTGCAGCAGGATTCAGATCTGGCGCAGCTACTCAGTCTGTTGAAGAGAAAGATGATGCTCTTGATGAGTAATTAACATCTGCTAGTTAAAAATAAGCACTCACCCTATCGGTTGTGTCCGATAGGGTGAAATTATTTGAGCGTGTGTGCTATATATAATTGAGAAAGGGTGTCTTCTATCCCGAGTACCAAATCAAAAGTAACAGAATAATACATTATTAATCTGCTGCTTTATTCTTGCATTCAGAGTGTCGGTAAGAAAGCGACCGGCACTCTTTTTTATTTGTCATATCTTAAATACCAAGTAAACTACAGTTATGAAATTTCAACTTAGAGACAATGTATTCGTGATTGGAGATATGCACGGTAATCTGCAATCTCTAATGCACTCCCTGTCGATATCAACATCCAAGACGTACTTCCCGGATGGTTCCGACATTATTCTCCTGGGAGATTGTGGTATTGTAAACAAGGGAATTCCGAATGATTATCGAGCTGCTAATAAGAAGGCCGTTAAGAGAGATATTCGTATCTACTTATTCCGAGGTAATCACGACAACCCTAAAGCTTACAGTCATCACTGGCAGAAGGAAGATCCTCAGTTAAGTAATGTTTATATTATGGAGGACCTTGACGAGTTTGTATTCCCGAATGGTAAACAGGCAATCGTTATACCTGGCGCTGTATCTATTGATCGTAGTTATCGATGGGAGCGTAACTGGTGTTGGTTTTCTGATGAGGCCACACCATCTTTGGATAAGTTAGAGGATAAGAAGAAGTACTCTATTATCTTTAGTCATAGTGGACCCAGACCGCCACACATCACAGATGATCCTGGAACGGACTGTGGGTTCTTTGCTGATTGCTGCAAGAAGGATGAGAACCTTCTTAAGGATCTTGAGGATGAACAGACGTACTGGAGTAATGCTCTTAAGGATATTGAGCCAGAGCGTATTTATTTTGGGCATTATCACTGTTCGGAAGACTTCGAGGTAGATGGTGTAAGGTGTCGTGTATGCGATATCGGAGAGATTGTTCCTGTGATTTATTAATCAGTATATCCGGGAGGACTACGGTCCTCCCGGGTGTCTTTCTTTTTAGCTAGCACATCTTTATAATTGAGAATATGCGATCGCAAAGTTTATTTAATTTTTTTACGAAGGCCGCAGATGTGCAGACCACGGCCGCCGGCCCACGTGTTGTTACAGGACCTGATGCCGATAGGGCGAAGGAGCAAACAGCTGCTAGGGCAAATGCTACTTATGAAGCTGAGCAAAAGCGCAGAGCAGGTATGACTGACCAGCAACGTTGGAGTGAAGATTTTAATAATCATTTGTCCGATCAGGCCGGTGCAGGTAAAGATCAATATAATTTTGCTTACGATAATTTTACAAGGGATCTTGACGACGCTGTAGCACGAGGTACTATGACCAGCCGGCAAGCCGCCAAGGCTAGACAGCATATTATAAATAGTGTGCGAGATCAGCAACGTGCTTGGCATAGTAATTATTTAACGACTTATAATAACGGAGATCATACAGACTCGGATAGGCAAGGAATCCGCGGTTCGAGAATTTGGGCAACGCACGGAGATAATGGGCTTGTTCATTTCCGCCATGGAGACTTTAGTGAAAACACTACATTCGGCGGAGCAGAACGTGGGTACGCTCGGCGCGATGCCAGGAGCGCCAGGACTGCCAACCCCTCTACAGGCAACCCTAACGTAAATTCTACATCGCAGCCAGCGCAAGCCGCTTCCACGCAAACAACATCTTATAGTCCTAAATTGGTAAGAAGAGATAGAAATGGGCGCGTTGCTCCTACAGTATTTAAGGGAGGTTATGCGGTCGATACAGGAAATGGTGTGGATTGGTCTGCAAAGGGAGATGGTCACATTAATATTAGTGGTGCTAACTTCACTGATGAGCAGTATGCTGCGTATAATAATGTAAGATCCTCTCTTACTACAGCTATACGTCAACAGGAAGGTGTAAGTTTAAACGAAGCGAGAGCGAGAGCTACTGCACTGGCTAACCAATGGGCAGCTGATCAGTCTCAGTTAGCGGCTGGAGGTAAAGCGTTTAATAGATGGCAGCATGTAGATACGCCGGCACCTGTCGCAAAACCACAGCCTACTGCAACACCACAACCTACCGCAGCACCGCAGTCTGTCGCACAATCTCCAGTTACGGCTTTAGGTGCAACAGATATAGCATCGGTTGCTGGTACGCCAAGTAATAGACCGCTGACACTCGGAGGGGAACCAACCTTAGGATTACCCACTAGTACCTCAGATCGCTCACTGCTAAATAATCCTGGCTTAGCTATTACGCTACCGTCGCTCGGGGCAGCACAACCTCAGCAACTTTCTTCACCTAGCCCAGAAGTAACTCCTGCTCCCGCAACAGCACCAACCACATCAAACACAACTCCAGCTGCACCCGCTGCAGCACCCGCCACCGCGCCCGCCGCAGGATCAACTACCGAAGAGCCTCCCGTAGAATCTCCTGCATGGGATTTTAGATCGAGAGCTCTTGAGAATAGAAATAAAGTAGCCGACGGTCTTGTTCCAATTAAGGACTATGAAGGTATCTATTATAAACCTGGCGACATGAGTGGTACGCTCTATAAGAGTAATGGAGAACCATGGCGTACTCGCGGAGGTAATATCGTAGACGCTAAGATACTTCGCGCGGACACTAATTGGTTCGGCGCTAACGGTAACGACATAAAGCATAATATAGAGCAACGTTATCAGGAGGACAGTGCTAAAGCGTTTACACCGGAAGAGGCCGCAGTATTAGGATTTAAACCACTACCTGGAGCACCTGGTTATTATATCAATAGTAGAGGCGAGATTGTGGACGAGTTTGGCTATGCCGAAGATGAGGGTACTCTACCTTCAGATGTAGATCATTCTACATGGGATGATATACGCAAAGCTTGGAGAGAGTGGGTGCCTGATTATTTTGGCGATCTTTTTTCAGGAGATAGCGATGATTATAAATAATTTTTAAAATAATATGACAAATCTATTTAGCAAACTTACATATATAGATGGTGGCGTAGAAAAGCAGGCAGCTGATTCTAAAAAGGTTCAGCTTACCAAAATCTTATCTATCGCTTCTAATATTAAAGCAATCCACGTAAAGACTCGTAGCTATGCCAAGCACATGGCACTAGACGAAGCCTTTGATGACCTCAACGAGTCGCTGGATTCATTCCTGGAATGCGTGCAGGGCTACTATAGAAGAAAACTCGGACATCAACTCTCGTTAGCAAATCAGGAGGTATCCTTCGTATTGCCAGGTGATGACGGAGTATTCGAAGCTATTAAAGAGTTAGAAGATCAGTTTAAGAAAGCTAGCGACGGTCTTGTGGGAGATATTTCTCCGCTTGTATCTTTGCAGGACGATGTTCTTAACTGTTTCTACCAGCTGTACTACAGGCTAGATCTGAAGTAATTCTACTGTATCTATAGAAACTATCAGGGCGACCTTTTTGGCCGCCCTATTTGTTTTACCTGTTATAGTTTTTAGCTATTATATCTTTCATCCTGTAACCGCTTGCTGGATTTACAGAATGACCAGCGTCATAAGCGTTGCGTAGATATTTAGGTAGATTCAGGAACTCCTTGGAGTTCGCAACCATATTAGGATTTGGAACCTCAATAGCACCCCACCAAGGTACTCCTGGAACTTCTTCTCCTACCTTCAGCGTTCTTAATCTTGTTGGATTTTTACCAAGAGAGTTTATAGCTTTATCATCTACAACATCAAAGATATTGTTTATCTGCTTGTTGTAGTGCTCTATGGCTTTATTAACACCCTCGATATCGCGATGGTAATTTCGGATAGCTGGAGTGTTGTTTTGTCTGATAATTTTGTACTGCTCGTTCAGATGAGAGTAAGGATCTAATCGATACAATAGCCGTTCCCACCAAGGCTTATTATCCATTATGCTCTTCAGCTCTCTACGCGCCCTAGGCCTGCTTACGAGATTTACCAGGTTCTTTGCTGCAGCCTGGTTATCGTGAGCATTCATTACTGCGACCTTGGCCTTGTTGTTTATTGGGAGATGCTCCCCGGCCTCGATCAATTTCTCGAATCTAGCCAATTGCTTATAAAAACTCATATAATAGTAAGTATACAATATTTAATGTTATGCCAGAAGTAGTATCACATCACGGAATCTCTTACGAGGATAGCTCGAAGCTGTTCCGCTATAAATATACTCTGACAGATGATGCTTATATTTACGTGCCCAGTATAGACTTCGGAAAGTTTAAAGCGGTAGGTACTAAAGACGGTAAGGTCTACGTGGAAGCGTTAGGACATTACTTTATCATTAAGAAGGGTTATAGCTGGGACGGTTGTACTAAAGCGGTGGACGCAGAATGGAATATGAGAGCAAGTCTCTTCCATGATGCGATGTACCAGGTAAAGAAATGCGGTCTGCCTATAAATATTAAGTGGTGGCAGATCGATTCTATTTTCAGAAATATAATGAAGCAGGATGGGGCCAATCTTATTCAGCGTAATACGTATTACTATGCTGTACGTACGTTCGGTGCTATGTATAAGCTAGGGACCGAGGATGCTCTTAAGCTTGGTTAATCTCTGATATTCTATTTTCGCAATCTACATATATAATAAAATCATGCCTAAAAATATTTTGAATAAGACTCTGGCGCCTAAAGAAGAGGTGAAGTTCCTGCTTAGAGCTGGCGAACAGTACAGCACTACTATTCTCCGCAGCTCATTTTACATGACTACCGTGCATTGTCCTAGTAACTCCACTATGTGCGTCCAGGTGAGCAATGTTACAGAGCCAGATCTAGACACCGATGATGATTGGTTCAATATTGGTGTTGGTGAATTCGTATCTTGCGCTCCAGCTCCGTTTAAGTGGCTTCGTGTTAAGTTCCCTGAAGCGGTGGCAGAAGATACTATCGTGTATCTGCAGAGCATCAAGGCTTCTTACTAAAATTACAAAGAGATGAAGGCAGTTCACTTACTTGTCAACAGCGTCCTGCCTCCTGATCTGCGTAATAACGATCAGACTTACGACATCAAGAGTCTGAATAAAATCTTACATGCTGTAGCATTTAAGCACCCAGATCAGTTTGCTGACGTTGAAAAAAAGATCTCTGATATAGGAAGAAAAGCTTCTTATTATCAGGGAGAAACAATTACTCTTAACGATCTCACTGCTCCTTTCGACAGAACTCCTTATTTCCAGGAGATGGAGGCTGCTATTAAGGCGTTACCTAAGAATAAAGACTTTGAGAGTAATCGTATAGCCATTATGCAGAAGTATAATGACCTGATCGAAAAAGCTAACGCTAAGTCTTCGCTAGAGCAGCGTAATAATATCGCTATGTCGGTATTGTCTGGTGCTCGTGGTAAGGGTGCTCAGCTAAAAGCCATGGTGGCTACTCCAGGAACATTCTCTGACTATAAGGGTAGAGTTGTCCCTGTATTCTCTAAGGAGTCGTTTGCTGAGGGTGTTCGTCCTGCTGTATTCCTGGCTAGTACCAATGGAGCTCGCAGTTCGGTAATTAGCACCAAATGTCTTGATTATCAATCACTTGTGAAGATGGCAGATCTTAGCGAAAAGAAGCTCTGCGATATTCAGCCGGGTGATATGGTACTGGGGGCGGACAAAGAAGGACATGTATTCCCTGTAAAGGTGCTTAATGTATTTGATCAGGGGGAGAAGGAATGCTATAAGTACACATTCCGCTACTCCAATTCTAAGATCGCTTTAAATGATGTACATGTAATCTGCACAGAGGATCACAAGTTCCTGGTCATTTCTTCTCGTGAGTATAATAGGAAGAGAAGTCTGCATAGTCGAGGTAATGGTCCTGCTCCTACTTGGAGGGATCGCCATAACAAGGAGATACATACAGCCTCTAAGTTTAAAAGGGCTTCTCGTGCAAGCGATTATAACCCTCTTCTACCACAAGGAGGTCTGTTCGGAAACAAGAACGAACCTTGGGCTCGAATACTTGGCCTACTTATAGGGGACGGTTGTCTGACAGGTAATCACACGCATTGTACTCTTTCTTGTGCTGATCCTCAACTTATCGAAGAAATAACGCCTGAGTTGACGGCTTTAGGACAGAAGATTAAGAAGGCAAGCGGTGATAATTTTACCTGGAATATTACTAAGGCAGATTACAATCCTACGCAGAATAACAGCATTGTTAAAGGAGTGCAAGGGTTCGTAGCAGGCTCGTTGATGGATAGAAACCAAATGCTAAGGGATTATGGCCTTCTGGGACATTATGCCTGGGAGAAGCGATTCCCCGCGGGCTGGCAGTCATGGGACGAAGAGTCCATGAAGAATCTTATTGCTGGTCTGTTTGCAGCCGACGGTAGCGTGTTCTCAACACTGTCAGGTAGAAAAGATCGAATACAGGTTGGCATATCATTTGGAATGACTAGCGAAGACTGCTTAAAGGATCTTCGTGAGGCTCTAATGTACGGCTTTGGCATTTCCAGCCGATTTGAGAAGCCTACTAATATAGGAGGGTTCCGTTCTTCTACAGAGGAACGTGTTCATCCATTGTATGCTCTAGAAATCTCGCGTGCAGAAGATGTTATTAAGTTCTGTGAAACTTTTGCAGACTACATTCCCGGGATTAAGCGGGCTAAACTTGTAGAAGAGACATCTAAGATAGTTATTAAGGACCACAATCCTTATGCCAAAGCCATGTTCCTTGAGAAGGAGTATGCAGGTAAAGTTCATTGCATGGATATTGAGGTAGATCATCCGGACCATCTATTTGTACTCGCAAACGGACTTATTACATCCAACTCTTCTACAGCCAAGGGAGGAGACTTAGCTAAACAGTTAGCGTCATCGTCCGCTGACCTGGTTGTTCGTAAGGAGGACTGTGGTACCGAGAATGGTATTGAATTGTCTATAGACGACAAATCAATGCGTGGACGTGTACTTGCTAAGGATGCTTACGGACTTAAGGCAGGTACAGTGATTGGTCGTAATGAGTTAGATAAACTTAAGAAAGCTGGAGCAGACAGCGTCGTTGTTCGATCGCCTCAGACCTGTAGTGTACCTAATGGTCTATGCGCTCACTGTGTAGGTAGATTCTACAACGGTAGTAAAATGCCCAAAGTAGGAGATTCTATAGGTCTTCTAGCCAGTTCGACGGTAGGCGAGCCTATTACACAGATGGCATTGTGTATCAATGAGTTACAACCTGTAAGCATGGCTGATGGCTCTGTAAAGCCCATTAAGGATATCACGGTGGGTGATATGGTACTGGGGGCTGACAAAGCAGGCCATACCTTCCCTGTGAAGGTCCTTAATACCTACGATCAGGGTATTCGTAAGACCAGAGTGTACACTATAAAGCTTCTCGAGACCACTGAGGAAGTAGAGGTGAGCTGTACGAAGGACCATAAATTCCTCAATGAATACGGAGACATTGTGCCTGTAAAGGAATTAGTGGAATCTCCCTCCACTTCTCTCTGTACTGATAGAGGTCTTGGTGTTATTGTATCTATTTCCCCGGAAAAAGATACACACTGCCGGGATATTGAGGTAGACCATTCGGATCACCTGTTTGTGCTGGCTGGTGGTATTATCACATCCAATTCTGCAAAACACACAGCTGGTATGTCTGCAGGTAAGAAGAGTTATTCTGGTCTCGGTACTATTATTCAGTTCACTCAGTCACCTGAAGCTTTCAAAGATCGTGGTGCTGTATCCGAAATTGACGGAAAGGTGACAAGCGTAGAAGAAGCTCCTCAGGGAGGTATGTTCGTTACTGTTGACGATAAGAAGCACTACGTATTACCAGGACATGAGGTTTACGTAAAACCTGGAGATACGGTGGAGGCTGGAGATCAGCTTGCGGAGGGACTTGTTGATCCGGAGGATATTGTACGCCTGAAGGGTTTAGGAGAGGGCAAGCTTTATTACGCAGAACGTCTTCATCAGATGCTGCAGGACTCTGGTGCTGGAACAGACAGACGTAACACAGAGGTACTTGCAAGAGGAGCTATTCGCCATATCAAGATTACTGATCCGGAAGGAATGGGGTCTTATCTACCAGACGATGTGGTAGATTATAATGCTGCGCAGAATACTTATAAAGTACCGGAAACGGCTAGAGAGGTTACACCTAAGGAGGCTGTAGGTAAATACTTACAGAAACCGTATTTGCATTACACCGTAGGCACGAGAGTAACGCCTACAGTGGCGAAGAAACTGGCAAAGAATAAGTACGACTCTCTGTTAGTAGATGATATTGCTCCAGGATTTGTTCCTCATATGGTACGTTTACGTACAGCTTCTCATACTAATCCTGATTGGATGGCATCTCTTGCTACATCTAGTATTGCTAAGCAGCTTAATGAGAGTGCTACTAGAGGGGATGATACTAACGTAATATCTAATCCTGACTTCCGTCCTCGTCTTGCAGTTGGTGAAAATTTTGGTAAGAATGTAACGACTACTGGCGAGTTCTAAACCAACTCGACACATTTACTAAAACTATATAAAATAAAAACATGACTCAGTCAGATAACATTGTGGAATTTTTAAAGTACGCTAGTCCGCGTCTGGATTACATTGAGCATTGCATGGAGAAGCAGGCGATCCAGAAGGCTGTCAGACGCTTCGCAGGTAAGCCTGGGGCTAGAATGTTTTCTTATAAAAATGTAGCTAAACATGCGCCGAAAGGAAGCCCAGGCGCTCCTGGCGGTACTGTTAACGCAAGGTATGCTAAGCAGCACGCCGCACAATCTGCAGCTTTATCCGAGCAACTTATGGGTAAGAAGGAGTATGCTGCGGCGGTCGATAAGCTTGTACAAGCAGGATATAATCCGACACAGGCGGCTAGAATTGTGCAAAATAAGTTAGCAAAAGGACTTAAATCACACAAGCAACTTGGGGCAGTACCTGAAACAATGGAGCAAGTACGCAGTGCGGCAGGAACTGTTCGCCCTGTTAAATATAAACAGCCTGTAAGAAATACTTCTACTTCCGGTAAGGCTTCTGACGCTGCCAAAGAAGTAGCTGACGCTGCCTCTGAACCTGGTATGTGGAATAACATAACAGCGTGGATGAAGGAGCATCCTTATCTTACTGTGGGTGGAGGAGTAGCTGCAGGAGCCGCCGGAGGTGCTGGTATAGGTTATGGTATAGGTAACGGATCTGGTAGGCAAGAGGGATCTCAGATAGCTCAGCGTTATTATGAATTACGTGAAGCTTTGGACCGTCAACGCTTGCAGCGTGCTAATGACAGTTTCCTGTCTCGTCTAGGTAACTTGTTCGGTACAGGAGATCTCAGTGGTCTAATTGGTTAACTATTGATAGGTATTGTATGCGGACGCTTGGCAGAGGTATCGTAGGTCTCGGCGCGCAGGCTCTAGGTCGAGCACTTAATATTGCGGACGATTTCGTAGGATCTCAGTGGAAGTGGTTAACAGGCAAGGCCACCAAGGCTCTTAAACCTGACGGGCTATATATAGACCCTGACGGTGTTGTAAACTATAGCAAAAGATACAAAGGCGTACTTGATGACCCTGGCTTCGGCGGTCATTATAAGAGGTATGGCTCTGACACTTTCAGAGGAAAAGTAGGGGATCTTGCAGGCAAGGCGTATAATAATTCACGTATTATGCGCCGTTGGGCCGCTAAACTTAACAGGTACGGTACGAATGAGTTAAATGCTGCCTTCCCATCCTACAAACCAGGTAGAGCTGTTTCTAAGGGTCTCAAGTATACGGCGTATGCTGGACTTGGCGGAGGTATGCTAGAGATGCCGTTTCAGATGGTAGACGGAGGCACTGATACTACTGCGTATAAATTGTTACACGGTGCTAACGCTATTAATCCGTTTTATCATTTTACGATGAATGAATACTCTCCAGCGAACCTTGCATTTAGTTATGCGACTCCTATGGGTCTCGCAATGACAGGAGTAGGTAAAGGTATGGAGGGCATCGCAAAAGGTTATGCTGATTCCGCAGCCCAGGGAGCGCGGTCGGCTATTGACGCTACTTCTGATGCTCTGGCTAATATGAAGTTTACTGATCGTCTAGGTTATCTGTTTTCTCCTGATACAGCAGCATCTAGGTACCGCTCTCAAGCATTGGATCAACTTGCTAGAACTTTAGGGCGTCCTCTTACCAGTACTGGGGATACCGATAAGGATAAAGCTCTCGCTGATATTTTAAGAACAGTTTAAAATCTAAATTATGAATCCATTTATTAGTTCCGATTGGAGAAAGCAGGCGTCTATGACGGCCGCCAATGACCTGGACATTGAGAAAGCCTTCAGTGACCAGGCATCAGGCTTCGTAGAAAATAAGGTGGGAGATCTTATGAAGGACGAGTATCGCATCGGCTTCGAAATTGTTAAGAAGAATGATTCGAATACTCGTATGGTTGGTGTATTTGCCTTCCGAGTTGATAAGGATCTCATCTTTGCTCCTGTGTTCTTTATTAACGGAGAAATTAAAGGACCTCTTCTTTATCGTTCTGCTAATAAGATGTTCGTTCCTGCGGATAAGGAATGGGCTTCTTATCTGATTGAGTCTATAGAACGTAGAGACGGAAAGAGTCGTTCTAAATCATCACTGAACGAATCAGCTCCGCTGGTACAGATGCAACGTCTTTCTTTCAATCCAGCCAAGGGTATGGGAAAAGCTGCTTCTAGCGATACTTGTTGTGATGACGATTGCACTTGTTGCTGCTGCGAGGTTAAACCTGTAACCACAGCTAGCGATAAAATTCGCGGAGTGTATGAGATTCAGAAGAGTCTGGATACCAAACCAGGTCAGCAACCTAAGCTTAGTAATGGTTGCAGCGTCCTTAAGATGGCTTCTGCTGACGACGGTACTATCCGTATCTCTCTCGATGATGCGGAAGTTGGTTACCTGTCAAAACAAGCAGCCGAAGCTATTCAGAGCGGGGAGGCTACTACTATTAAAGCTGAAGGTCTGGAAGTATATGTGAATAAAGACTACGCTGTGATGCTTAAGCAAGCTTTCTTTACTGATATTCCAGATAATTCCTCACAGTGGGATATGATGCTGGATGCTGTAGAGAAGCAGGCATCATCTGAAGGACTACTTAAGGAATTCCTCAAAGAGCCTGGTATTGGTAAGGTTGCCTCTGAGGTTATTCTTGAGGCTGCTTCTGAATATAAATTTGCCGACGCGCTTGCGGGCCTCTATCCGAACCCTGCCGACCTGTTCCCTTCCAATTACGAGGAGAAACAAGCCTCTACGGAAGAGGGAGGTCTGGAGATTCATTACGCTACAGATGAACTAGAGAAGTCTGCTAGCGTTAGCATGAAGTACTTTGCAGACGGATTCTATATCAAGGATACTCGTCCAGCAGAGACAATGTCCGTAGTTTACGAAGAAGCTCCTGGTAATGTAACTGCTCCAGATACTCCTGGTGTATATAGTCTTCTTACTTCCGATGGAGATTTCATCGACAATGTTATTGTTGCTCCTATCAGCGATATTGTTGTTGGGGAGGATGACGATATTTCTTATTGTGATAGGCCAGCTATCTGCCGCTGCAGTGGTAGGGATTGGAATAGAGAAGTTCCTGATAAGGTGGCTATTAAGGATGGTAAGATCACTAAGTTTAATAAGAATGTATACGGTATCTATACAGGAGAACTTAAAGATAGCGGAGTGCTGCGTAACACGGTAGAACCACGTAATGCGTATTTTGTATACGTAAACGATAAGTTCGTAGGACCTATTGCCGTTCTTAATACAAAGACTGTTGATGGTGTTACTAAGGCCGAGATAGTATCTACTCGCTACTGGACTCCAGGAATGTACATTTCTAAGCACGATACAAAGGATATTATTATTAACAGGGATATCGATAAGTCTGAGATTGTTAATGGTGTATTCGGTGCAGACGCCAAGTTTGTGCGTGTATCAGGAAAGTTTGGACATGAAATGGATTCATGGAGTAAGGGAGGGCACTACGAGTTTGATAAACTTGGAACTATAGGATCTCACAGTACACTTAACAACTGGTTGTTCTCCAAGTTCCACGCCACAAAGGTTAAGGTGGAGAGTTCGGTGAATCAGGAGAAGAAAGCATATGTGTTCAGTGATTCGTGGGGTAACAAATCTGAACGTATGAGTCGCTTGGAGGCTCTCGTAAAGATGGCACGTGATATGGGAATGTCAGCAAATACCGCATACACAATGCTTGATTATGTTGATAAGGCTGGCTCTAATGAGTTCTACTTACAACCTACAGAGAAGATTGCTTCCCGTCTCACCTTAGTCGATAGGCCTATTTTCGACGATGAGTTCGACTCTGAGTTTGGAATTCCTATGCAGCCTACTAAGAAGTACAAACTTCGTGTACAGGGAGATCAGGAAATGTCTCCAGCATCTGCTATAGGAGATATGATGAATCCGACTACAGCTACAGGGTTACCAGATCTTACGGTAGCTACTACAGCTCCAGAAGATCTTCGCGCACTGGCTGACACTTATCACCTGCCACACGTGTTTGAGCACGGAATGATCGGTACACTAGCTGATACGTTTAACGCTATCACTATGATTGATAAGTATATTCCTAAGCTGGAAGAGGGTGTGGACGCGCTTGGTCGTACTAAGTTCCTTCTTCATTGGAGACCTGACGATTTCGAGAAGGCATACGGTAGAGATGATATGGCTAGTCTCGAAGCAGAAGTTGACACTAACTTCGAAGAACTTGGAGCCTTACTTCTTAAACTGATCAGAAAGGCAGAAAAGAACAAGAAGGCTGACGTTAAGTTCGAAAATCAGTAAATTAATTTGACATAATCTGAGCCTGCATTAGACTAAATCTAATGCAGGCTCAAACTATAGCGCAATTAGCGTGGTATAAACCTCGTAGCAAGAATGCGGCGAGGTTAAGTGCTTGTTCGGATATTAAAGGATTATCTCCACAGAATGCTTCGGACATTATTCACTACGCGGAGTGTCATAAGAATTTGCAATTTGGTTGGGATTTTGCAGCAGATATGGCAGCAGCGGATACTCCCTTTCCAGCAATTCTTAGAGGAGATGATTTAATAGTATGGAGGGCTTACAGATATATTTTAGGAGCAGACGATCCTGTTATATCTGGAGCCCTTTCTCTAAATACGGATACAAGGGCTAATACAAGAAACCAGGTAAGAGCTCTTTTAATATCAGATAAGGTGGATTGTGAGTTTGTTGCTGAAAACTTATCTATACCTCTTGATGTAGTTAAAGCGTACGAGAAATTATTCTTTAATGTAATAGATAGAAAGAAAGATCACTCGTATATAGCAAATCTCGTATTCCCTGAAGGTCGTATTACAGAAGCATTCGAGAGTTACCTGGAGAATACTGGATTATCTGATCTTTTACTTCGTGCTGGTTATGTGCATGGTTATAGTCATGTATTGTACGCTGCTGGTTTAGGTCCTAATCCTTACGCGGGTAAATCTGCAGCCGAAGGTGCCAGTATGCTGGATGATATGTTTATGGCGGATGGATGCTTGTACGCTTCTTATGGTTGGATGCATCAGCGTCAAAATGCTGTACCGATCACTAATGCACGTCTGTCCATGCAGGCTTCTAAAATGGGTAATGGAGAAATTAATAGAAATGCAGGTACACTTACACTTGGCGATACTGTACATCGAGAACTTGTTCGTCTGGGTCAGCAGAAGGCTCAGATGATCTCTGCGGCTCGCGCAATGAATGTATTACCTGTAACACCTGTTAATAACTCTTAATTTGATATTGGATTTAAAATCAAACATAATTAAATTGTGAATCAGAGAGAAACTATCAATCTTCTTAACTCCATAATGCCGGATATCATTAGTTCTAAGGATCCGGAAGGAACAATGCTGAAGTGCGCTGAGGCACACAATCTATCCCCGGCACAGTTGGAGAAACTAGGTCAGACCTTTAACACGGCGAAGACTATCGTTGGATTAGAGAAACAGGCTAATCGCGGCGATTCGTTCAAAATTGTAGACGTTCCTAGTCTAATCTCTAAGTACGCCACGTACTCCCCGGAGAAGACTCTGTCTAATAAGTCAAAGAAAGTTCACGAAAAGGTTGATAGCCTGTTCGATGATGCGGACGGTTGGGGAGCTTGTTTAACTACTACTAAGTCTGCTAGTGCCTTACCTGATCTGAGTAAGCTTGTTTTCGATCAGATAGCTAGCGGTACTGTAGATGATACGGACCAGGAAGAAATGCAGATTGATATTTCTGATAGATCTAATACTTGGCAGTGGAATAAGTCAGCTTCTACTAAGTCTCTTATAGAGGGAACTTATGAGATGGGACTGGCTCAGGATACTATTGATCAGCTTCTTTTCGAGATTCCTATGGAGATCACAGAGAAGTGCGCTTCCATCAAATATAAACTTACACCTGATGACGGACGTTGGGCTGAGGCTGCCGAAGATATCACAGATATATTAGGAGAGAAGTCTGCTGCCGTAATTGCTGCAGTAGAAGAATATTTTGAAAATGTACATCATTCTTACGACACTTACGAGGATTTCTCTAAGCGTGCCTTTACTAGAAATCTTGCCTGCGATCGTCACGGCATTATTAAATTAGCCAAAGAGATCGCAGAGTTGCAGGATATGTTTGAAAAAGTATCTACACAGCAGCCAGTAGTAATTGTACCGGCAGCACCTGCTCAAGCTGCCCCTGTAGTAGTACCAGCTACTCCTCCTGCTGTAGCACAGCCTAATAGACGTAATAGAAATAGAGCGCAAGCTCAGCGGGGAAATGCTCCGGCAGCAGGCGGCAATGCTGTTCCTTCAAACACGAATAATGACAAAGATGCTCCTAAGAAGAGTAAAGAGGACGAGGGTGAAGACTATACACCAAAGCCTGTCGAGGATATAACCGCCCTTATTGATGCTATGAGTGCTAATAAGTTTGCACTGGAGCAGGAAGATATTTTAAATACTAAACCTGTAAAGGAATTAGAGGCACTTCTTAACTACATCGGACCTAAGAGCGACACTCGCGCAAAGACTATCGACAATGCAATACGTCAGGCTCAGATGGATACCACACTACAGCAATTGATGCTGTCTGACGACGTTATTTCAGAGGCTGATCCTGCAGAGGTGCGCGAATTATTCAACACTATCGCTAGCGTAAGCCCAACACTGGCCACAGATCCAGGAAAGATGGGACCTGCGCTTAAGGAAGCCTTGCAGTATGGATCAGTGCCCGTTAATATTCTAGCTGACGTATCTAAGTTAGAAGGACAGTTATTAAGTAATGATCTCGCACGCTCTAACGTAGAACGTAATAAATATAGCCTTTAATATGAATAAGCTCGCATCTCAATTACTAGACAAAGCAAAAGCTTTCATCGAAGAAAATCCTGGTATTGTTACAGGTCTAGCTGCCACTGGTGGTCTGGGAGCTCTCGGTGGCGCTGCGTTTACTGATGTTGATGAAACCGATTCTGCCTCAGAGAAATTTAAGAAGCGCCTCAAGAATGCTTTGATTACTGGCGGATTAGCTTCGGCTGCATTTGGAGCTGGTAGTTACGGTATTAATAAACTCAAAACAGCTTTACCTGAAGATGATGAGTCGCCTATGCATGCTGCTATACACTCGGCTCCTGTGCGCACACTAGGCCTGGCAGCTGGTGCTGGAGGAGGTATCATGCTGCAGAATAAGAAGAACGATAAGGCTATAAAGCAAGTATTCGGTGATACTCCTATGAATAAGACGCGTCTGATAGAGGTATTGAATGATCCTACCAACAACGCAGCAGAAAAGGAGATTATAGAAAAAGCCTGGGGTAAAGATACAAAGGCTCTTCGTGAATGGATAACAGATACAGGTGTAGATCCGGCAGCTATCAAGGATAACAAGCTAACTGGTATAGATGATACAGCTAATGCTATCAGGGATATACTCGGCAAGAATAAGCATGTAGAATCTGTAGCTAATAAGCTTAAAGTAAATCCAGATACACTTGCTAAGTATATTCACAGAGCTAAGACGAATAAGTTAGCTTTAGGATTAACAGCAGGTGGATTACTTCTTCCAGAGATTGCTGATGCTACAGGTAGTGCTATAGGTAGTCTGTTTGGTAGTTCTCTGCACGAATAATAGTTATGGATAAAATTATTTATCAGGACAGTAACGAAGAGTTTATGAATGCTGTAGCCGCTAACGGCGAAGCTATGGTAAACCTCATCGAACTTGAAAGTGGAGTTAAGTCTGCCGCCTCACAGCTCATAAACAAGAGTCTCCTGGAAGAGTATCGTCCTACCGATGACAGTAAGGTTCTTATCCACCTTATCGGTATGGGTAACTCAGATCAGTACGGATTTAACCGTAATGGTGACTGGTTCTCTGGTGATGTGTTAGAGAAACGCGCTCATACATTCGTAACGCATGGGAAGATGTACCGTGAGCATGCTAATAAGGATCCTAAGAAGTCTATCGGTGAAATCAAGTATGCAGCTTACGATCCTAAGGGTATGCAGCGTGTAGAAATTCTTGTACACATGGATAAGAATAAGGCCGAGGAGGAATACGAAATGGCCAAGCAGGGAAATGCTCTTAACTTCTCTATGTCTTGCCGCGTTCCTAACGATCGTTGTTCTTGCTGCGGTAATGAAGCTAAGACCATCGCTAATTATTGCGACTGTCTTAAGAATCACATGGGGCAGTACATGGAAGGATTTAATAAGTATGCTTTCGCTTATAATGACGAGCCTACTTTCTTCGATATCTCCCGTGTAAAGAATCCAGCTGACCGTATAGCACGACACCTGGAGTATATGTTTGCAGATGGTGGTGAAGTTGAAAAAGCAGCATCACACATGTGCAAGGCTGCCTCTGCTGATTCTGACGTATGCGTGCCTGGTGCTGTAGCAGCCATGATCGAAGGTGTAAATCTGGGTAATACTCTTGCCTTGGATGAACATCTTGTGCTTTCTAAGTTGGCTTCCGCTGAGGAATACATTGCGGACGTAAAGAATGCAAATAATTTCTATACAGACGCTCGAGCTAATGCTTGTTACGGAAGTTACCCGTTTGCTATGCTCGAGAAATTAGCATCTGATGAGCTCGACCTTGTACGCTCAGTAAATCCAGGTACTTTATTCGGTGAGATGGCTAAACGTGCATGTGTGCTTTCGTTCCCTGCGTTTTGTCAGTATGTTTCTGGAGATGTTAATGCTCCTGAGTCCCCTCTGTGTAAGAAGGCAGCTTTAGTGCTTCCGAGTATCTTCCGTGATATGATGAGTACTATGATGCCTTGTCATTCTATGATGTCTGAATTCTGTGGATCTAGCGATCGTGTATGCTGTCAGGATCCTAAGAGAGCAGATCTTGTACAGAACTTTATGGATAAGGCAGAAGATAAATTCTCTATCGAGGCAGAACCTGTCAAGCAACGCGTGTTGACAATAGTGATTAAGATCGCTATACCAGGTGCTGTGGAAGATAAATTCCAGAAGGCTGCAGCTTCTAATGTCTCGTATAATGATGCCGCGGCTCTTGCTAATGCTTATGGACAGTATCAAGTAAGAGCTTTATGCGACATTAGAGACCGTAAAGGTGCTGATTTTATTAACGATAATACTTACGATATGATCGCTGGTGCAAATTCCGTTTTGGTATTTGACAGAGATTAAAATATATATAAAATAATTCTTAGCAGGCTGTACTATTAAGCAGCCACCAAAACTTAACTAATATGAGTAATAAAAATACACTACTATTCAATGATTGGCTCAACTCCGCCAGAGAGAGAGTCAAGAGCGCTTCTGTGAAGGTGGCTGCCGACGAAGAAGCACTCACGGGCATCAAGGATCCTAACGAGCAGGGCGTGGTTGCTCCTCCGGCTCATCACGACGGTAACGATCGTGCTAAGCTGCAGCTTCCCGCTAACAAGAGCAATTTTGGCGATGCTGATAAGGGTCATAATCTGATGGGTGAGACTAGCCCCGATGGCGTAGGTCAGGGACACTACATCACTCCTATTAACGGTGATGCCAAGGATAAGGCCGCTACTACTCCGACCGCTCCCCTTGACAAGATCGCTAACATGCTTCGTGAGAGCGTAGTTGCTCTGCAGTCTGCCGCTGAGCCTGTAGCTGAACCTGCAGCCCCTGTAAAGGAAGCAGCCCACGAGTTCGACATGCCCTCTGACCTTACTCAGAACGAAGACATCATGCGTAAGCTTGCCAGTATTGGTGCTATGATGGTTGGTTGCGAGGAAGGTGCTCAGGCTGTAGCTGAGGTCCTGGAACGTCGTTGTGGTGAGGAGGAGGCCGCTTCTCTGATCACTGCCGCACGCGAACAGGCTATCAAGATGGCTTCCGCTATGGAAGAGGAAAGCAGTCACGAGGAGCCTACACCTGCTCAGGATTCTGAAGCAGATGTCTTCGCTAAGCAGGCCAGCGTTTGTGCTGAATCTCACAATGCATGGCTTAACTACTTCCAGACCGCTATCGAGAAGCAGGCTTACGCTCAGGGTGCTGTAGACGGAGAACAGGCCGCTCAGGCTATGGAAGCCGGAGCTGCCCCTGAGATTCCCGGTACTGAAGAAGCTGGTATGTCTGACGAAGATGTACTCCAGGTGATTCAGGAAATGGTTCAGTCTGGCGAGATCGCTCCTGAGGAGGCAGAAGCTATTTTAGCTGCTACCGCGCAGGACGGTCAGGTGACTCTCGACGAAATCGCAGCATATCTTGAGCAGGCTGTAGCCTCCGGAGAGATCAGTCAGGACGAAGCCGCTGCTATCGCCCAGGCTATTATGGACGGTGGAGCCGGTGCTGAAGAGCCGGTGCCTGCCGAAGAAGCTCCCATGGATCCTGCAGTCGAGGAGGGCGTAGCTAAGGCAGCCTCCGTCGTAGGTTATCTATTCGGCTAAATTTTAAATCTTACAGCATATGACTCAATACTATCCCGCAGATAAGACTGACCTTATGCTGAAGATGGCCTCGGAAACCTTCCACGGTCTCAAGGATTACTGTGAGAAGGTTGCTGCAGAAAACGAATCTCTCAAACAGCAGTGTGCCTCCCTAAAGGAGGCCGCTGCTAAAGTAGAGAAGGTAGAGCTGCAGAAGGTCGCGTCAGCTTCACAGGAAAACGTGGAAGCTTTCGTAGACATGCTTGTGGATCGTTCTATTATCAAGGCCGCAGACCGCGAGAAATACGCTGCTTGTGCTGTTGATCCTGATTCGATGCTCAAGATCGCTATGAATGCTATTAGACTTTCTGACACACCTGCTCGTCAGGGTAAGGGTGTTAAGAGCGCCTCTAACAGCTTAAACGCAACAGAGTCTGATGAAAATGAGGCCTGGTTACGTGCTGCTAAAGGTGGATTATGGAACTAAGCAATCTCTCGTAGTTTAGCTTCATATAAAAAATCAACGAGATCTAAATAAGAAAGAACTAAATAATTATGATTCTTGGTACGTACAAGCGCGAGTATCCTCGCGGTTATGTAATGCGCGGATGGGATCCTCAGAATCCTACCACGCTCTCTAGTGCGCTCCCAGTCGTTAAGGACACCGAAGGTATGCCTGACGAAATTCAGCCCGGTATGATCATTTCTACCAACACTGAAGGCAATGCTTGGAAACTTGGTGCTCCTGCTAATGCTGATAACGCCCTTATCGCTTTCGCCCAGGATGGTGTAGAGCGTTGGGATGTTATGGCTGCCGACTCTCTTGTCGGGCTCTTATGCTCCGGTAAGTTCCGTTTCGCAACTCCGTTCTTCGCTCGTTATACTAAGGCTACTAGCACAAGTGCTATTACCGGTACAGCTGCTGTTTATAAGGCTGGCACTCCGCTGACCTACTGCGCTGATACTGAAAAAGAATGGGCTGAGACTGGCGTTAACGCTTCGACAGGTGCTCTCATAAGAGTAGAACGCAGCCTGAAGGGCTTTATCCGTCCAGCTGCAGAGGGCGAGAAGGTTATCGGTTATGTAGCCGAGACTCACTCTGGTCGTAACCGTGCGGCTGCTTACACTGGTGAAGTTGCTGCTCGCGCTGATCAGGAATCTATCGGTAAGGCTGTGGACTCTACCTCTAAGTTCACGAACGCCTATATGGTAATTTGGGATTCTGCTCTGTAAAATTAGCTGAGTAAATTAACAAATAGAAAGAGAAATAACTAAGTTATGGCTAACGAAATTGATAATCCTCAGCTCTTCAATCAGCAGCTTTGTGACGCCCTCGCCGCTCACGGTGATGGTATCCTGAAAGAAGCCTCTGAGGCCGCTACTAAGATGACTCGCCGCAAGCTGCGTGAAGATGCATTCAGCCCGGCTATCATCCCTCACGAAGACATTACCAACGCCGATCTGGACCGCTTCCTTGATCGCGAAGATCCTGGTATGATCTGCGAGATGGAACCCGACTCACTGGGTGCTAAGACCATCTCCTTCGACGATACTCCGGACACCGCTCCTTACTACGGTGACAAGTATCTGCTGGTATTCTACAGCAATACTACTCCTGAGTTCACCAAGGACGTTAACTTCCTGCGCACCTATCGTATGGACCTGCGCGAAGTTATCACCGACAACGCTCTGCGCGATCTGTCTCGTCAGAAGGACTTCAAGTTCATGGCTGGCGTAAATAAGATCGTAGGTTCTATTGCCGGTGCTCCTTCTCCGCTGACTGGTCTGCAGCAGAACGTACGTTACGCTGGCCGTCTGAACCGTAACAACTGGGTATCTTCTACCCTCCTGCTCGGTGACCACGACCTTCTGAACGGCGTATTCCTCTGCAACCGTCGTACGTTCGCTGAACTGCGTCGTTGGGGTCGTAATGAAATGGGTGGTGACTTCTCACAGGAACTGAATAAGAAGGGTTCACGTGCTTTCGAGACCGCTGAATTCTCCGACATCAAGTTCATCGTGACCATGAAGTCCGACCTTGTGCCTAACGGTGCCATCTACGAATTCACCGAACCTAACTACCTGGGCCGCGCTGGTGTTCTCCAGAAGCCGACCATGTATGTGAAGAAGGACAAGGACATTCTGCGCTTCAGCTGCAAGGAAATCCTGGGTGTTTCTATCGCCAATATGGCTGGTGTTCAGAAGGTAACCTTCGATGAGCTAGTTGATGGTGTTGCTGGTGTTGGTGGTGACCACCGCTTACTGAACGGAGCCGAGGCTACTCAAGCTGATAAGGACTTCGGTGCTATCGGTGCATACTAATTAACCTAACCGTTAATCTTAATTATCTCAGCAAGCTTGTAATGGTTTGCTGAGATAATTTTTTTAATGTAAAATATGCAATAGATATGGCAGAGTTAACAGATAGTTATATTAAAGGTTTTGTAGAGACCTGCTTTAAGGCCGGTGTTCATGAAAAGCAGGCAGCAGCTATGTTAGATCTTGTTGCTGAAAGTTCTGCTATGGAGAAAAGTGCAGCTCCTTCTTTCTGGAAGGGTGTGAGCCAGCTTATAAAAGGTACAGGTAATGTAGTAGGTGGTGCTGGTAAGGCTATATTTGGCAGCGGAACCTCGGTTCTCAGGCCAGTAGGTAAAGGTATCAGCTGGATTAATGATAAATACATGGTTCAGCCTATTAAGCATTACACCAAGAACAAAAATTATCTGGCAGCTTTAACTCACGCTGGTGTATTTGGAGCATTACCTCCTGCATTAGGATTTACCGCATTCCAGAACTGGCGTTCAAATAGCGATTCCAGTATAGCCGATGCTATTAATGACTACTTAGGTAATCCAGAACTTCTAGTATTCGGTAAAGGAGGTAAATCAGGCTCAGGTATCTCTACCAGCATATACACTCCTGGGGGTTCGAGCTCGTATACATCCGCGGCCTCACCAAACAATATTCCTGGAACCGCAGGTTATACTCCAGGAGAAGCTGCGTTACTAGGCGCGGCGGGCTCAGCAGGATCTTCAGCAGCTCTACCTGAAAGCGTACGGTCTCTTGTAGAAAAGCGTAAAGGACTTATGACATCGTTGCGTACTCTGAGAGATAATTCAGCTTCTTCGGACTCAGCTACACTAAGAGCTCGCAGCGGTGGTGATGGTGCTAGTGAAATTAGGCATCAGATAGAGGATCTAGATAAACAAATTAATGATGCTCTTAACGCTCACAACCGTCAGGTGGGTATAAATAACCAAGAACTAGCACAGGCACGTGCTGATGCATCTAAGCGTCTATCGGATGCAAGACGTCAGGACACGTACCAGTCAGGAATAGGATTTAATGGGTCTGATAGGAACGCTCTCGAGAATTCGGTTAATTCAGCACTTGAATTCTTAGGTGTACGAGATACTGACGCCGATGCTGTACGTCGCGCAAATGAGCTTAGATCTCTTAGTAGAGAGGTAGATGCTCTAAACAAGCGTAGAGACGAAAAGACTATAGATATAGCAAGAGCTACCTCTGATATCGAGAGACTGACCGGCGGTCGTTTATACTAAATAAATCGCTATGCCTAACTACATCACAATTGAATTAGTGCGTGAAGAGTTACAGGACAGATTTCCTGGAGATAACTCTATAGATTGTGATCAGTTTTTCTCTGACGAGGAAATTTTACATGCTATGGACAGGGCTGCTGCCAGATACAATCAATTGCCTCCTCAGGTGGAATTTGTATCTGGCAGAGCTCTACCTGCCAATACATCTATTTTCCTAGATGCTGTACTTTCTAATTTATACTCTACAGCCATTCACAAGCTCTCTAGGAACCTTATGAGTTGGCAGACTGGTGATGTTAGGGTGGACCTAGAAAGAACACGTCTAGAGGCTTTCAAGGCCCTTAAAGCGGAGCTCGCTGGACAGTGGAGAAGGGATGCTGTAGACAGAAAAGCCGAGATTAATAGAAGTTTAGCTTGGGGTAGTTATTAATGCGCGTATTTAGGGATATCAGAATTTTTCCTTCTCACTATAAGCACACCGCAATAGTATCCTGGATTGTTGATCCTATTATTGCTGGCGCTAAGTTCTACGTGTATAGAAAGTGGGATGGTGGAGCTGAGTGGGAATTACTTAATACAACACCGGTAGAAGGTACTAATACGTACGCCGACACAGGATTTAATATTAAGAATAAAATTCAGGTACCTGCTTACAAGCTTCTCGCTATAACTGGAGAAGGAACTCCCGAAGAGAAGGAGTACGAGAGTGAGGAGGTGGGCTTATTCACACCTACCGAGCGCAAGGCCTTCGGGATAGCTCACAATATAACTAGATCCTTATATCTACAGGCTAGACAGGATGGTATTCCTGTTCTGTATTATCCTAGTATAAAGAACGGACCTATATCTGGTAATATAGATGATGTAGGACAACGCACGACAGCTACATGCCTGGACGGGAAAGGGAGTGATCCTGATTCTGAGCCTGACTATGGGGAGTACTACGCTGGAGGTTATTACAGACCGTTTCTTACTTATGTGAGATTTATAGGATCTCGTTTAGTGAGAGAAAATATTTTAGACGTTGGTCTGTACGACGAATCTGTACAAAATGCGGTATTCTTAGCACACCCTCCTGTTCGTTCAGGGGATATGATTGTAGACGTGTCAACAGACCGTAGATGGATCGTAAGTAATAACGTAAAAGCTCAGCTAGTTAAGTCTGTAATTCCTGTTGCGTACGATGCTGTAATTAATCTGCAGGCACATAACGATCCGTGCTATGCTGTACCTATTCCTGATAACTATCCAGAAATGATAAGAAGATTAACATGGCCGCAGACAGTAAGTTAAATTGTACGTGCTGGCAAGACTGGCACAGATGTTATAAGGATGCTTCTCCTACGTTAAATACGCTTAGAAGGGCATTTACTTCATTATTGCGATGGGCGTATTCTTCTCCTGAAAAGATGGCGGATTTCGGAGAAGAGCTAGCTTGCTACTCTTATGACAACACGCCCGGTGCGGATAATATCTTAACTATATCCCCAGAGACAAATTTTGATCCAGGTGATACAGAACTAATTCCTGGCATTTATATTAGTTTGGGTGAAGGTGTGGCTTATCAGCTGCCTGCAATGCAACCTTATCTTAACGAATCTCCGGATACGTCTACTACAGAGCTGGCTACTATAGCTTCTACTAATATCACGATTAAATGCCTGGATAAGGATGCGCACATAAGTTGCCTCATGGCTGATATGTGTGCTATGTTTTTATTTGCTCTGTCTGAGAGGCTTTTTAATACGTGGAGTTGGTTAAGAATTTACCAATTACAAGCACAATCGGAGCCTACAAAGAAGACAGCAGAAGGTAATGATGATACTCACTGGTATGAGAGCACCTTAGTGTTTAAAATAGAGTACGAGTACAGAGTATTTACTGCTCGAGAATCAAAGAGATTAAAGGATTTCTCTGTGGATACAACGGCGTCCACATTAATCTGAGTTCGTTGACAAAGTAACTATTAAATAAGAAAATAATTATATGGCAAAAAACTATACAAGACCGTTAGCGGAAGTGTATCAGCTTCTGGAGGTCACGCGTCAGGCTACTGGTGATCACCTTTCGGCCTGTATCGTTGGTCCTACATATGATCTCTACCGTTATGGTATCGAAAAGGATGTGACGGGGTACATTTATACTGGAACTGCCATGACTATGGCTGTTAAGTATAACAAAGACCTGCTAATGAATTACACTCTAGATGAGAAGTCTGTAAAACTGTACGCACAGGATGTAGAGCTTGTTATTCTGGATCAGAACGGAAGTGCTACTCTGAGTGCAGTAAATAACTCTACTAGAAAGTTCAAGTGCGCTACAGAATTTACAAATACTACGGTATTCACCAAGGGACAGCCTGTTGTTGGCAACTTTGTCTATATTAAGGGAGACTCTACTTCTACAGATATAGCCTCTTGGGTAAAGCGTACTATTATCGAGGTTGATGTTGTAAACAGCACTATCACACTGGATGCTCCTGTTCTTAATATGCCGGCCACAGGAGGTTCTGTATTTGTCGTAACTACTCCCACCAGTGGATACATGGATAAGGGTACCGTGTGGATGCTCGATGGTCCGATATCAGGGGAATACTCCATCAAGACCTCGGGTGCTATTAATATTACACAGGGAACTTATACGTACGAATTGCTCAAAAATGTAGGTAAGCTGTATCCTGAATTCCGCGTACTGAAGTCTTCTAAGGATGCCGATGAGGATATCTTTGAAATTACTACCATCACGGACATTCAGAATAACTTCGGTACCATCGCTATCGAGAATGATCTGGCCTACGGTTGTTACTGCGCTCTTCGTGGTTCAGCTGGTCGCGCTATTTATGCTATTCGTACCGCAGGAGACAAGGCTGGAGATTTCGAACTGGCCATGAAGAAGACAGAGTTCGACTCTTCTTTATACTCGTTTGCTCCGCTTACCTCAGATCCTGACGTGGCTGACATTGTTGTTAAGTACAATGCCGCTATGTCCGAGCCTGATGTAAAGATGTGGCGTCGCACACTGGTAGGTGTCGATAATCCCGGTGAGTACACTTTAGCCTCTACAGGAGATGACGGTAAGAATATTACTGCTACAATTAGTGTCAAGGATGGTAGTACTAAGGAGGGAAGTATCACAATCGCCTCTAACAATGTAGACCTGCAGTCCGTAGCACTGGAAGATTCTTACGTCGCCATGCGTCCTGGTGATAAGATTAAGGTTGTCAGCTCTGGTGCTATTTATACTATTGTTGGTACTACCAGCAAGACGGATGCTGAGATTTATGCTGAGTCTGGTACGGTTACATCTATCAATACAGCAACAGCTATCGAGCTTATCAAGGCTGACAAGGTAGCTAACACTATCGAGTACGTTGGAGCAGTGGCACACAAGTATGCCACACGCCGTGCTTCTGTTGTGTTCTGTGACGGTGGTACTACTACAGAAGATGATCGTGTGGTAGAAGTTCCGAACAGATTCCTTGCAGCTGAGATCGCTGGTATCTCTAGCGCAGTTGTACCTCAGCAGTCTATCACACACACCGTGATTCAGGGTATCAACAAGGCTTCTCGTATGTACTCACGTTACACTACGGCTCAGCTTGACGATATCGCAGCTTCCGGTGTTCTTATTGTAACTCAGGACACTAAGGGTACTGATTGCTACATCCGTCATCAGCTTACCACCGAGATGGATAAGGGTAACCTGTACTTCGAGGAATCCTGCACACGCAACCTCGACAATATCTCATACGCGCTTGCAGATATTGTGAACAAGTACATCGGCAAGGCTAACGTAACCACAGCTGCCCTGCGTTCTATCAAGATTGATATCACTGCGGCTCTGACCGAGTTTACGCAGAATTCTACAGACGATATGGTAGGTCCATCTCTCGTAGATTGGGACGGATTAGAGGTGTACCAGGATCCTAAATTCAAGGATCGCATTATTATCAATGTGAACCTGTACCTGCCTCTTCCTCTGAATAATATCAAGCTGTATGCTATGGCCTACGTAGCTACTGTGTCTATCTAATTAACTAAAATATAGAATTTAATTAATATGGCAGATTATTTCGGTTATAATAAAACAGCTAAGGGGCCCGGTAATATCGTGTCTACTTCTATGGTTCTCGTAGCCATCGGAGGTAGCTCAGTAAAGCTTGCCCAGCAGGTGACGATTAACTACCAGCGTCAGATTACTCCTCAGTACGAAGTCGGTTCAGACTCTGTATACATGGTAGCTGGACAGTCCGGCGGCACTTGGGCTATTACTCGTGCTGTAGGTGATACAGGCCTTCTGCAGCCCTACAAGCCAGGTAATGCTTGCGACACTACTACACTTGCTATGTCTAAGGGTAATGGTGTTTGCGGTATGGATCCAGGTATGATTACTGGTACTGGATGCATCCTTCAGTCTGTAGGTGTTCAAGCTTCTGTAGGCTCCACCATAGTAACAGACCAGGCTCAGTGGATGGTAGGATCCCTGTCAAGCTAAGTCAGGTATTTAATAATATTTACTCTAAACTGTGGTAGAGTTAAAATTCTACCACAGTTTATTTTTATTATGGCAAATACAGCACCAGCAATTAAAGATTCCCATGTTGGAGCAGCTACCTCATCGCAACAAGCTGCAGTAACACAGCAGGAGCGCCCTACAGCATTCGCAGTATATCCAGGAAGCGTTATAAGAACTGACCCTGTTACTAGAAAAGTTTCAGCTAGAATATTAAACGGCTATCAGATAGATAATTGCGTATTCGCCGCAGACTCTCTAGCTTCGATGCTAGGATTTAATCAGACTGCAATGCCTACAGTCGGGGCTCAAGTGCTTGTAGTATACACTCCTAACCAGAGCTACGTGATCGGTGGTGTTGGCGCTGAGGTGATAGATAATCCTACAACTTTCTCTGTACCGGCTTCTGGTGATATTAATTTTGAAGTAATCAATGACCCAGCATACGGTGTTCGTCGCGGTGAGGCAGCCTTAGCAACAGCAGGCGGATACACCCCAGGTAAAGATATTCTTCCTGGCGAGAAGGAATACTCTAACAATATGGGTGTATGGTTACGTCTGCTTATAAATATGGCGCAATTATCTGCAGGTGAGCTTGCTAAGATTGAGGTGGGCTTGATGAACGACATGGTGCGTATTGTAGATAACTATTTCGTACACCATAACGTCGGAGGAGATAAGTTAATTTGGGCCGCAGACGGTAAGTGTGTAGAAGAAGATCATTTCACAGGTTATGGGTTTGAGGCTGAAGGTAAGGATGATGAGCACGCAGAACTTATAGAATGCAACTCTAATGTTGTGGATCCGTCCAAGGTAGATGACCCTGTAAATGCAACAGGCCGATGGAGAAAGTCTACGTATGTAGGTTTCTTAGGGGATATGATTCATACTTGGGTATCAGATCCAACTAAGGCGCTTAGTAATTATGCTGATGGAGCAGAGCGTGCTGGTAAATACAGATGTTGGGTAGGAGCGGACGGTATGCTCATGGTTCAATCGGTAGGAGGTGTGCATTTACAGGTGTCGCCTTGTGTTGTTATTCCTGAAGTAAAACATAACTGGAACGATCCTGAGTTTGATATTGAGAAAGCATTTAAAGATCTGGATAAGAGTTTCTTGAAGTTATGGGGAAATGGTACAGACTCTTGGAGGGATCTAACAGTATCCTGCTGGCAGATGAGAAGTTGGGCACGCTATATTACATTATGGCATTCGCTCGAACGCTGGAATGCTCTCAGTAAAAGTAAGTATTGCAAGGTGCTAGGAGAGGATGAAGTTAGTGAGGAACCATCACCAACGGCAAAAGAAAAGGATAAAGAGGAGGTTAATCCTGGAAGCGACACTCCGTACGCTGGTTCGGCTATCTTATCTATCGACCCATCAGGGTCAATATCACTGATTGCTAATGGTACAAAGGATTATCCTGGAACCACGTCTGTTATCATGAACCAAGGTAACATACAGTTGGCCGCTCCGGGAAATATAGATATTCAGTGCGGAGGAACTTTATCTATTAGCTCGAAGAATATAGCCATGAAAGCTACGGACCATGTTGAAATAACTTCAATAGCCGGAGCCCTATGGTTGAAAGCCCGTTCTGCCTGGAACGCTCTGTGCGAAGCTGGATTAATGTGGTTAAAGTCTGATTATAAAGAATCTCCCAACGAGGATTATCCTGTGGAGGGCGGCACACCGCCTTACCCGCAGCATCCCGGTATGTATGCTATCTGTATTGATGCGGCGGAAGGTAGGCTGGCTTTGCATGGTAAACAAGAGCTTACAGCTGCTACATCAGGACCGGCAGCTCCTGTGTATTTAAAAACAGATATGCCTAATAGTCCTATCAATATTCATAGCGAGGGGGCTATTGATATGTATACGTTAACCGGAGTTTCTGTCAGCTCAGGATCATACTACGGCGTACAGGCTCCTGCTGTAATGTTTGATTGTCTATCAGCTAAAATAACAGACAACGTCCTTGTTACACCTGCGTCAATAGAAGTTAACGGGTTGGTACGCTCAGACATGACCACAGCGTTAAATGGATTCATGGGTCCTAACGAGCGCATTGGAGTTCCTAAGGAGATGGACAAAATTGATCCAAGTATACCTATTGGAGATGCGGAAGAAGAAACATACGCAACACTTAAGGCTCAGGTAGAAACTACAAGAGATAGAACCGTCAATGTGACTGTAGATGAGGTGTGGTCTGATTACATGTGGGAATTTAATCAGTGGTATGTGGGTCAAGGTCAGGTAGACGAGTGGGTGACATACAAGCAGCCTCCAATGATTTTAGAGGCGGAGACAAGTCCAGACGGTCCGGGCAAAACTTTATGTGAGGTGAAATGGAGTAAATGCGGACTTAAGAGCTCTAGTTCGACGACTTCCGCGGATAGTTATCCTTGGCCTGGAAAAAATTGCAGTATCTGGAAGTTTGACGGCAAAGATATCCCAGCTTTACACGAACCTGCTAAAGTGGAATCTGGTGATCCAACTAAAGGAGGAATTTCCAAGATGAAGAAAATTGACTATAATTTCTACGTCCAACAAGAGACTGTTTAATTTATATGGCTACAGAAGAATTATTTACAGAAGACGACAATAACAACATAGATCCCTCAGAAGTTGCCTCCTTCCTAGCAGAGGAGTCTCCAGGAGCTATACCGGAGGATATTAAGGCACTTCTTAAGGAAGATACCGACATCGAGCCTGCAAAGGAAACTCGAGTGGAGATAGAGCCTGACGAATCGTTCGATAAGAATAAACGTGACATGTTCGACAATATGCATGTTTATGTACGAGATATCGACGTACCTATCACGGACGAGGATAAGGTTATATACATGAAGGGTCTGTTGCATTCCATACCTATTGTTCTTGAGATATCTACACAAAACGGATTAAAAGGAAAGTGCAGATCTCTGTCCGTGTACGAGGGCGATGTTGCCGCAGGAGCAATGGCATACTACTTGACAAAATACCCAGGTACTCCGCTTGGATTCCACGACGGTTTAGCTCAGCAATATCGTGTAGCCATGCAGCTTACAGAGTACTGCGGACGTCCGCTTGGGTATCTCACATATACTAGAGGAGAAGGAACATTCGATGATCATGTGAAAGATCTGTTCGAAAACTCTCAGAAAGTACTCGACGTGCCTGGTCCTGTGTATGGTATGTATGTTCGAATGCTTAATGTATTCCAGCATAAGTTAGGAAAATTGCACGAGGCTGCATTTAACGCGGATTTTTGGTATCCCGCCGGTTTAGGTTAATGTTACTGGCGTATCGGCGGGGACTTTTAGAGCCAGACTATAAGTACGGGCTGCAGTCCAGGATTAGGGAGAAGATGATTCTCGAAATGCTGGACAAGGAACAGGCTGCGGACGCATTGCTAACATCAGCTCAGTTGCGGTGCTTGGGTTTAGCCCCAGCTATCCGTCCTGACGCTGCTGTGGATTTCGTCAACAGCTTCGAAGATATATTGCTAAAAGTCGCATACTTTAAAGAGTACAGTGACGACGTTCCTAAGGCGGATAGTAAGGTTAGAGCTATCAAGAGAGACTCTGTAAACCTGGTCAAGGCCTTTAATATGCTGACAGAGCGAGGTATAATAGAAGAGTTCAGAAAGGCTGCCGCTAAGGCAGTGGAAGACTTACAAGAAGAAAGTTAATGTACAGCTTATTCAACGACAGAGCGGCTATTCACAGGTTGCAGGAAGGGGCGTCAGCTTTCCAGCAGAATAATCCTCATTTCAATCAGCTGTTGGATGTAGCCTCAGGCCTACTGTATAATACAGGAGCTAACGGGCTTAATCCGGCTGATAGAAGAGGTCTTGCGAAGGTGATGGCCACCCTACAGAACAGTGTTCCAGGGATGGGTACTCCTGTAGCGGATTTTGTCGCTATGAATAGAGCTCTTATCGCCGGTGCTATGCCTGTCACTACGATAGGCATAGACGGCTCTAGATCTTCTAGTAATAGTTACGGTACAGGTAATGTGTCCGTAGCTGCTACCGCATCTATTATGCGTACTTTCGAGGAAAGTATGCGAACGAAGTCAGGGGCGGTAGATGTAGGTCAAACTATGGGTCTTTCTCATAATTTGCGTACAAGTTTATTGACGCATCTTGTACAAGAGCGTGGCATTAATAAAGGTGATATTTTATCGTACGATTTAAGCAAAGCTAATACAGCTGCTGCCTTGCAAGAGAGAATACAGCAAATGAGGAAGGATAATGTAGAAGACTCCTCGCTGCGTAATCTTGAGAAGGTACAGCAAGCTATGACGTTTTTGCAGAAGAAGATGGGCAGTAATAACCTGTCGTCTGAGAAAGAAGCAGATTTATTTAAAAATTTAGAAGGACATTTTGATGAATCTGTAATTAGACAGACAGTTGCTCAGATTAAAGGCAAGAATACCAATTTCCAAACTCAGACAAAACAACTCAATCAGGAACTGAAGGAAGCTTATAAGGATGTTGCTGATAATGTAAAGGAGCTATCTAATCTATTCCAGACTGAGGATTTAGACCAACTTAGAAATTACGCTAAGGGGGCTGGTATAGGTAATTTTCTTGATAAATCTAAAGCGCATGAAGTAAGAGCTCAGATGCGCGATATAGCTGTAACAGCGGCGATAACAGGTCGATCAGCTCAGGAAGTGGCGGCTGAGCGTGTACAGATAGCTACAGGTATGTCTGCTATGTACGGGGGTAGAGTTGTATCAGGAGACCTTATCAATGTAGTTCAGAATGCTGGTATAGCCGGAGCTCAGGCTAAAGGAGAGGGTGTATTTACGAGAGAAGCTGCCCAGGCTGCCGCTACGAGATCTATAGCTAACATGCAGAATGTATATTCTGGCGCAATTATAACTACCAGTATATTTAATCAGCAGGATAAGGTAGGTGGCATTACAGATGAAATGCGAGCAGAATTCACTTCTATGAACGAAGCTCATAAGGCAGCTATTGCGGCTGGAGATAACGAGAAGGCCCAGCTTATAAGTATGCAGATGGAGAGTTGGTCTAGAAAGCATTTCGGAGACGAGGCTGTAGATTCTCCTGAAGCCAGAGCATTTGCCAATGCTAACTATTCTGGCGAATATCAGGCACGCCACGCTGAAGTTGTACGCAGAGCAAACGTCCGTACTCATGTCAATAACATGAGCGAGGAGTATAATCTGGACGAGGCCGGTAAGACGCAAATGGAAAGTATTGGCAACAAGTTAATTGATATGTTTGGTAATAACCAGACAGCAAGGGATAAATTCTTTAACTTAGTCGATTCTGGAAGTATGGAAAAAACAGCAGAGGCCATCGAGATGTTGTCTAAGAGCGGTATGTCTTCAGAGGAGGCTTACAGCTTTGTACAATCAATACAGTCTCAAGGCAGAGGTACTGTTAGTGCTATGTGGAATCCTCTTCTGACTAATTCCAGATTCATGCAACAGATGGGTCCTGGTCAATTCGGTAAGGCAGAACGAAATGTTGCACTCATGACAGAATTAATGAGTGGAGACAAAATAAACACATCGGAAGCTTCTGCTATTACTGGACTTATATCTGGTATGTTGGCAGAAGGTGGTATTACTATAGAAGGAGCTGCCGACACGGCTATCGCCTCCGCCTTACAGCGTGCTGGAGGAGGTAGAGATAAAGCTGAACAGAACAAACTATTCCAGGAAGAATTGGCTTCTAGAGGTATTACTGCCCTCAATATAGGTAAAGCTCAGCAAGATGCTAATGGTAAGTATACTGGGGCGTTTATATTAGACAATCCAGAGCAGCGTAAAGCTGTGATGAATCTCCTTAAAATAAATAACGAGGAGGAGCTGGATAAATTATTAGCTGACCCTGAAGCGTATGTAAAGAAACTGGAAGGTGCTGGTATAAATATCTCATCCAGGAATCAGGATAGTATAAACGGTGGACTTATAGGCTATACTAGAGCATCTGCCACTCAGCTGCAGGCCCGCATGACTGCTAATATGAACCAGGATGCGGTTAGATCTATGCAGCAAGTACTAGGTAAGGATGCTGTATATATTGAGCAAAACGAGAGAGGCGAGTACGAGACTAGAGTGAGACTACCGAACTCCAAGAATGGAGAAACTGTAAGTCTTAATGAGGCTGTTACTAAGTTGGCTTCCGACCCTTCACAGACAAAGGCTTTATCTGATCTTGCGGCCGCAGGTAACGAGGACGCGGCTAAAGCATTGTCTGATATGTTTAAGAATACTATTTCCGCCGATGCTCGTAAGAATTTAAAAGACAGCAACAATGCTGTAGCTAAGCTGAGTGACTACCAGGGTAATGTTACGGCAGATATGTTCCAAAAAGCCGTAGAACAGACTTACGGTACGGCTAACGTAGAGGTATTCAAGAATACTGATCTTAATGCTTGGATAGCTGAGGGATTGGTTGAGCGAGATTATGACGAAAAGGGTAAGACCATATATAGAATGACTCGCGACATATCCGAGCTTGGTCTTGAGAAAGATAAGGAGATTACTGAAGATACGATAAAGGGTTTACAAGATAAGACTGACGCTATGGGTCATGTTGACGAGGTAAGTAAGAGAATGTCCGGTCTCTTAATCGACCATAACAAGCAACCTGTGAATCAAGCGCAGATGAAAGATGTTATAACACTATTGGAACGCATTGCGAGCAATACAAGGTAAAATTATTTTATCATATGGCTAAAGATTTCTTAACAGGCGCTGGATGTGTAGTTCGCGTGAAAGGTAAAGGTTCGGCTGGAGCTTATAAAATAGAAGGCTGGAAGACCGGACAGGTTGGCACTGGTCTTATAACAATAGACGATATTCAACCTGTGGAGCAGGATATTGCCACGCCAATTGTAGCTGTGGACGATCATAGAGCATTGTATAAGTTTGGTAAAAACTTCGGCACAATCCAGGTACACGGTACTATTTATATGGGTAGTATAGAGAAGTCTGAGAATATAATTCAAAAAGTTACCCAAGCATTTGATAAACTTCGATTGTCTAGTAAATCTGAACCTGTTAATGTGTCTATTGCGAAAGGTTATAAATGTAAGGCGTACTTTACACAGATGACGTTTGGTCAGGCGGATGCTAATTTTAATAAGATTGCATATATGATGGCTGGACTAATCGCTCCTCAGAATTAAAATTTACACGTATGTATACTTCCGTAATAGATACTTTATTGAAGGGAAAAGATACTCCTTTAGGGGTAGCTATTAGTGTGAGTGATAACTGTCAATGGTTGACATTATTGATGTACGCTACGCCTCATATTAATATATCTCTACCTGCGCTAAACTCTACAACGAGTACTACTCCAACGGTGCCTAGCGATATAAAAGGCTCGATAAATAATCTGCTTAATCTTATAGAATCCAATCAAAACGCTATAAAACAAATGGCAGATTATAATATGGATGACGTTTATTTTTTAGCGCAGCGTGCTACAGATAAATTGGCTATAGCTACTTATACTTTATATTTGTATGGCAAGCGATAAAGCATTAGAGGTAAAGGCCCAGGCTAATGTAGGGGGACAAAATGTTCACCCTACAAATATCACTCTTATTAATTCTATCAACCATATGGCTCAGGGTAGAATTACGTATATTCATAAATCATCTGACGCGAATAAAGAGGCTACTAATATTACTGCTAAAGATATATTCGCAGCCATGGCTGAACGTCAGACTAAATCATTCAATGATACGCCTGACACTCCTGGAGTAGACATGTCTTTAACCGACGCATTTGAGGGATCTCTGTCGTTTAAAGGTAACACGTCCGCACCAGCTTACTCGTTCTCTGCTGGAGATGTTGCTCTTACAGAAGATGTACAGCCTGATTATGCAGCTCTAAATTGCTTGGATTTATCTATATACAACGCGATAGAGTATGATATCGATTTAATCAAAGATTCTTCTTACCCAAGCAATATAGCAGAGTTTATAAAAAAAGTATTCGAATGGATTATTGAGACAGGTAAGAAAAATTTAGAAAATTCAAAACAAGGAAAACTTACCAAGGAGTGCTGCAAGAAACAACACGAAATAAACGAGAAGGTAAAGAAATTTGCCATTCAGTTGTTTGATAACTCTAAAGAAACTATAGGGTGGGATGGTGTAAAGGATCAGATCGGTATGCCAGGCGTAGACGCTCTTAAGAAACGCATATGCGGAGCTCTTAAAACTAATGCTGGAGGGTTCTTTAATAATATATTGCATCTAGCAGAAGAGTTTCAGTGCGTATATGTCCCTGAGTTTGATAATGTGGGGAAACTGGTAAATAAAAAGAATCTATTTGAAAGCGATGAAAGTCTGGATCTGAAAAGTATTAGCTTATCCGTCCGCGCTGGATCTGTTGGTATGTTTCCTGTCCGTGCTGTAGCTGTACGCAGAGTGGGTACTCCTAGTCCTGACATAGATCTTCTTGCCGATAATAATGACTACGGTGTTATTTATCCAAAAGAGGTAAAACCAGGAGGATCTATCATGCAGATACTTGGCCCTCAGTGGTTACCTGCTGCGTACTTCGACTTTGCACAAGTGAAGCCCATAAATGACGGTTCTTCAGCTAAGCCGGTGCAAACTAATCAGCTCGAACCTAAGAGTGGTCAAAATGCTGCACCTGTAGTTCAGAGAGTGGAGCAGCAAAACAAAGAAAATGAGAAGGTGGTGGAACAGTGGGCAGAGACTGTGTATTACTGGCAGTCACTAGGACAGGCCTATGCTATTATCAATACAGAGTTAATGCTTAATGTTAAAGTTGGCACTCGCTACACTGTTCTTGGAGCCGATGGAGCGTTATTTTCTGGAATTTTAAACTCTGTAGAACATACTATAGCTACAGGGTATACTGAATGCAAAGCGGGTAGCAATTTACAGTTTTCTCATATTATAATGGAGGGCGCAACAATACCAGGCATTGAATAATTATGAGTGATTGTGATGATATAACGTTCTACTCACCGTCAGACACGTTCGGCGGTAACAAACCAGTAGACCACTGCATCCCAGGCAAAAAACGCATAGCTCCGGAACTCAGGGATCCGGAGGAGATTTTCGAGGAAGTACCAAAGCCAAAGACTCCAGGTCCTATATCTGTATGGAATGAGTCTGTGACCAAGTCATGCTCTGCCGAGTATGGCGAAGGTGCTATGGGAGAAGCGTCTATAGTAGTAGCAGGTACCTACAGGGAGGATGTTTTGATACCTGTGGTTATTACTGTAGGTGATGATGTACTGGATTATATCGCCAGAAACAGAGTAGAGGTACTTATATCAGAAAAGTTACGGGATAATGCTCTCACGTTGGAATATCTGGAACGTATTACTAATATTCCACATCCGCAGGCTTTGGAGCTGTATGAGTATCTTACAAGCGTACGTACTCGTTTAACAGCTACAGCAGATATAATAGCTCTTACATTATTACAGTGTAATTGGGTAAACGAACCGGTCACATTAACTTGCGAAACACTTGGGTATAATCAAGATGAAGTTGCTGTCAAAGGAGAGCATCCAGACGCGTATCCTGTAGTTACAGTAGCCGGAGGTACATTTAAGTCGTCCATAAGTCAGGAAGAGGCAAACCAGCAAGCCCTTGAGTATGCCAAATCCAAATTAGGTTGTGTATTTGTAAATGATCACATTACTGTAACTTGTGCAGATCAAGGGTTTGAGTACATTCGCACAAACTCAGATGGTGAGGAGGTAATCCTCATCCCAAATGACGTCGCACCTATATATCCAGGACTACCGCTGCGGGTTGGGCGTTACGACGTATCCGAGGGAGCATTTGCATCGTCAACAAGCAAGCAGGATGCTAACGAAAAGGCTAGAGTTTTTGCTCTACGCCAACTGGAGTGTTTTTATATTAATGATTATATCTACGACCGATGTGAGGAAAGTACAGCTCGTAATCTGGGAGTAAATCCAGAAACAAATCCTCCTGCTGTTGCTGATATAGTTAAGAAAACTTCAGGTCAAAGTGTAGCAGTACCTCAGGGGTTTTTCACGTCTACGGTAAGTCCTGAGGAAGCTAATCAATTAGCATCTCAATTAGTATCGTATCTTCTGGAGTGTTGTTTTATTAGCAAACCTGTAACTGTAGAGTGTGGTCCGTACACGCTAGGAGTAGATGAAGAAGGAAATCCTATATACCCGAAGGATGAATATGGAGAAGACATAATTGTACAACCGTCGAAAGAAGCTTCTCCAGTCTTCAGTATGTCTCTGGAGGCTGGTAGAGTTATAGGATGTACATACGACGGGTATACGCAAGAGTCTGTAGACGAGCAAGCCAGAGGACTGCTAGATGGTGTACTTCAGTGTTATTATTGTAACACGCGTATATTACCCTCGTGCGTACCTGGCTGGGTGAGACAGGCCTGTAGTCCTGGGGGTCTGCGCGTAGATGGTTGGCCTGGAGGAGTATACACTTTGAGTGTTCCTCTTGACATCCATGCCGAGGTAAGTGATCCATTCTCTAGCGATCCAGAGACTACAGTAGTAGGTATAATTAATCCGTACGAGTCTGTCAGGGCAGGGAAGGCTGTACTTGAGGATACTAATAAATGGTCCACAAACGCTTCTGTAGGTATTGAGGCTGACACTGTATGTGCTGCTGAGTGGGAGCAGACGCAGCAACTTGCATTTACTTCGTCACTGACTACTGTACTGGAAGTTTCCGAAAACTGTCCTTATGTTAATGATGAAGTAGTGGCCGCATGTGCCGCAGATGACCCTTATGCTAAAGATCCGATAGATCCTACTCCTAACCCGGATAATCTTCCTGAAATGTATTCGTCGTATAGAGTGGAAGGTAAAACTCCAGATAACAAACCTTACATATTCTATACAGAGTTCATTCTTGCTGATGTAACTTCGTACGACGCTACATCAGGAGAGTTTATCTACACACTATCAGAGGAGCTATCTTCTCCTGGTATTGGGGCTACTATTACGGTGCCTGAGGGGACATTTACAGTAACATCATCTGACGTACCTGCTGGAGGAGATCCTAAGGCTTATGCTAATCAGTTGGCAGAAGAGTTTGCCCTATCGATGTTGTATTGTGTGTTCGGTAATAGGTATACAGCCGGAGCGTGTACTACAACACCTATACAGAGACCAGTAACAAGGTCGTATCTCAACCAGTATGCCTGGAGTACAGGTAAGGGATTATCTGCGGATGGACTCACTAAATTCTCCACAAAATCCAGTGAGCCTATTACAGTTCCTCCTAATGTATTTACATCCAAGACCAGTCTACAGGATACACTGGACCAGGCAGAAAACTTTATATTAAGTTTAATACAATGCACGTATTGTAACGATCCTGCTCGCGCTAGCTGTAATGGATCTTATCAGCAGTTATCGGAAGCTTACCTACCGAGGTGTGCTGTATTTGCCTCGACTAAGGAAGAAGCTAACGCTATGGCGCAGGCTATGGTTCAGTCTATGGTGGCGTGTATTGATATAGTTACAATAACACCTACCGTAGGCCCACCCGGTCCGGTAGGACCTGTAGGTCCATCGGGTCCCCCAGGACCGACGGGGCCTCCAGGACCTCCTGGTCCCCCAGGACCTCCTGGTAAGGACGGCAAAGATGGTAAGGACGGTGAAGGCGGAGAAGGTGGTGGATGCGGAAATTGCCAAGGAGTTTATTCCTGATTAATTAATTTGCTTGATAGTTGCATGGGTGTGCGTTAAAACACATCCATGCAATCTTATATACTATGTATTGTATTGGCTACGCTAACGGCCGCATCTTTAGTAATGGCATGGACGCTTACAGAGTTTCCTGTGCTGTTTTTTAATTTTATCCTGAAACCACTTGGTTATAAAAAAAGCTCGAAGTTTTGGGATGATATAGCTCCTAGTACTACTACCAGAGAAGATTTCCTGGATGCCATATCCTGGAAGTCAGAGGACAGGCCTCATTATCTTTTGGCAGATTTGTTATCGTGTCAGTACTGTCTATCGTTCCATGTGGCGTTCTGGTGCACATTGGTGTATTCTGTTATATTTGGTGTGTCTCCATTTACAGCTGTACTTGGTGCTTTAATAGAACCTATTATTATTAACATTCTGATCAAACATGCAAAATAATACATCTTTAGGAAAGACTATTGCTAACTTAACATCACGCGGTATAGGGTATGATATTGTTAAAGAGCCTGTACTGGACAAAGATGGTGTTCAGCTGATAGATAGTCACGGACAGCCCGTATTTAGTAATAGGATTATTATTAAGAGTGTACCTCCTGAGGAGGCCGAACTTAATAGATTTTATACACTGCAAATCCCGTGCTGGTTTGGGGGCTGCGAAGAACTGCGTGCTGAGTATAAGGAAGCACTTGAAAAAGCACACAAAGGCCCAGATGGTACCTGTACTGACTGCGAAAAAGGCGCTATAATGAGAATGTTCGCAGATCGCGTAAAATTAGCTATTAAGAACTCAAAAAGTGCCAAGTGATATCCCAGGGTTAGATAGGTATCCTGATTTAATGCGTCAGGCTAGAGCTGAATTAAATAAAACGTCCTCCTGTTGTGGTGGACGCCAGCGTGTGCTGCGAAAATATTCTGTCCTGGTAAGTAATAGAAATCGAGAAGAGCATGAGCGACGTAAAATCATACCCCACGGAGGAAGTAGTAGAGCCTCTACTGTCAATATCTGACGTAGTAGGTATTGAAGCACCTGAACCGTTAGAAGATATTACAACACCCGAGGATAATGATGTAAGTTCATTGTCTCCGTACGAGAAGTGGCAGCTGTATAAAGATGCAGACTCTTTGTACGAAGTTACTAAGTCTTTACGTCCTACTATTGATTCTGTAGTGGCGTCACTGGGAGGTACAGGGAATCCTCAAATTGCCGCAAAGGCACGTGTAATTGCAGCCAAGGCTGTCCAGGCGTATGACCCGTCCGTAGGAGCAACGCTACCTACCTGGGTATCGCAGCAACTTCGTCAGCTTACTCGAGATATACGAAAGAGTAATAACATGGTACACGTTCCTGATGGCGTACAGATGGACGGTTATGCACTATATCGTGCAGAAAAAGAATTCGAGGATGAACATGGACGTGAACCTACTGTAGAAGAGCTTGCTGATATATCACACCTATCAGTTAAGCGTATTAAAGATGTTCGCACTAAGATGCGTCCTATAGTGACGGATGCAGGTACAGAAAGTGAAGATGGGTCATCACTGCTGTCTGTGGAGAATTCAGATTATACTCAAGATGCTTTGGATTATGTTTATGCAGAGTCTGACAGGAACGACAAAAAGATTCTAGAGTATACGGTAGGGTACGGAGGTGCTACACCACTGGATACTAAGCAGATCATGCAAAAGCTGAAGCTGACTCCTGTACAGTTATCCAGGCGTAAGGCAAGATTGTCCATGCGGATAAATGAGATAGTAGATGGGTTATCCTCAGTATGAGTATTTTGTCAGATAAAAGCGCGAAGCAAGAAGCTGTACTTAAGGAGGTAACAGCTATAGCCTCAGGTACAATTCCTCACATCAAGCCTACTATTTATAAAAAAGAAGACTTGAAGGAGATAGAGAGTGCTTATAAAAGTGCAAAAGAGAAAGCTAAGAATTCAGACAAAGTAGGCGATATCTGTAAGGCTATATTTACTACAGCCAACTACAGAGATGCTGTGTACGCAACGAGAGGCCGTAAGTATATGCGAACTGCCGGACTTAACGGTAAGGCAAGAGCCGCGTGGGGAAGATTTGAAGGTTTAGATTGGATGGAGCGATGAGAGATATAAAGATTATATTTGATGGAGATGCTTCTACTATTGATCTCAATTACCTAGTAGAGGATAAGAATTTATACGAGCAGAAAGTACTCGTAAATATGGTTACTGAGAATGGGTCTGATAAGATCTTTCCTAGCCGCGGTACTAAAATGTTAGCCGAGTCTATAAACGGTAAAGTGTACAGTAGGACAGGTACGGTACACATAGGAAATTTCGCAGCTCTAGATACCATATACTTTATACGCAGTACTGATCCTGAGGATATCGCGGAAGAGAACTATACACTACGTGATATTAACGTTGATGGTATTTCGTATAACAGTAAAGACCATGCTCTGAACATGTCTGTGCAGATAGTCTATAAGGACGAAACGACCACCGAAGTCGTTGCTGATCTGCCTACATTAAGTTAAAATAAAAACGTGGCTACAGATTTTATTTCAACATATGTTCCAGCTTTCGTGGAACTTACTCCGGAGGAAGTTGCCAATTGTCGTGAAAGACTGGCAACTTACTTTCGTACAATGTTTGCTGATATAGATACAGCTCCAAATACAGTTGTAGGTGACCTGGTAGTAACGCCGCAAGCATTTCAAATCGCTGCGTTGGAACGCGGTATGGATAGATTTTTATCTGACCTGGACTTGGGTAATGTTGCTAAAAATAATATCTATAACTGCGATTTCGTTAATGAGTATTTAAAAAATTTTGCAGTAGTCGATTCTTATGAGCTTCGTGCCAGCGGGGTAGTGCGTTTAGTATTCTCCAAAGACGAAGCTTATACATTGGATAGAGGTACTCAGTTCAAAATTAACGATGCTATATTCTCTATTTATTTACCTAATAACGGTAAATATTACATAAATCCTGTAGGTACTCCGTTAGAAGTTGGTAAAAACGGTACAGTGCTTATAGATAGCGGCTCTGATTCTTATTTCGCTGACATCCCTGTGGTTAGCAATATAGAATCTGATGTTGATATTGTGGCAGGTACAGAAGTTGCCATCAATGTTGTACTGAAGAACCTCGGTGCAGCTCACGCACTGATAGATTTTAATAAGGGATCTTCCACCAACTCTACAGCAGAACTAGCTGAGCGTGCAAGACATACAGTGTATTCCGCTTCACTTAACACTCGTAACGGTGCTATTCGTTATATTGAAGCCAATTGTCCTTTCGTAGAGAGTACGTATGCTATTCGCGACGGAGACATGGAAATGCTCAGAGGATTTAATAATTTGGGCGTTGCTGAAGGTTGCATGGATGTGTATGTCAGATCTAAGAGCTATGCGTTTGAAGAGGAGCAAGTTGTACGCCTGACATATAATCCCGATAAGGACGAGTTTGAGGGAGAATTTAATTATACAGGACAGCCTTATTATATAGATAGCATAACGCAACCCCAGGCTACCGGCGGAATTTCGTATGCTAATAACATAGAACATACTATTACTGCTGTAAACACAAAGGGGTTGGGAGCTAGAGGAGCTTACACGGAGTACGAAAAACTGTACATAACTATTCCTAATCAGAAGGTTAACGATACATCCGTATTTAGTATTCAGACTACTCCGGAAGGTGAGCAGTATGCTTTATTTACTGTAAACTATCACACAGATCCTCTCTTAAAAGATATAGCTGCTACGTTATACAATTCAGATTACACACCAGTAAACGTTAGCCTTCTTGCCAGGGGATTCATTCCTGTTATCATCAATAAGTTCAATGTAAGGTATGTACGTAAGAGTGGTGTAGTACCTGATCTGGAAACTGCCGAGAAAGATATTCGTAGTTATATGGACGGTCTTGGAGCTCCTAATGCTTACGCAGATTCTGAGATCGCTAGAATTATGGGAGAAGCTGGTGTGAAGTACATGGCAGGTATCGACGTGTATGCTACAGTTCAGTGGTCTTTAGGTGACTATATCACACCGTTAGGATCTGACCAAAAAGAAGATGCCGTACCCACTAAAAAGAACACCACAATAACAACCTCTCAAGGACTTCGCGTAAAGTACCCTGGTTCTAGTTCTACTGACGCATCTTCTATGTATGCTTGTAGTATCAGAAATACGCGTTACTACATGCTTGATACCGCGATAAGCTTCACAGAGGTTAAAGAAATGTAATTCGTATGGAGAGCGTTCAAGAAGTAGCTTCGATGTTATCTAGGGCTGGTTCTTTTTATTATAAGAACCTGTCTGCTGACGGTATGACTATTGCTCGGAAACTCACTCAGTTATATTCTAATTGTAGGGTTTTTGAACAATTGAAAGCTGCTGGAGAACTTACTCTGTCTGGAGGTTATTTCAACGATTTTGGCATTGTCATACAATTCTCTGATAAAGACATAGACTACTTCGGAGTAAAGGAAGCACTTCAAGAACGTCCTGTTAAGAACGAGCTGACAATCAAAAGTCACGTAGCACTTGCTAACCAGGATAATAGAATTCTCACTGAACTGGACAGGGAAGCTAGGTTAAAGTCAATTTTGTCTTTCCCTTATCTGTCAGGCGATGAGAGTTCTTCTGGCATGCCTGTAGCTTCTAGAGATTCTTTACAGTATGGACTGTATATTGATAAGGATATATTCGTATCGTCTATAAATACTGAGGATGGTTCCCTATTACTTAATGGTATAGATTTCGAAGCACACTTCGGCGTTATTCTATTCAAAACTAATCCGTACGTCTTATTCCCTAAAGGTAAATTTCTAGCAGCATCCATAACTAGAAGACGCAGAAACATTCTATCGTTTGTACTGGGTGTAGATGAAGTGTATGGACCTATTGATAGAATTATGGAGTATTATCGAGTAGCGCAGTCTCCTAAAACATTTTATTACGCGGCCGCACAGGCTATAGGTATGTGCGTCGTACCAGAAGACTGCGTAGTGACTTCTGTAGAGCCTCTTCACAAGGGTTACGCTTATATCACCACCATAGGAAAACTGGATGCTCCATACAATCACACACCTTATAGTAATGGAGACGTTATTACCAGAAACACGGTAATAGGAGGTAATGAATTATTCGATATAGTACTACCTGGGGAAAGTCTTCCTTCTGGTTTGGGTAGTGTCAGTCTGGATTACTTGTTACCTGTATCCGGTCTAAGTGCTCCAAATTCAACTATATCTATTTCATCTGGAGGAGTATTCTCTCCTGCGTTCGAAGGATCCGCTTCTGCTAAGGCTAAGTATCTGGAGTTTGTTAAAGCACAGAACGGAGGAGAGCTTCCTGTCAGTACCGAAGGTTCTACTAACGCCATAGACTATGTACGTAACACTATGGCCCCTAGAAGATGCGTCATACTGCGCATTAATAATAGCAGAATGTACAGTGATATGCAGATGCGTCTAGAACGCTTTATCGAGCGAGAACTACCTATAGGTGTGGTGTTATTAAAAGAAAACATGGTACGTGATTTCTAATATGGAAAAACCAACTATCAAATTAATCAGAGAGGCTACTACTGTTAACACGAACGCAGTATGTTATAAAAATTGGCCTATTCGTGTTACGGCAGAGTCCACAGTACCAGGATTGGACGCTAATATCTTTGTGTATCATGCCGCAGATCCCAATGATCCTATCCAGGGAGATGAGTTTAGCAATGTAGCCTCCCTTCAGGACATGGAATCTCTACCTGTAGGTGCTCCGACTCCTGTTGATGGAGATCTTACAGAGAATTACGTACCATTCTACAGAACTAATAGCGTGGAGCTGGATTGTCACAATCTGGTAGAAATGGAAAGAGTGTGGAGCGTTATAAAGAGAGATACGTCTACACTCGTGCATGAGTACAAGGCATCCCTTACACTGAAAGAATCTGAAACCTACCTAGCTTAATTATGAATAACGGTGTTTATGCTTTGCCAGGCTTTATGGCACCAGCAGCCAAGAACTGGAAGAGTCAGCTTTTAACTAACGAGGACGGTTCAGTTAAACTTTGTGTGTATGTAGGTAAACCTGGGACAAAGGTTTATTATTCATTAGGTATACCTGGGTGGAAGTGGGGCTTTATTAAGGATGCTCAGTATTTCATTGATAAGAGATATCCTCAGGAGGTTATAGACGAAGTTAGTAAGTTTGCTGATTATCTGGACGAGGAGGTAACTGCACTGCCGCCCGGAGCTGTAATACCTGATATTATAATCAATGGGTGGCCTGTACCTATCACAGAATCTCCCATAGAGGGTAAGGTATACTGGATTCTTAATATTCCTAAGTTTATTTTACCAGCTGGAGACACGGAGGTTCAGATAAGTGCAAATGGTAAACTCATTAAGTACATTATATCCAGACCGGATTTTTCAATTCACCATAAATCTCAGCGAAGTATACCACATTCTTTTAGATGAGCGTATATGGATACTTTTCAATAGAAGAGTATGATGAGTTAAAAGCAAGTTTAGATTTAATAAACAAAACGATAAGTAATAAATTAAATTTACTATGACACATAATACAACCCGTTCACACAGAGCGGGTTGCTTTATATAGTGACATAAACGTATAAAAAGACACTTGCGCTATATATCTAAGTTGCCATAAGATAAACAGCACTTATGACAACAGATACATTTGCACAGAATAAATTGCCGGAGACGATCGTTAAGCGAAATGGTACTGAGGATCGTTTTGATCGAAGCAAGATTAGCATGGCTATCTATAATGCCCTGCGTGCTACAGGAGAATATGAGGATGTAGATATTAACGAATTTACAGGAAAACTTCTTAAGAGCGTTCTACGCGAGCTCAAGACCCGTAACGACGGTAAACTTCACGTAGAGGACGTCCAGGATATCATCGAGGACAAGCTGATGGATAAGGGTCTGCATAAGACTGCCCGTTACTTCATCAAGTATCGATTCCTGCATAAGATTAATCGCGATAAGGTAGAGGGTACTACTCTGGTGGATTGTAATCAGACTACTGAAGAATATATCGGTTTCTCTGACTGGCGTATCAAGGCCAACGCTAATACTACCTACTCTAATGCCGGCCTGGTAAATAACACCGCTGGTAAGGTTGTAGCTAACTACTGGCTTGATAAGATCTATTCTCCTGAGGAGGGTGCAGCTCACCGTAATGGCGACTATCACATTCACGACCTGGACTGCCTCACCGGTTACTGTTTTACTGGAGATACTCGCGTGGCTCTACTCGACGGTACGAACCCCACGTTTACAGAACTTGTAGATATGTACGGGGAAGGCAAACCTTTCTGGGTTATTTCTCGCGATAAGGACGGAAATATTGTCCCTGGAAATGCGCACCATCCGCGATTGATTAAAAAGAATGCTGAGCTTATGGAAATTACTATTTCCGGCGGAGCTAAGATCGTATGCACACCTGACCACGAATTCATGCTGCGTGACGGCTCCTACCGTCAGGCTAAGGACCTGCGTTCTCGCGAGTCTCTTATGCCGTTTTACAGCTCTAAGAAGGGGGCAGGGTATGTATTTGTACGTGATGCTAAGAAAGGTATCGCAGAGTACTTGCATCGTCTCGTTGGTGCCTGGAAGGAAGGTATTACCGACATGCGAGGGCTCGTAGTACATCACATAAATGGCAACAAATGCGATAATCGTCCTGAAAACCTGGAAGTAATGGTGGACGGAGAGCATAGGGCTATGGAATTAGCAGAAACGATGACTACAGATGTATGGAAGAGCGCTAATAATGCCAGATTGCAGGAGTATAATCGAAGCGAAGAAAAGCGTCATGCGGTATCTGAGTTTGCTTCTAAGCGCGAACGTAACGAAAAGGGAGAGTTCTACAATCACACTGTAGTATCCAAGCGTTACCTTGAGGATCTTCAGGATGTGTATTGCTTGACCGTGGACGAGCACGAGAACTTTGCCCTTGAGGCTGGTGTGTTCGTACACAACTGTGCCGGTTGGAATCTTCGTACTCTCCTGTCTGAAGGTTTCAATGGTGTGCGTAGTCGAGTGAACAGTCGTCCTCCCAAGCATTTCCGTGAGGCTCTGGGACAGATGGCCAACTTTTTGGGAATCCTGCAGTCAGAGTGGGCCGGTGCACAGGCATTCAGCTCCTTTGATACATTCCTGGCCCCTTACGTATTCCGAGATAAGCTTCCCTATACCGAGGTGAAGAAGGCAATTCGTAGTTTCGTGTACAACCTGAATGTACCCAGTCGTTGGGGCCAGAGTCCCTTCACCAACGTCACGATTGACTGGACGGTTCCCGCTGACCTCAGAGAGGACATGCCTATTCGTGGTTGCGTGCATCTTTTCGATGATGTTAAGGAAGATCCTGAACTTATCGAGAAGGCTAAGGAGCGTGGTGTAGCATCCCCTGACGACATGTCTTACAAGCACTTCCAGCCTGAGATGAATGTTATTCAGAAGGCATACTACGAAGTGATGACTGAAGGCGACAGTACTGGTCAGCCGTTCACTTTCCCCATCCCCACCGTGAACATCACCGAGGACTTCGACTGGGAAGGTGAGAATGTACCTATCCTGTTCGAGAACGCTGCTAAGATTGGTTCCTCCTACTTCCAGAACTTCATCGGCTCTCAGTACAAGCTCGATGAGAATGGCAATCGTGTAGAGGACGAGGAAGCTTATAAGCCTAGTGCTGTACGTTCCATGTGCTGCCGTTTGCAGCTCGACTTAACAGAGCTTCGTAAGCGAGGTAATGGTCTGTTCGGTTCTGCAGAGTCTACAGGTTCCATCGGAGTAGTTACCATCAACCTGGCGCGTCTCGGCTATCGTTTCAAAGGCGATAAGGAAGGTCTGTACAAGGAGCTGGATCGTCTTATGGATATGGCTAAGTCTACACTGGAGAAGAAGCGCAAGCTGATCGCTGAACTGTATGATCGTGGTCTGTATCCTTACACAAAGCGCTACCTGCCTGGTGGTTTCATGAACCACTTCTCCACTATCGGTGTGAATGGTGGTAATGAGATGATTCGTAACTTCACAAACGATGAGCAGGACATCACTACGGCGTGGGGTGCTAAGTTCGCGGAGGATCTTCTGAATCACATTCGTGAGCGTATGAAGGAATACCAGAAGGAGACCGGCAACCTCTACAACCTGGAGGCCACTCCTGCAGAAGGTACTACTCACCGATTCGCTCGAGAAGACGCCAAGCGTTATCCGGACATCATTCAGGCAGGTAAGCCCGGTCAGAACTATTACACTAATAGCTCTCAGCTGCCCTCCTGGTATACGCAGGATCTGTTCCGTGCTCTAAAGATGCAGGATAACCTTCAGACACGTTACACGGGCGGCACGGTGTTCCACATGTACATGAACGAGGCTATCTCCTCCCCGGAGGCCTGCCGCGACATTGTGCGCAAGGTGCTCACCAACTTCAAGATGCCCTACATCACGGTCACGCCGCTCTTCTCCGTGTGCGAGAAGCACGGCTACCTCCGTGGGCAGCACGATCACTGTCCTCTGTGCGATGAAGAGATTATCGCTAAGTACTCAGAATAATTTTGGTTGTTATAAGTAAGTAACTGACAGCATACCCGTGATCCCTCTAAGTGGTTGCGGGTATGCTAATTTTTACAGATAATGGTAGTATGGGAAATCAGTATGCTATGGAGGCGTATATAAATAAGTACAGAGAAACAGGTCATCCTGTAATGCTTTAATATTGGGTTAGCTTTATAAATTTTAATAGACTACAATAGTAATATGCCTTTAGATTTCGATTTAAACGATCCAGTTACAAGTGCAACCCTGGCTGCTACCGGCGGTGTGTCACTGACAGGATCGGCTTATCTACATTCCCTGTTGAAGAAAAACAAAGAAGCTTTAAATAACTGGGATAAAGCTACTATAAAACATTGGGATTCGTCCCCGGCCTATTTTTCTAAAGCTACTAACAGGTGGTTGCAGACTTCTCCAGAGATGGCTGACAAGCTGCTAGATACTTACGTAACAAACGCACGTTCTATGGCTTCTCAGACCGAAGGTCCAATTAGTCTTGGTAAGACTATAGGGGCTCTGAAGCGAGTACCTAATACCTTCAAAAAATGGTTTGGTGGTGAAGGTACATTTGACAATGAAGCTCAAAAACTTAAATACGAGAAGTTATCTAATCCTAACGTAAGTTTAGGAGAGCTAAAGTCGCACTTGTTAACAGATGTCGTTCCTAACCACAGCGCACTTAACGGTGATATAAGTAAATCTTACAGCGAACAGATGCGCAACGCCCTCAATAGCCTTCCAGAAGACGCTAGAGCTATTATAGGGAACTCTAGTAGTATTGCAGACAAGTACAAGGCACTGAAAGCTTTACCAGACAAGGCAGGATTAAACTACCTGGAGGATTTTGTTCTAGGATCTAGTGATATCCACCCTGGAGCTGCTAAGTTCGTAGGAGGTGGTGTTATAGGAAAGATAGATCCTGCTACTGGTAAATTTACTGACTCCACACTTCACGCAGGGTTGATGAAACGTCATAAGCAGAGTCTGGGCAGGATAATGCGCTTTGCGGATGCTGCAAATAAAATAGGAGCAGGAGCTAAAGGATTAGGCGCAGCATTGGGTCTGTACGGATTGGGTAGTTATTTTGGAGGTTTAACTAAGGACGCCTCAAGCGCAGCTGCAGATAAATCCGAACTTGCACGACTGATAGATAAATTAAAAGGTGCGCCTTCTGAGGAATCGGATGAAGCTGCACGACGCTTATTGGGATTCTTAGAAGCCGGTGCCGGGGCAGGTATAACTTCTTTCGCAGGTTCTAACGCTATAGACAACGCTAGGCAGCTAATAGCTGACCAGAAAAAAATACCTAATCTTAATGTAGGTTTTAGCTACGGAGCTCTTCCTGAGATAGGTGACGGTCACAAAGCTCCGGCAAGTCATATACGACAGATACTTGAACGTTATGTCGATAAATTACCCGAAGGACATGAGCTAAAGGGTAAAATTATACGAGATGCTAATGGTAATCCTGTCTTAAACGAGTACGGCTTTGCTAAACGTGAGGGAGGTATTCAATTTGAAGACTTGGTGCATAAAGCACACGGAATTACGCCTAATCACGCAAAAGACTACAATATTATTTATAATACTGGGCTAGGGCAGGCCGTACCTCATCAGCTGCACAGTCCTAATACTTTCCACAATAAAGAGTACGCAAGTGATACTGCTAAACTCGTTAAAGGAGATGCTCAAGCCCTAAAGCATTACATCACCGATACTCCTTATATTAATGCTAAAGGCTTACCACAGATGGGCGCCACAGCGGGTCCTGGTTTTAGTGATGATTTGTTCAGACTGCAGGGTCACGGTTACGGATACATGACTGAGCAGGACGTATTAGGTTATGGTAAAATTCCTACAGATATGCAGGATTTGTTCATGCGCAGACCGCTGCTGCCTGGAAAATTTAAGAATTTGGCCCCTGATGTAGTAGGCACACCTTTCATAAATCCGGCCACTCTCGATAACATGAATAAGTATGTAACTCGAGAGGAGAAGTTAGGACGTCTTAAGGAACTTATAGACGCTTGGGATCCGAAGGATGCTGCTACTAAAGATAAAGTATCTAAGATTTACGACGCCATTAAAAAGGGTAAGCGTGTTGTTACTATTGCTGGATCTGGTAGAGGAGACTACGTAGGTAACAGAACTTTACACTTATTAGATTCCTTGGACCGCATGGGAATTAATAACGTAGAGGTTGTGCCTCTTATGGGAGGCTACACAGGATCCAAGACGTTACACGCAGATGATAGAGCACATCTGATAGATTCCCTGGCAAAAGCAGATAACAAAGGTCGCGTAACATCATTCGGCAGACTTGATAACGAGACGTACACCTTGCTGCAACAGATATCTGATATAAATATGGCCACGTCAGGTCAGATGGGTGTATCAGAGTCCGCTAATGCAGGTAATTTACAAATTCTTCCAGAGGAATGGATGGATAGTGGACTGAAAGGTCAGCATGCTGATATGCAGAAATTCCAGCGTAATGTATGGAATGATATCTTACGTAAAAATGGACGTAAACCTGCAACTACAGGAAGTGCTGCAGATTTCCTTGAAGCCTGGGGTGCTATGGGAGGAAGTACGCCTCAGTTGTCCGACTGGAACGGAGGTACTCTGCAACAGTACCATAAGGTAATGCCGGATGTATTTAAGCAAATTAAAAACTACAAAGGAGACATTCGTCCTGGTGTAGCTCAGTACTATAGAAATTGGGGTGCGTCTGATGACAGCATCAACCTGCTTAAGCAGAAAATAGATACAGACTATATAGCAGATCTCCTTAAGGACTCTAATAAAGCAAAGTTGGCAGAACTCAACAGAAAGGCATTTGATGCTGCATCGGCTAATAGAGCCAAGCTTACAGACGCTCATAAGGCTTTGGCCGAAGATATGGTAAGCACGCTAAAGAACAATATCAGTAAACCGAAGTTAAAAGCACTACCAGGGTTAATAGGCAATACTCTTGGGACAGGAATTGGAGCTTACGGAACTATTCACGGTATCAAGAGTATATTTAATCCTAATAACTACAAACTTAACTTAACATTATGATAAAGAAAGCATATATAGATCCTATTACAGATTATTTACTACATGATCCTGACTATATAAGTTCCAGAGGTGCTGTCGGTAGAGGTTCTCTTACTTTGGGAGGTATACTAGGCGGCGGTTACTTAGCGCATAAAGGCGCTGACATGTTTAATAATTTATCTAAACTGACACACCACCCTACTTTAACGGGTAGGAATAAAATAATAGCCATGTTGGGCGGTGCGGGTCTGGGTGGTGTTCTGGGACATACTACTGGCAATAAACTATTTAAATATACTGACTCAGAAAAAATAACAAAAGGTTTAAGGAGAATAACGGACCAGCTAGAAGAAAATAATAAAATAGCTCTTAAATCTCTGGAGGCCCAGGTTGGTAAAAAATCTCCAGCGGAAGTAGCTGGAGGAAAGGCATCATCGCTGTGGGATAACCTAACGTCTAAGTTACGTCCAAAGTCTAATTACGAGAAATTTAAAGATTCTAGCAAAGAAATGCTAAATTCACTCAAAGACACTGGCGTAAATGGTTGGGAAGCGTTGAAGGATGTAGTCTCTTAATAGCTAAATTACAATTTAAATTTACAAAAACTCTCAACAACAAAATGTTGAGAGTTTTTGTATTATTGTAAATTTCAATTTATACTCTTATTATGGAAAGTTTTTTAGTAGCTAACACAGTATTAGCTCCTATTATTAGAGATCCAGAACAAATAAGCCTTCTGGGCTCAGCAGGTAGAGGTGCTGTAGCTGATGTGGGAGGACTTACAGGTTTGGCTGGAGGTTACGGGGCTGGTAGCGTGATAGCGAAACTTTTGAAACTGAAAACAGGAGGTGATGCGGACGCGATTGCTAGAGTTTTACCTACACTTGCAGGTTTGTTTGTAGGGGAAGACGTCGGTTATAGGCTAGGTGATAAGATGTTTAGAGCTAAAGCTAATAAGCCCAGTAAAGGTCAGTGGGAGGATATGAAAAATACAACAACAAAACTGTGGGACTACATAACCTCCGGAGAAGGTTTAGTGTAACAAAAATAAAACCGGCTCACTTAAGGGCCGGTTTTATTATTTATACAAAATTATATTTTACTCGGAAGCCTCTACAAGTTTCTCTACAAGTTTTTTACCAAATATAGGAAGTGCCGGTAAAGATGCGTCCATTATGTATGTAGGCAGTCCTATAAATGCTTTAAGTTTTCCTCCCATACCAAGCTTCTTTAATGCAAGAGCTCCTCTAGCAGACGCAAGAGTCTCTTCCGCGACAAGTGGAGCACCAGCTCCAAGTCCGGCCAAACCTGTCGCTAGCGCAACATCGTCGTTTCCTAAAAGAGTGGCACCAGTTGAAACGGCTCCTAAAGCCGGAGCTCCTAACCGTGCAGGGATAGCCATACCACCAATCAGAAAAGTATTAGCACCTATACGTCCGCCAAAAAGTTTTCTATAAAGCTCATTATTTTTGGCATGACCATACTCGTGTGCAAGAACCTGAGCTCGAGGTATCTGCGTTTCTCCCCAACCTATAGTACCTTTAATATTATCAGTGCTCTTTATCGCAGGTTGAAAGTACGCATTATTCCTTATAGAAGGCTTCGACTCGAGAGTATACCCTTCTGATTTAAGAAACTCAGTAAATTTTAGCGAATCTAGCAAGTCTTGAGCGTCATCGATATTCTTAATGTTTTTAATCGACTCTACATCGGTAAACATATCCGGTAATACCTTCTTCGCATAAGCCGGGAGCAACTGTTTCTGAATAAGATAGCCTGGCGCTAACGCTCCAATACCCTCAGATACAGGAATACCTGGCGATTCATTACCTGTTATCTTTTTGAATACATCTGAAAGGTAATTTTTCGCGTCTGTTGCTTTATCCTCTATACTATCTAGTAAACTCATATTTTTATTATATTTTAATTTTATAAATTAGTATACTGAGCTTCATGCTTTTCCGTTAATAGTTATATCCGCGCTTAAAGGAATTTGACCGCTCTTGATAGCAGCCATTGCAGCTTGCTCTGACGGAAAATCAATAGGAGTTGTTTTAGGTGATGTTGCTGCTGTATACAATCCTAGAACTTGCTCCTGCTTAGGTAAAGGTACTAACTTATCCTGATCTCTATTAGAGAATGGGAAAGTAGATGGCATAAGTTTTTCTTTAGCTTCTTTAACAGCTGACGGAGAGGCCGGTACGTGTACATTGATAGTGTCCCCGTCAAAATCAGCGCCGAGACCAGTCGTAACAAACGGATTAATAGCGATAGCGTTACCGTCTGATATTAATTTAGGCTTAGCAGCAAGCACACTGAACTTATGCCAGGCTGGAGCGCGTGAATACACAACAGGGCGAACTTCCATCTCTTTCTCCAATGCTCTCTTTGCGTGTTCGTCACGATCTTTCGTATGTTTAAGAGCTTCTATGTCACTCATACCAGACATACGTAAGCGTCTTTGAATGTAGGGAGCATACACTTTGAAAGCAATAGACTCAGGTATTCCGATATCATCAATGCCGTAATCAGGATCTACAACAATAGTAGAGCGACCGGTACTATCCTGGTTCTTGGATAGCATTTTTCGCTGGAAGAAAGAATGCTTTGCTGTCTTACCAGTCAGTACGCTAAGGAATCCCTTAATGTCTTTTGCTCTAGTTTTTGGCTTTACAGCATCACCATACCCGTACACACTTCTCACAGCATCGTACATGTCCAGACGTGATTGTCCTGAGTGACTATCCCCAAAGATAGATCTCTCTTCCTTATGCGCCTCCATTAAGTCCCAAAGATCTTTATACAGCACATTGGCGTCGCCAGGAATAAAGCTTCCTCCCATTGCTGAGAAGGGTCTGTACTTAGGCGGAATGACTGGTACCGCTTTGATCATATAATCTGACGGTTCCAGTCCATTTCTTTCCAAGCCTTCGGCAATACGTAAAAGAGCAACCGCAGCAGGGCGCTTTGTTTTCTTACCCTCTTTAATAGTTTCCCTAGCTTCTTTCTTTACTTGCTCCATATCAATTTTAGACAGAGCATATGCAATAGCTTCTGGTCCCGTCTGAGGGCCGTCGTCTTCTTCTGTATCGACCATTCGCACTGAAGCTTTTTTCTCTTCACTCTTTTTAAGCTTCTTTCTGTTTTTCTTCGCGACATTAAGAGCAATAGCTACAACCTGGTTATGTGAAGCGTCAGGCTTGTCTTTTTTGAAGAATCTTATAAGTTCTCCTACGTCAGTTGTTTCCGGTATAGGCATGATTATATTATACATAAATTGACGTACAGCATATAGGGCATTGCTGTAAGTGCTTTTCTGTATATATAATTTCTTTATATGAGTACTCAATTAAATGTAACTTCTAACCTGCGCGGCTTATCCAATGCGCTTGGATTAGAGAAGAAAGCTGCGCAACTGTTAAGAAACAGCATCAAGCCTTTAAGCCAGGTGCCGAGACCATTCGCAGTATGCAGAAGATAGTCGCTAAAGCTCCTAGAGCTAGAAGCGGAGCTCTGTCACCTACCAAGATGGTCAGCTATATTACTAATAATAGTTCCAAGCTTTTCTAAAGTTTCCCCATCAGTGCGCTTTGCCGAATTAGCCCGAGATAAAGCTTACAAAGCCGCCGACAGGGCGCACAAAGCGTTGATGCGTTACGCTGACCGTATCAGTTCCGGAGAAGTTGACGCGCTTAATCCTGCTACACTGAAGAGAATGAAACAACTGGAAGATAGAAAGCGGTCCATTTTGGATGCTGCTGCTCATACAAATGGCAACTTTGCGTCTCTGAAAGAAATGAACCCGTTTTATAAATCTAATCCACTGCCTAATAGGTACGTGTAATTATTTGCATTATATAAATAAAACGAACTCTGGGGGAGTCCTCAGGGTTCGTTGTTTATATGTGATGTGTAATAGAGATTAAATATAGTGAAAAAAAATCCGCACGTATGTGCAACTTCACACCTACTAATTATTATTAGTTACGATTTCTTTTTTCTTTTTCTGCGCAGATACTCTTCTCGAGAAATACCGTTCCAATTCATCTTATCAAAGAGAGCTGTATGCGGTACAGATAGTACGTCAGTTACCGCGTCGCCTAGCACAGGTACTCCTCCTGTAGCAGCCTGAGCTACCACATCAGAGGCAAGTTCCGCTGGAGTAGCTTTTACACTCTTAACTAGCTTTTTAACACCTTCCCAGTTACCAGTAGGATCAGGGCGTTCTTCTTTATACAGGCGTAGAAGTTCATTAGCAGCTCTGGTAAGCTTTGCAGGATCATCTATCTTGTGCAAATCTTCTACATCAGAAAACGCTAAATTTGTATTAGGAGATACAGCCCTACCTATAGCTCGTACAGGGCTAAGTACTGTCTCTGTAACAGCAGACACGGGAACTCCTATATATTTTGTTAATGCTCCGCGTACAGTGTTACCCCTATCTGTTAGCTCATCAGCTCTATCGAGCAAAGTCTTTGTGTCCTTATAATACCCTCCCTGGATGTGCAGTGGATGATTTTTCTCTTCGACCTTAATAGACTCTATGAGCTTTTTCTTATTACGCTTATTGGGCTTTTTTTTATAGTCCCTAACTTCCTTCTTCTCTTTAGAGGCATATTTAGTAAGTTCCTGTATTGTGTACGAGCTAAGCATGTTTATATTGTATAATAAACATAACACATTTTCGATGTCGACTGTATGAGTAACAACTTCAACAAGGTATTAAAAATATACAATAGCCTTCCCAAGGCACAGCAATTGTTAGTAGCTCCTAGAGGGAGATTTATAGATTCTCCTAATCTGTTATACAGACTGCTGGCAAATAAAGATAAAGGATTTGTAGAGTTATACAAACTGCCATCAGAAAAAAATAAAGCGTTTTTAACTGTGGCTGTAAGTCCTGACTCACAAGGCAAGGGTGTCGGCAAGCAATTAGTGCAGAAAGCTATAGAGGAAGCTAAATTAAGGAAAGACATTAATTCTATTATTTACAAGGTAGACAATAACAATATAGCTAGCTCGAAGTTGGGAGCTAGTGTTGGTACATTAAAAAATAAAACTCCTGATTTTACAGAGTACGAGATTGATACAGCAGGGTTAGAGAATAACAAAACAGTCCTGGATAAAGTGTCTCCAGAAAAACGAGCTCTCATCAAACGTATAATTGAAGCCTACAAGGATAAATACGATACAGATTTATCCTATATGAAGTTCGAAGATTCTCCTGTTGCATATTTCAACAACGGGAAAAAAGTGGGGGATGATTTTAACCTGCCATTCGGAGGTAGTTGGACAAAGAAAAAGAAAATATACCTGAACGAGAATATGGATGAGCCAATGAAGGCTTTCAACATCAAAGAAGATAAGGATACATTCACATCCAGGATTATAGCTCACGAATTAGCACACGAACTGTATAACAATCACGCTACGGACGCGTTTAAATCTGAGATAGCCGATCTAATTAAGACAAAAAAGTTTACAACTCCTTACCTAAAAACAGTTAATAAGGATAAGTTAGAAGAAGAGGCATTCGCTGAGTACTTAGCTGATTCTTTATTGTGAAATAATTACCTATTTCCTGTTATATAAATATGAGCGTAGTTATACGCCCCATAGATGTCCTGGTAGTTCAATGGATAGAACGGCTCTCTCCTAAAGAGCAGATATGAGTTCGATTCTCGTTCAGGATATGAGCACGTAAGTGCCGTTCATAACATATAGGTTGGATCATGGTAAAACCCCGCACTATCGAGTGATAGTGCGGGGTCATGATATTTAATCTAGATGTTATGATAAAACCAAAACATAAAACCCAACCTAAATACAATGAACATCAAAAATATCGTATCTGGTCTCTTCGGTAATAAGTCTAATGCGGCAGAAGCTTTCGAAGCAAATGCTTACGCTAATACAGTATGTCTTCTTACAGGCATATTAGAGAACATCCAGGATCTCACTCCTGTGATTGTTCGGTGTAAGACATCATACGGAGCTGACCGCAAGCAGCACATCAAGGGTGCCAGGTTGCTCGGATCCAGCCTGGTATGTCAATTACACTCATTGGTAACAACCTTTGCAAGTTATTCCACTGAGCCTATTACTAAAGTTGCACCTAGCACACCTCACGATATCGAGGCGTGGTGCAACGTAGTTCACGGTCACGTGGTACACTTGTTCGGGCTTACTGCCAAGCACGGCCGCGACATAGTAGCATGCGTTGAGGCACAGCGTACAATGAGTGCGTTGAACAAACTGCATGACGTTCTCATGGAAATGATGAACGAGTGCTGATTCGATCAGAACCATTCGGGGACTTCGGTCCCCGTTTGGTTCTCTTTTTAGCTCGCACGTCCTTGTCCTCTAAATCCGTATCAGTTACACTATACCCGATGTATTTGAACACTGTACTAGAGATCGTTACACCGCAGCTATTTGCTCAGACATACGCAGAGCCAGGAAGTATTGTCATTAATGGCGCTGATATGTACTGCACGTTTGCTAATGTAGGTAGATTCCGCATTCATGCAGGAGGATTCGTAGCTGATGATATTATAAGCAGTAACATCAAAGCTGGATCTGTAATAGACATGAAAGCTATGATGCGTACAAACGCGGGAGGATGGGAACTGACGTATAGAGAGGCTGTAGGGGCTATAGTAAGAAAGTTCAAAACAATTCTACCTGCTGGCGCTACAGATCAGACTGTGATAGATAGGATTGCTGATGAAGCTCTGAAGAAGAGAAGAGTGTTCAATGCCTGTGTGTGCAAATCCAGATCTCTATCAGACCTACCTGGAGGACTGTCTCTGAGGGCTAATAATGACTTAGGAGCGCTTATGGCTGTAGGTGGTGTGAGCTATCTTACGTCGCATGACCTAGTATCTCTAGAGGATAAACTTCGCAAGATAGGTGTTAATGTGAAATTGCCTAACTCCTCTGTACTTCTTGTTCCGTATTTTTCTAACGCACATACAATATCCTGTATAGAACTAATACACGGTAAACGAAATGCTGAGAATACTACTATCTGGCTAGATAATAAGGAGATAGCTTTGTCCGGTTTGCTAGGTTTAGGAGATACGTACAAATGCTTCATGGAACTGCAGCTCAGCGACGTTATTAAAGATATGAAGCGTTCCGTAGAAGACTATGCTGCATTTTTCTCTGTAATGATTAATCCTGATGGTGAAGGTTCAGGATGGTTGCCTAAGAATTTCTTTTATGTAAGACGGGACGATAATCCTCTGTCGTTGTCCGTTCCAGCTACGTTAGTCAGACATGGATCAGCTTGTGTTATTACTAGATATCCGGCTATCAGTGATAGTGTACGTATGGGAAATAGTATTACCTGGAGAGACGCTGTTGCTGATGCTATCGTGGAATTACTTGAGCATCACGAGGCATTTACGCCGCAAATTCAGTTCCTGTTACAGACCGTCAGACGAGACCGCCATGTTAAAATGCTTATTAAGGACCGTCTCGAAGCATTAGGTAAATTTGTATTAAGTGATCAGCTGGAAACAGAATTAAGAGATGGTGCTATATGGGAAGATGCGCAAGGTTGTCTGTACTCCACGCCTTCAGGATATCTTTGGGAAGAGCCTTCTACTAGACGTGTAGGTGGTGTTCTTGTATCTAACTTTACAGTAACGCCTACTTACAGCGTACGTTACGATACAGGCGAGCTATACAAGGCAATGGAACTGTCCGTAGGTAACGAAACTCGAGACATCCTACTCAGTCCATCCAGTTTCGATACAGTAAAGAGATTCTCTGAACGTATAGAAGAAACTGTGGCATTGAGCGGCAATCCTACAACAATATCTCCCGCTATCTTTGATTTTGTACACAGCAGACCTATTATAACATGGCTCATGCGTAACTATGCAGATCTTCCTATAAAGCTGGGTACATCTTACATAGGATGGAATCCAACAAGAACTAAGTTCGTAGGAACCGGATTCTGCGTACACGATGACGCTATTGAATCAGTAGATTGTATGTATCGTCCTGGAGTAGATTATCTTCGCTATTTTTCGTCTGAATCAGGCAAATCTAATAAGTCACCACTTACCGAAGGTATTCCTATGTGCCTTATGCAGCTTGCCTGGCAATGTGCTGGTATTATTATGAGGAGTTATTCAGGACACACACTTGTACCAGTTACCTACGCTGGGGATAAGTGTACCAGAGAGACTATACAACGAGTGTTCTCTTATACAGGACAGTTGCGTGCCGTACAGTTAAATAAGAATATGAGAGCTATGGGTGAGATTGACTGTATACAGGGATATCCTTTCGTAGCTCAGGGATACAATAGAAGTCAGGCGAAGGCTTGCAAAGTAGGAATGATACTGTTAGGAGAAGAGGGAACTCAATTAGACCCAGAAACTCCAGAGGTAGAAGAAAAGGCTGGCATGTACATACGCTACATAATGGAGACGCTACCTCTATATCTTATAAAGAATTGCGGACCGTCCTTCATGCCCGCTGTAGGTATCATTCCTGACTCAGCCTTAGAGGAAGAGGGTAAGAAAGTAATTGACGAAATGGAGATGTATCTGTAATATGAAGTTATGCCTAGCATTGATTTTGTAACAGCTAATAACCCGGCGATTTTTGGCTATCTTCAGGAAAAAGATGCCATCCCTGGTTACGTATTATCTTCCAATAAAATTACTAAGGATGAAGTAGATCGCCTGGATAAAGTAGCTTTCGCAAACCAGGCTGAGCGTCTGTACCCATGTCACACAAAGGAAGCTTGCTGGGAATCAGCAGCTTACTTTGCAGGATCTGGCGAGTCTGACGAAACTGTAAAGGCCAACATCGAGAAGATGGCCTCTTTCCATGGAATCGAAGAAGATGTTGCTGCAGTGTTCTCTATCTTCGAGGGAGAAATGAACAAGGTAGCATCCGCAGAGAATAAGGAGGAACGTATGGAGAAGTTTGCTCTCACTCTTGATCTACAGGGATTCCAGGGCAGGGGTGTTGAGAATTTCTATCCTATCAATAACGCGCATGAGGTTGTAGCTTCGAGTGACTCTTGCACCTCTGACTATAACTCTGGTAAGATTCCTTCAAGCGCTATGCGTAAGATTGCCAGTGCTATTACTGAAGCTGCTATCTCTTATGGAGTAGATCCTTCCGAGCTTACAGGTGAAGTTCGTGCATTCGGTACTCGTAACACTCCTGATCCTTACGCGGCTGAGATTCTTGTTAAGATGCGTAAGTCTGCCGCACATAATGAACTTATCAGCGAACTTCAAGAAAAGATAGCGTCTGCTGCTGATGTACACGAAGCTATCGAAATGGCTAACGAAATTGCAGAGAAGATGTTTGTTCTCGATAAGCAGGCAGGCGTTCGCTACGGTAAAGGTGTTCTTGACCCGTATGCAATCCTGTTTACTGGACCTACACTCGAAGAGTTTGAAAAAGCTGCAGCTTCTACCATTAGCCTTCGTGGAGTAAACATTCCTGTAGATGATTTTGTAAATCTTGCAGACAAAGACATCGATGTGAACTTCTCAGCAAAGAGTGCTTCTATTATCAAGGAAGCCAAGTCATATATTAATGCTGGACAATCCATTGATACTTGTGTTAACATTAATAGTAAGCTTGCCGAGCTGAACAGGGATACGCAGAATGTTCTTCTGAATGTTCTTGCTAATACCGGTTGGTAAAGGCGGTGCCATTTCTATTGTTGTATTGTTTGGTTGTTGGGTAATTGCTCTGTAGGGATACAGAGCAATTACTTTTTATGTTCATGAAATATTGTAATACTTCATGTTATATATATTTGTGAGCAAAGGTTTACTTATCTGCTCAGGTCGAGTGGATGCCTGTGCTCCAAATCTAGAAGTAAAAAATGAGCAAGCGTAATAATCGCACACAAAGTAATACCGCCGCAAGTAATAATAATTCCCTTCGCGTGAAGTCTCACTATGTGTCAAAACACAGTGAAAAAATCACCGTTGAATTCAATGGGAAACAAGTAGAGGTTAGGCGAGTTTGGGATAGCAAGAAACAGGATCTGCGTAAAGAACTTAAAGAGATATCCCAAATGAAGGATACGCTCAAGCGCAGTCTCTCTGTGATTGCGTCCTGTTTGCAGGCCGTTGGTATCGAGTGGAGCGAGGCGCCTATAAAAGAGGTAGGTACAGTAGAGTGGAAGGAAGGAGATGATGTGTACGAAGCTCCCGCGCTCAGGATTAAATTCCTTAAGAACGGAGGGCAAGTACGAATGGTACGCAATCCCGACGGTACCGAACACATTGACCTGGATGTCGTGACAAAAACGACAGTCAGTCAGTGCATTGCTGACGTTCAGGCCTGGTCTGAAGAGGATCAGGAAGCCCTGGATAATCACACAGCGGCAATGAAACGCCGCAAGGCGGATAAGGAGCGTCACGAAAGCTACGAACGTAAGTACGTAAGTACGTTCAGTTGTGACGAGGCGTTCTCCAAAGTAGGCCTCTAACGTAAACAGCCGGAGGCGGGGCGCCACCCCGTCTCCGGCTAGGATGTTGATTTTTTACCTAGTGTTACTTAAAGAGAAATTACGTAATTAGGATCTCCTCCTCTGAGTAATCGATCAAGTTCAGGAGAGCTTCTGGGAGCTATAACCCCAGCAGATCCTGGACCATATAGCACAGATCTCAACCTCTGCTCCAAAGCTAAGTCATTGACCAGGGGTACTCCTAGGAAGAACTTAGCAAGCACATAGGCAAAGGTAAATGCGTGCAGAGCATCATCTGCCTTAGTAGCGCTTCGAATATATTTGAATGCAGTCTGACCGCTAGGCATATCAACAGGCACACGATACATGTTGAGCCAATCCAGAAGATAGGAGGAAGTGTAACCCCAACTACCAGCTCTTATTTTTAGATGAGGATCCTTAACATCCTTAAACACATTAGTAAGAGCTTCCGTACGATTAAGAGCAAGCTGATTAATCATGTGCTGTCCTTTAGGAGTAGCCAGGGGAGCTGCTGCCTGTCCTACGTAATTCATAATGAAGTGACGGTCATAAGGAATACGATTTCGCAGTTCAGTATTGTATGCGAGACCTACACCGAAGTCCGAAGCTACTACGTGCCCATTATAGGCTTTATGTGTATTAGCAATCTCCTCGGCAATATCTCGGTAATCCATACCGCTATAACGCTTGTAGTAAAGAATATCTATAACATCATCAGGAGCTACACCGATAATGCAATGCACGGTATATGACGTCTTAGTCTGAATAGCCTGGTTGTAGTCGGAGCCACCCCAGTCGCACCCAGAAACAATAAGGCGATAATAGCCGTTCCTGCATTTCTGCTTAATCTCTTCGTGATTATCTGTTAAGACACATAAGCGCTGAAGGTCTTGTTCAGTGATTTCTCGACTACCCTCAGCAACTGCAATTCCGAAACATTCTTGTAACACTTTATTAAAATCGTCGTCTTGTATTTTTTTATATATCTTACCCCACTGGATAGGATTGTACGCCAGATCAGGGATAATGCATTGCGGTACGTGAATACCAATCTCGTTAATAGCCATGGCCTTCTGATTAGCATGCACATAGCAACCACGAGTAACATCTAGTAATTTACCAGTATAAGGACATGTAGGACCTTGAGGATTATCACACACTTTCGATAGCGTATCCTTATCATACATGTTTAACCAGTGAACATCGTCCATGGCTCGTATGTGCCACATTCCCATAGAGGATGCCTGCCATTTAGCTTCCAGGAGAGTATCGATGGACAGGGCTGTGCCGGCGAAGATAGTGGAAGGATATTGCGCCGTAGTCTGCACATAAAGAAGTTCTGGTACAATATCAGGATTAATACCCTGAGCCTCATCTAGCAGTACCTCAATTACAGACTTACCACGAACAGCATTAGCGGTAGTTAAGCAGTAATTAAGGTCGATAGCAGATCCGTCTTCGTATACCTTGTTGTACAGGTTCTGCTTACCATTATCGAAACGAAAAGCTGCTTCCATTTCAGCAAGACGCCTGGCGTAAGTCTTTAATTGATCGTGCTGAGGGCATACATACAGACTTTTATAGTTTGGAAGAAGATGCGATAGAATTAACTGACGTGCCGCAAACGTTGTAGAGTTGTGCGACAGTATACCATTAGAGTAAAACTCACCACTAGGATCATCTACCGTTATATCGTATAGCTCCTCCATTTCTCCTGTTTCTTCAGCGATTAGTACCGCCTCAGAACCGTTCTCTGTAAGTACAATATCTCCCTGACAAAGCGTATAGGCGTGTACCCATCCGTAAGGAGTCTTAATAAGGTGATGGAGCGAACATATAAGTTCACAATTAGAAGTAACAATACGCACTGTTTCCAGGGGTATTGTTTTATATACCTTATTTACTTTTCTCCAACCGTTTGGTGTAAGTACTTGTGTATCTGTTACACTGTATTCCTCGGCTATCTCGCTTTGTAGAAGCATAGGGGTATTATAAAAATAAATGTGTCATAGTAAAAGTTTAGTGTTGCGATGCTGAAAAAATAACGTAGTATATGCTATATATAAATGAGCGTAGTTATTATCTGCGATCGTAAATGCCACCATGGGGAAATTGGTAGACCCGGTAGATTTAGGTTCTTCTGCGTAACAGCGTGTCGGTTCGAGTCCGACTGGTGGTATTTAATGGGGGTGCAGCTCGAAGGTGGAGCGGACGACTCATAATCGTTTGGGTGTGGGTTCGAATCCCACCGCCCCTATTCCATTCGGGTTGGCTCGGATGGTGTTGGCAGTTATCGACACAGGGTCACATCCTCCCAGGTCTGATAATTGTTGGTAGCGTAAAAAGGATGTTCTGCGTGGTGACGACGGACACAATAACGGTCTTGTTCATTTTTTGGAGTTGATCATCAGGCTGGGGAGATTAAATACATCTCCCCAGCCTGTTTGTATAAAAATTATTTTTATTTCGTGTATAAAATTTTATTTTTAGCTAGCATTGTAAAATATGTAGTTGTAAAATAACCGCACAACACAACTTTGGGAGTATAATTAAATGGTATAATATGCGGCTTTTAACCGTTCATTCTGGGTTCGATTCCCAGTGCTCCTATCCAGCAATAAGGCACGGTGGTGGAATTGGTAGACACAGGAGACTTACCAATACTGAGCGTCTATATGGTAACATATAGAATGAATCGCGCGAATTGCGAGGAAGCCCTTAGAGCTTCAGATGCTAAAGCACAATCGGAAACGATAAATGCGAACGCTCTTAAAAATCTGGAGATTGGGTAATTCGCAGCCAAGCCTCTGTAAAATGAGGAAGGTTCAGAGACTATGCACGTGACATCCTTTTAGGATGATGATATAGTCCAGACTACAACATAAATGGCTCAGGAAACTGAGAGTAGTAAGAAAATCTCCCGGTCGTTAGACTGTACGGGTTCGAGTCCCGTCCGTGCTATAAAAATTATAACTCATAATTGACAAACACTAAATATTATATTATAAAGTGTCTATCGATTATGAGTTATAATTTTTCAAAAGAAGAGATAGAGGCCGCATATAATTCTACAAAAACTATCACAGGAGCGGCGCGCGTAATGGGCATATCGTACAATGCATATGCTCGTCTTGCTAAAAAATATAACTGTTTTTTGCCCAATCAGGGAGGTAGAGGTACTAGCAAGAAGAGTCATAGAACGGTTACTAAAGAAAAACTAGAACTAGTGTTTCAAAATAAACACTACATTACCGCCTATAAGCTTAAAGGCTATTTATTTAAATTTGGCCTAAAAGAAAAACGCTGCGAATGTTGCGGTTTATCCGAATGGAGAGGTAAAGAAATTCCGTTAGAGTTACATCATGTAAATGGTAATCATCATGATAATGCCTGGAATAATTTACAAATTTTATGTCCTAATTGTCACGGTCAGACTGAGCATTATCGTGGAGCTAATAAAATTTCACACAAAGATAAGAAAGCCAAAATCATTAAGTTATCAGAGGAAGAAAAAAATATTCTGTACTACGCTTAAAATTATATTTTACTTTGTGTAGAGAATTAGTAATAATTTTTTCGGCAATAATATAGAGTATTATAATGCTAATGCGCCAGTAACCAACGTGCCTTCTAAGCACGAGACGTAAAACTATGGTAATTGGAAATGTCTTTGTAGGTTCGAGTCCTACCTGGCGTGTTGTTTAACATCGTAGGAAGTTCATCTAATGGTTAAGATCCCGGTCTCCAAAACCGGTCATCAGGGTTCGAGTCCTTGACTTCCTGTACTCTATTAGAAAGCTTATGAAAACTCTTAAAGACTATATGAGGCTTGTAACTGACATTTTACAAGAAGATATAAAAGAAGGTAAACTCATCATTGAGAAGAACGAGATCGATGATGATAAGAGTGAAGTAACGATCGATTTTGTGTTCACTTCAAAGAAGTGTCCTAAAAAGATGAAACTTACTTTTGATTATAACGAGCTCACGAATAGAATAAACTGTAAAAAGACAACTTTACAGAATTGAATTGATAATTTTCAGGGTTCGAGTCCTTGACTTCCTGTACGGAGGGTTGGCAGAACGGTAATGCGTCGGTTTGCTAAACCGTAGCCGACCGAAAGGTCGAACTGGTTCGACTCCAGTACTCTCCGTTGTTTTTATTGATAAGTATTAAAGATAGTCACCGCCCAGGCATCTGCTTGGGCGGTGGTTTTATTTACACAAAAGAATATAAAATCACACATTAACTTATATGGGTTGCCTCTTAGAATTACTACTTTTGTTTGGTGTCTTTTTCTTTGGTTGTTCGGCTTGCGACAATAAATATAAAAAAGAACAGACGTACCGCTATACTATTGAAGTGGATAACGGTCTTTTTTCAGATACGTACTACTCTAATTACTACGAAGAAAAAGACGGAATATTGTATTTTGACGTAGCTGGTACCAAATATACTAGCAATGGAAAATACACAATAAAGAATAATTATTAATATTAAACCTGTACTTAATATGGATACTGCTGATGTTTTAGGGGGTATAGTAACATGTATAGGATTATTTATATTAGGTTTTCTTGTATCATGGGCGATTTGGGGTAAGGACAGAATCCTGGAATGTAATATAAAGGTGGATGATGGAAAGATTTATAAATGTTCCACTGCTCCAAAGATAAGTTCAGATAAAGTTATTAAATTCATTAACGGTGAAAGGCATGTGGAAATACCTATCGATAAAGAAGTAATCATTACATTCGACAAATGACCGAAGAAGAAAAAGAAAAGTTAAAAGATGCGATTGCATTATTGCAAGAGGCTGATAAGGAATTTGAAATGCATAAACGTTATATAGATATCATTGGTACTATAGGACTTATCGCATTCATAGGGTGTGGTCTCTTTTTAGCTACAGGCGCGTTAATCTTAATCCTGCTAGCAAGAAGCTAAATAAATTTTTTATTACAGGTAGAAAAAATATAGTTTCTAAACACTATGACCAAAGAACAACAGAAAATAAAAGAGTATTACAGAAAGCTGAATTCTGCTCGCGAAGCTGGTAAGGTTGTCTCTTGTCCTTCGTGTGGGTGCGAACGGTTAATGAAAGCTCGCATCGTTAAATCTAAAGACGACCTAGAAGATTCGTTTTTATGTGGTATGTGCTATACGCCGTTTACAGCAGAATATACTGACAATGGTATTAAATATAAAATTTTAAAAAAATGAACTTACCGATTGTTCCTTATATCGATAAAGCTACACTTATAGACATTCGAAAACTTACAGCATTACTAAACGACGGAGTTGCTCTTCTTGAGATGGCCCTTAATATTGGAAAGTAATCATTACATTCGACAAATAATATGAACACAGAAACAAAATATACACTGAAACGTAGCAGTAAGCCTAGTGAAGATAGAGTAGATTTCAGAGTAATAGTAAATGGTGTCGAGGTTCATAGAGCATTCTTAACCAAGGAAGGTCCTGGTGGGTATATCGGCGGTATGCCTTCTTTTGTACAAACCTCAGAAGATAGAGCAAAGTATATTAGAGCAGCTCATAAGTTATTTCACGAACAGACGTCATCTTTTACTCTGGCGCCTGAGGAAGATAGGCCATACACAGAAAAGTGGTTTAGCAAGGCACGTAGTCACACACTTAACTGCGAACGCAACGATCTTTTAGCTTTAAAGGAATGTATGGAACATCTTCCTAAAATGATCGACACCCTTAATGAAATGTTGAAGAACGGGTATAATAGAGAGGTTAGAGAGCTGGCGTACAATATCGAACACTACGTTTATAGTATGGCTCGGTTCATGGATAGTACTAAGTACGCTTGCATGCTTAACAGTAACGGTAAGATTACAGCTAAACTTTATTAAATAAATTTTTTATTACATGTAGCAAAAATATAGTTGCTTTAATTTTTTATATAGCGTATATTATTGCTACATAACGGGGTTGTAGCTCAATTGGCAGAGCGTCTGATTTGCATTCAGAAGGTTGAGAGTTCGAGTCTCTTCTGCTCCATCTATATAGTATAGTAATAAGCTGGCGCGGGCAGGCTGGGTATGCACCTCTTTTGGGCAGAGGACGAGGCTCGTTCGATTCGAGTGTGCCAGAGTTAACGCCGGCTAAGCCGATCGGTTAGGCACCATACTTGTAATATGGCAAACGGGTTAATAGCCTTAAGCAGGGTTCGACTCCCTGAGCCGGCTTACATAATGTCACGTAACATAGGGAAGATACCAGAGTGGTCAAATGGGGCAGACTGTAAATCTGCTGGTCTACGACCTACGGTGGTTCGAATCCACCTCTTCCCAGTAATATAAAAAGTAAATGGGTTGTTAATTCGTACGGCTACGAACACTGTCTTGAAAACAGTTGGATGGATGACACCATTGGGGATCGACACCTCAGCAACCCGTCTTTAAGTAATCCGTGCAGATAACTTCTGCACCCCCTCCCTGGGTATATCTTGGGGAGGTAAATGCCCCGGTAGCTTAGTTGGTTAGAGCGGCCGCTTCATACGCGGCAGGTCGTAGGTTCGAATCCTACCCGTGGTATTTTTTAGTCTCGTGGTGTAAAGGTAGCACTAGGGATTTTGATTCCCTCTGTCTTGGTTCGAATCCAGGCGAGACTATAGCGTCCTGTCTGTTAGATGGGACGCTTTTTGTATTAAGTAATATTGAGATTATGACATCAATACAGTTTGTTATTTTAACTACAGCAGCCGCAGGAACTTTGTTCTTTGTTGTCTTTATGGCCCTCCTTTTTTACCCAACACGTAAAAAAGAGACGTATGAGATACCGCATCCTCCGGATCCTGGATATAAGTATTTACTGGAGCAATACGATAAGTGCTACCATAGACCAAACAAAAATAAGCAATGACAATAAGTTGTCTTGGCGCGAATCCAGGCTAGACTGCGTTTGAGCTCGCGTTATTTGTAGTTTATAATACTTTTATGCGCGATTATTTAGAACAAGTAAAGCAATACTTTGCACCAGAAGACAACACGATACGGGACGCTTCGTTGCTGACAGGTGGCGGTGCTCTTGGGGCTGGTGTAGGAGGTAAAGCTTTTTTGGATTTTACCAAACTTGAAAATACAGCTGACGCGTGGGACGCAAAGGGAAAAGTACTCGACGATGTGCTTTCCAACAGAACATATACTTTTAAGTCTCCTCTATCTGGAAAGCTGCTGAAAAGATCGCCAGAAGATTTTGATTTAGCCCACTCTCTATATCACGAAGGTACTAATAATGTACTTAATAATAAACTCCTAGGAACCAGGGTAGAAAGTATATATAATATACCGACCGACTATCTACACTCAAGAGGGCACGTACAGGGATGGATGCCAAAAGAAAAACCATTAATCCTTCCTGGAATATTTGATTTTGCCGGCGGTCAGCATAATCATTTCCAGGGTGCCGGCTCTAGGCAGGTGTCTCTAGCGCACTTCTTGAGAGATTTTGCTTTACCTGAATCAACTAAAAATGTCATCTTTGAAACAAACTCCAAACCAGGTAGTGACGAGTTCCTAGATATGATGATTGACGACTCTGCTAGGAAAATTTACAACGAAGGACATGGTAGTTTTAAAAAGGTAACCAAAGGAGATACACTATTTCACAAAATTATAGACGAGGTGGCTAATGCTCCGAAAGTATTAAAAGTTAATGCGGCAGATAAAGTACTAGCTAACAAAGGTAAACATACAGAGTTATCACCCTTAATGAAAAAATTAGGAATTACTGAGGATAACTTTAGTATAAGCAATGTGTATAATAAATTGGTTGAAGCCTATAATACGACATCTGATAAAAATGAGAGAAGCGCATTAAGAAAAGGCATTCGAGGTATAGAGTTAACATTGCTAAGTGAATCTAGTAAGAATGGTAAGAAAATGGACTGGGTGACGCACTTTACAAAAAATCAAGGCCCAGCCTATGCAAGAATAGCCCGTATAGCTTCTAAAATAGGAAAACCTGTAGCTGGTGCCGTAGGTTTGGCTGGAACAGCTGCTGCTGGTGCCGGACTAGGAATGCTAGGCAGTGAACTGTTCTCTTCGTAAACTATTAATACCGCGATATTTTTAAATCCCGATCAAGATTAATTGATCGGGATTTTTGTATTAAAGACAAGTAATTATTATAACCAAACAACAATAAGTAATGACACTAAGTACACTACTGATAATACTAACGCTCTCAGGCCTTATACTTCCCCTGATACTATTTTCATTAAGAGCGTGGATTAGTAAGGTTAATAGTTCTGGTAAGTATGTGCTGTACGATCCTTCTGAGCACAAAGAATATCATATTTTCGGAAAACTTATCTTCTCCGCAAAGTGTGCGCATCCTGCAAGAGATTGGTACAAAGTTGAGGTGAAGATATTCGATACAACCAATTCTTATTTCGTTTATACAAAGGAGAATAGTAGTGGTATCGTAATAACACAAGAAATAGATAAATTTGTAGACTCTCCAACCGAATATGCGATTGAGACTGGTATTATTGATGAAGATGGTAAACTTACACGAAAGGGACTGATTAACTCTATTTTTCTTTATAGAGACGCAAAAGAAGCTGTAGTTCCTGTAATGCGTAAGAAGAAGTTTATCGACCCTGTAATAGAAATTAAAAACTAACACAACAATATGCTAATAGTTACACTGTCTATAATAATCGCAATAGTAGGGCTACCTCTTCTGATACTATACATCGGTGGATATTGGGAAGATCGAGACGAGAAACATGTACTGTACGATCCCAAAGCGCACAAAGAGTATCACATTTTCGGAAAACGTGTTTTCTCAGCAAAATGTGTGCATCCGAGGAAAGACTACTACAAGTATGATGTAAAGATATTCGAGTTAACTAATTCTTATTTTGTCTATTTTAAGGAAGACTCTAGTCACATAATAATCCTCGAGATAGACAAACTTATCGAAGATCCCTCTGAAGAAGCTATTGAAAACGGACTTGTTACAACAGAAGGTAAACTTACACGTGCTGGTTTAGTTGAGGAGATTTTAGAATCAGAGTCTATAAGTCCTAGTAATATAGCTAGGGAAGCTATAGTTCCTGTAATGTGGAAAAAGAAATTTATCGAACCTGCAGTAGAAATTAAAAAATAACACAGCAATATGAAACTGACCAAAACAATCACAGTAAAGCGTACAAATATAGAAACGTACAAAGATGAAGAAGATAATATCATTCAAATAGATCTTAAGTTATTAGTGTACGAAGAAGGTAACGAAAGTGCCACGCTGGGTTGTGACGAAGACTACTGGGTATTCTTTGGAGGCGAGTGGACTTGTCGCGCTAAGGGGGACGAATGGTCAGGACTGCCTTACGGGCTGTGGGCTTACATAGGAATCGACAACGCACCTCTCACTGAGCACATTCTTAACTCGCTTGTTCAAAACGAATACATCACTGTAACTTACACTACAGAGGTAAATATTCAACCAGGTCATTCTCTGAGAACCTGCGGTATGTGTGCGTTCTGGGAAAATGGGAAATGTTCTAAAGTAGGCGAGATGATACCAAAAGATCACATTATTCCGTGTGCCAGTTTATTTAAAGAGAAAGTAACTGCCTGATTTCAAACACAACAATATGAGCAAAAAATTGTATATAGCAGTAAATGTGCAAGACGGGTTCGTTAAAAGATCGTCTTGGGCTAAAACTACTGCTGATAATATAATGCACTATCTGAAGTCTGCTAAAGAGCAAGAAGACACGTATCAGATTTTAGCATTATGTACTGACTGCGGTGAGGGTATTAATCTTTACAGCAATCTTGATGATATTAAATCCGTTCGTATGTTTACAGCCGGGCTATTATCGCCATCGCTGTTTCGTACAATTAACGATAAATTACTTACAGATGATGATGCGGATGTAAATGAAATTATCCTTGTAGGCATAGGTACGTCCAAAGAAATACTAGGCAACGCTATGTTATTGAGGTCTGGTTTGCCAGGGTCAATAGCTATTTCTGTGTCTAAAAATCTATGCGCTGACGTGTCCGAAGAGCTTCACAAATATGCACTCAGCATCATGGAGAATTGTGGTATAGCAACTCCCACAACTATAGGAGTTTGCAAAGACTGTGTAGAGGAAGAAGTATTTAATCTGATTAAATCTATTCCTTACATTAATACGAAAGTACCTATGACGTACACAAGTAAATTGTATGATGACTTACTTATGGATAGCCTTGACTACTCTGATATAACGTTAACGTTAGAAGAGAAGTTTGCTATCTCTTTTAGTGAGGAAGAGCTAGAAAGTATGCGTACTATAGGAGATCTTATCGACACCGTAAATAAACTCAGAAAAACAACCACAATACATTATGGTACTATTTAATGACAGAGACGTAGCTAAGTATGATTTTGAGGCGAGAGAGCGCTCTTACATTAAACTCACAGAGGATATGTGTAATAAGAACTATCCTGACGAGTTCGAGCTTATCTTTTTCTCAAATGACGATCTATTTAACTTGCAGGTAGCTAAGAAGATGTGGGATAACATTCCCTCCGATGAAAGAAGCAACTTCTCTACACTCTACCTTCAGTATTGTCCTTACTCGCTGCAGGAGGACCTCTCTGCTTTTCGTATAGTTGCAGATATTATTAACGATCTGAATTTCAGTACAGTTATAGTTGCAGACCCACACTCAACTGCAGTGCCTACACTACTACGCAGATGTAATGTATGGTATCCAGTAAAGGAATTCCTCGATAAGTACAACGAGCAATATCCTGGAGGTATGTGGGATTTTCTGTTCTTCATGAGTAGCGAGGACGCTATTAAATATACAAAAGCAATAGAACGCCCGTATAGCTACAGGTATGCCTCTAAGCGTCCTAACACTACGAATGACGACTACCCAGACTATGATATCATGGCGACAGAGGATGACCTTCGTGGAGAAGAGATACTGTTAGTTGTAGATGCCTCTACGTGCGCATGTAGAGATATACAGACGGTTGTGTCTAAACTGCACGCTATGGGTGTTGCTTACATTGATTTGTACATCACGCACCTACGCCCTGCAGATAAGGCATACATCAAAGAGTGCGTCGAAGGTAAACAACCTGTGCGTGCTGTATATTCTTACGATTACTTGCAAATTATAAAGTCAGATAAAATCTGTGAAACCGTCACCATTGCTTAGTTTCAAGATAGAAGAGTATGTCCGGTCCAGTCTAAACAAACCGTTAGGCTGGACCGGACAAGTTTTTGATTCGTGGGAAGATTTCGTAAAAGAAAATCCCACAGAAAAAGGACAGTTATCGCTACTCATAGCTCCTGATAAAACTTTCTATAAGGATGACACCGGGATAATACATGTCTTTGAGCTTTTCGATCCTATGAATCCTGTAATGAATCATAAGCATTATGATACTCCGTGGACTAAGGACGAGAAGTATTTACTAGATAAAATAAAGTCGTATTTTGGGCGTAATGGACATGTCATGATAGCCGACGATAAGGTAGGTAAGACATGGTTTCAGTACATACAAAACGCTCTGGATGAAGAAGAATTTATATTAGAGATTAACTCAGATGAATTGACCCGGCTCATCAAGAATAATACTCGCAAAATTCCGTATGATATGGAAGGTCACCCGGAGAGAGTAGAGTGGACTTACGGTAAAGAGTTCTCTTGGGCTCCTGCCGTAGCAACCAGGTTCGTAACTAAAGCATTAAAGGAGCACGTTAAGGTTACAGTGGCTCCGGACGGAAGTCATGTCTACCTTACGTTCAAGATACTCAATATTCCAGACACGTGGAAAACAACGCAGGAAGAGATAGATAAGTTGCCTAAAGAGTTGACTATTTCGTTAAGTTTATATGAGTAATATTTAACTATAACAAAGAAAGATAAATAAAACTTATGTACAAGACACTTATATTCGTTGGAATTCTCGCAACCATGGCAGGTGTAATCAACAATTACGCAGCCGCTGGTATGATTAAGAATGATATTACAGCTGTAGGTACATCGTACCGATATGTTATTAAGGATGGCTACAATTCGAATGGTGAAGATATTACGCACAAAGTAAATCATTACACCCGTAACGTTAATGGGTCCATATCGTTCCTCACCGAAACAGGAGAACGTAAAACTATCCCATACCCGTATTTCTCTGTGAGTACTGCTGACGGCGATTATATCCTCTATTAATAAAACCTAACCCCAAATAATACACATTATGAGCATGGATGCAGAAATTAAAGTATTCGCTAAAATCAAAGTAGGACGCACAAATAAAAAGCGTTACGCCCAGGTGATGAGTAGCGAGGATGATGGTAATTATGATGTGGGAGGTCCTGTGCTTCCCTGTTTCCTTAGAGGTTACGTCAATAGCCAGAAAGGATTTGGATACGGTCCCGTAGAAATTACTAAGGAAGAGATACAAGAGTATACGAGACTGTCCAGGAAAGTAGCTGAGAAGATGGTACAGGTTTTACAGCCTAACGAACGAGGCTATATATCTTTCCGTGATATCGATATGGATAATAAAGTCCATAAGGATTTCTTCGACGAAATATGTAAGATGTTCTTTATTCAGGATCGATCTTTGGAGTACTTTACATCTATGCTCTATAAGCTAGACCATATTGTAGAGGATCTTGAGTTCTTCGATGGTGTGCTCAAGTGTATAGATGCCTACGAAAAGGCCGATGGAGATCCCTATGTAATTCTTGAATATTCGTAACACTATATGAAAAAGACGCTATATTGTCCAAGTCCAACGTGTCGCAGAAATACACGACACTACGGAGAACAGCAAACTCCTTTTGTACTTAGAGCTATGCTCCGTATCTGTACGATGGGTATAGGTAACTGTTCGTCGTATGACATGTATTGTCCTAATTGTGGTGAATGTAATTACACCTATGAGCCAGGATTCGATAGATTTACCTGGGCTAGGAAAGGTACTAACACTACTGTAGATAGAGGTTTGTATTCTTATAACTCAAATAACGGAGATCCTTACGATGACGACGATGATTAATTTCTTTAAAAAGCACGGAGTATTCCTGTTGATACTACTTATGTTTCCTGTATTGTGGCCGGTATACTTAGCATACGAGTTGACACACTCTTCTAGCGTATCGTATTACGATTGCCAGGAGGCATGGGATCTGTGGCTTTTCGGTACATTAATCTACTGTGTAATCTGCGCTGCGCTGTGGGTTATATACCAAGTTGTTCTAATGATGTACGTCGCAGGTTATCTTATTCCATGCCTGACGGTACTAGCTGCTATATTACTACTTATATTTGTGCATATCAGCGCTCCTAAGATTATCTATTACATCTTTAAAAACAAAAAGAAGATCAATGAGTAAAGAATTAGATGAACTTTCCGCTACGTGCGAAGAGTACGTTGAGTTACTTTGTGGACCGGCTAAACCTACACTAAAAAAACGTATCGTAGACTCCTGTCTGTTTTCGATACTATTCTTTCCTATCTTGAACTTGATAGATGATCTTAAAACTCTAAAGAATCAGCGCAGTGTAACTATAAGTGACGTCGTAAATAAATGGCTGTTTTTCTTATTAATTTCTCTCTTCTACGTAATATGTTTAGTAACGTGTGGGGAAATAATTTATAAGTTCTGCACACTACCGGCAGTAAATCAGATAATTATCGCTAGCATTATAGTAATTTTGATAAGTATAATAGCAGTACCTGTGTGGGTTATCCACAAATGTGTTAGTAAGAAGTAATTAACATATAATAAGACCTATGAAAAATAAAACAACAGTGCCTTATAAGGCGCGCGTAATAGTACGAGGTAATACAGGAAGTAGGGTATTACGGAGCGAGAAAGAGAAACAGATGTCCAGAGCAGGACTTAAAAGGCAGCTGAGAAAAGAACTCAGCTGCCTTTTTGATTATCCTGATTATCGACAATTCACATCAATCTCTTACCAATGACTATGCAACAAAGCTTTATAGGAAAAACAGTAACATACAATGGAGAAGTCCTTGTATGTGTGAAGTGGGTAGGTTGGGATTTATTTGAGTTTACATCTATAGACGGTAGCAAAAAGTTTAACCTACCTATATGCTGGACAACATCTGTCAAACTTAATAAATGATACATGTATTTATTACAGTAAAGGAAAGTACAAGATTTCCTGGAAAGAATCGCTTTTTAGCACCCTACACTATAACTTGGTTACTTAACGAGTCTGCGTATATAGATGACGAGGTGGCTGTATATACTGTAGGTAAAAGAAGCGAGTTACCCCTTGTACTTCCTAAAAAATGGAAACATATACCTACAGCATGCAAAGATCATCTCGCTGACTTAGAATATGCAGAAGCGTTAATCCAGCCTGCTGATGGTGATGTGTGTGTGCTATTACAAGTAACACAACCTATACGAGAACAATATCTTCTTAAGAGGGCTGCGGATTGTATTAAAGCAGGAAACGAATGCTGCATTACGGCATCCGTACACGTTGAAGATACCTGGCGAAAGATAGTACAGAACGGGGCTTGGACCTGTAAAAATAATCGCGACTACAAAGAATCCATATTCAAACTAAACGGACAACTGTACGCCTGGAAGCCTGGTAACGTTGGCGCTATATTCGACCATTCTTGTAAGCATAAAGTTCTACGCACAAACTCCAGCTGGGGAATTGTTGATATAGATTACAGACAGGAACTCCCTCCTGCACTCTCGGCTATGTGGGCAGATGCTATTTTAGATTCAACAACGCAACAACCACTTGTTGTAAGAAATAAAAAAGTACTGCTAATAGGTTCTGGTAAAGACTTAGTAGGCCGCAAGCTAGGTCAACGTATAGATTCAGGCGAGTGGGACATTGTTGCTCGTCTGAACCATTACTACGGCGACCCAGAAGACGTAGGTACACGTACAGATTTAGCCATACTAAGACACGAGCGAAATGAGGCTGCATTCATAGACGAATGTCCCTCATGCCCATCACACGTACTTACTACTAATGATGATATAAATCTACCCAGGGAAATGCTTGCTAGAGCTGCAGAATCCACTGGACAAGAGCACGCGTCTATTGGTGTTGTTGCAGCTGTATGGTTATTGGAACGCGGTGCAGATCTTTCCGTAATAGGTATAGGTCACTATCCTGACGGAACCTGGATAGAGCATAAGACATATCCAGATGGAACAAAGGATACCGGCAATCACTATGACTGGAATAAAGAAAATGCCTGGTGGGAATCCAGGAAGAACATAATAACTCTACTATAACTATGCCTCCTGGATTTCTGGTATTCCTCATTGTCGTGATTACTGCGGGTAGTGTCGCCATGATTAATGCAGCTATGTGTGAGTTTCGTCAAACGCCAGCATTGAGTGTATATCGTGCAATTATAACTACAGTAATTCTTATCGTAAGTGTATTAATAATGTGTTATGTGTCGCCTACAGCACAAGAGGAATGGTCTACGCGCCAGCGAGAATTGAGAAACGACGCTATTAACGCCGCTATACGTAATGGAAAACTAAACACACAACAAATAGAACTATATGGGAAGTTGCCTATTTAATTTTTTAGTAATATTGTTCGCAGTATTAGGGGTGGTGTTGGTTATAGGAGCTATTTGCGCAATAATTGCTGCAGCTAGAGCTGAAAAAATCCTTGAAGAATTCTTTAACAACAACAAATTACTATGAGTTTTTGGGCAGAAGCGTCAGGTTATTTAGTAGTTGCTCCAGAGATACCTCGACTGGGTAAGTATAAGCACGACGATGATTATTTCCCAGAGTACATGGAAGATCCTCATTGTTGGGTTGCTAGGCTTATTACGTCTAATCGAGAGAAGTGGGCCTGGGCTCGCGGCGATCGCTATGTGCTTCCTCCTACTTTATACGCAAGGTGGTTTAAAGATGGAGAGCTCGTGGATGATGAGATAATAGCAATGTCGGACGCGGATAGTAAAGCGTTAGCATTCCCTACGGGCTCAGAGGGTCCTTTACAGCTGACAGTATCCCCAGCTATGGATGAGTGTTACGGTCTGGTGTGGCATATAACATTCCACGGCAGACTAAGAGATGTAGAAAACCTGGACGCTATTGTTAAGTGGTGGAATACACTTAAAAAATATTTATCAATTCATAGTGGACATATTGAATGTGAGTGTCATAATAAGTATTACACAGACACCATAACAACAAACTACAAAGAATACGGTAAAACGCTTTATGTTCCTGAAGATGATCAGAGAAGCAAGTCAGACTCGAAACCTTGAAATATTTATAGGTTTGGTGACTCTTATGGAGGTTCTATCCGCCGTAGGCATAGCAATTTTGCTGTATCTCTTATTTAGTTAATTTGTAATAATCACGCTGTAGCTTAGTGGCAAAGCCCTGGCTGTTACCCGGGAGACGTCTGTTCGATTCAGACCGGCGTGCACATTTTTGTAATAACCAAAGAATAAATATAGACATGAGTATTGTAGGAAAAAATTTTGAGCTTATTAATCAGAGCATTACTGTTCTCACTACGCCTGAAGAATTTAAAAGCGGACTGAGAAAAGTAGAAACAATGGGAAGAATCTGCTGGCAAAGCGCTGACAAAAACCCAGCTGATAATTACTCTGAGGAAAAGACAATGCAGTTCGTAAGTATGCTTATCGGCAAGCATCACGAAAGTGTCCTGGAACACTGTTCCCTATCTGCCATCATTACAACAGATAGAGCCGTAACTCACCAGCTAGTACGTCATCGATTATGTTCATTCTCTCAGGAGTCTCAGCGTTATTGTAACTACTCGTCTGGTAAATTTAACAGTAAGGTGCAATATATCAAACCTATCTGGTTCGATACGTGGAGCGACGAAGCTAAGCAAGCATTTCTGGATCACTTAGAAAAGGCCACCGACACTTACATGTATCTTGTAAGTAAAGGAAGGCCAGAGGAGGCCAGAGCCGTTCTACCCAACGCATGCAAGACGCAGATAGGCATCACTACTAATCTGAGAGAGCTGAGGTATATTCTTAGAGAACGTTGTAGTGGAGCAGCTCAGGCGCAGATTCGCCAGCTGGCATTGGCTGTGCGAGAAATCTTGCCGGCCGAAGTTAAGTACGACATTAGTTGTAAGTATGAGTGCGGTACTCAAGGCACTATCGATACTTACGGAATTTTAAACTTTGCAAATGACATCAAGTAATACGACTATGAAAACAAAACGTAGAAGAAGAACTAGAGCGCAGATGGAGGAGTTGAGGCGTATAGCCGCGATGCCCCCGCTGAGGTTTCCTTTCTTAGCATTTGAAAAAGAAGTAGCCGGAGAATTTGATGCTGACGACGAGCCAGAAGAAGATTGCACAGACTGCGAGGAATGTAACGAAGAGTGCGAGGAAGGGGATGAAATCTGTAAAGAGAATTTATGCCCAGACCTTAAAGAGGGTATTCCTGACGCTACCAAATCATATCTGCAATCTGTTAGCGGTACAGAGCTCCTTAATAAAGAAGAAGAAATCATTATAGCTAAAGAGATCGAAGACGCTACAAGTGCTGTATTTATAGCATCTCTTGAGTTCTTTGGTGCTGTAAATTTCTATAAGGAACTTCTCGAATCTATTATTTCTGGAGATCGTAGATACGATTCACTTATAAGAAACCTTGAAGAGCGTGATATGAGCGAGGATTTTGCCTACGCTAAGAGGGCTCTGGAGGATTTGTATAATACTGTGAATAACGATCCTGATTTCTGGGGATGCTGTGGGCCTGATGTACTGTACCAGATCGTAGCTCCGCTGGACTTTAACGAAAAGATAGAAAACGAACTTCGGCAGTATTTAGAAGCCGAAATGGTACGCCTGATAGAAGCAGAGGTCTATATCGAGTCGTCTAACAAAGTAACCCCAGAAGCAGCGTACGTACTTGTATCGTCTGAGCTGAAGCATCGTACACCGCACTGCATTCTGTACCCTCAAGCGGCAAAATACCTCAAATTGGTAAAAGCGCAGCAAAGAGCGAAAGAAAAAATGATCAAGGCAAATCTGCGTCTGGTAATCTCGATTGCTAAGAAGTATACCAATAAAGGTATGCCGTTACTGGATCTGATCCAGGAGGGTAATATCGGTCTCATGAAGGCTGTGGATAAGTTCGAGTATCAGCGCGGGTTCAAGTTCTCCACTTACGCTACGTGGTGGATACGTCAGGCTATCACTCACGCGATAGCAGACAAGTCGCGCCTTATCAGGGTTCCTATACACATGGTAGAGACGATTAATAAAATCTCTACAGCCAGGAACGAACTTACTGTGGGAGAAGAGCAGGAACCTACTGTGGAAGAAATCGCTAAAGTAGTTGATATTCCTACCGGCAAGGTAAAGGGTCTACTCAGTGTAGCACGTCAACCGATCTCGATGCAGATGTCAGTAGGTTCAAGCGATGATGCTACTATGGAGGATTTCATAGAGGACGATTCTGCAGACTGCCCCTCTACAGCTGCAGCTGATACGGTAGTTAAAGAAAACCTTCGAGCTGTACTCAAGGAAGCTCTTACCGAAAGGGAACAGGCTATCCTCATGATGCGATTCGGTCTGGATGAGGACGGAACACCTAAGACCCTGGAAGATGTTGGTAAATGTTTCGACGTTACCAGAGAACGTATTCGTCAGATCGAAGCAAAAGCACTCAAGAAGCTGCGTCATCCCTCACATATTAAACGTTTAGAATGTATTTAAAGTTATGAGTATTACAGATAAAGATAAACTAATTACGCTTATTAGATTTCGTATTAAGAACGCAGAACTTAGCAAAGCTGTTATAGATTTTATGACCAAGGATCCAGATCACTATTTCTGGACCGTACCTGCATCATCTTCAGGCAAGTACCACCCCACCTACGCCTTGGGTGAGGGTGGACTGGTGCGTCATACCATTGCCGCAATGTTGTTAGCAGAGGATATGCTTATTATCAGTACTATCCAGGATCCTAATGACCAGGATATTGTGTACGCATCCCTAGCTATGCACGATTTCTGCAAGCAAGGACTTCCACCCAACAACAGTAGGACTATTTTCGAGCACCCGATGGTTGGGGCAGATGAGTGGATTAATTTCGCTCAAGCCTTCAACTGTCCCAGGGTGCGTATAGATCCTGCTGTGGTAGATACTATTGCCGGTTGTATAAGATCACACATGGGACAATGGAATACAAATAAGTTCTCCAGAACAGAACTTCCCATCCCAGTGACAAAGCTACAGCGCTTTGTTCACGCATGCGATTATCTTGCATCGAGAAAGCGTATTGAGGTTGATATGAATTTTGATTCAGTAATATAACATCACCTAACAACATTAATCGGGGTACCGTCCATCTGGATGGTACCCCTAACTCATTTAATACATATGACAATCGGACCGTTCAAAATTAACGAGGAAGGTAAGCGCGTAAATCTTTGCACTAACAATAATAAGTCAGGCAAGATCAGAGTGACGCGAGATGAAGTACTGGCTATCATAGATACCATCGCACGCATGTTCCCTGAAAGTAAGGCTACTATTCTTGGGTCTAATCGCTTCGGACAGAATGAAGTTGTGACCTATAGTGTACAAGATGATGCTTTAAAGTTCACAAGTACTGTAGACGCTTGTACTTGCACATTCACGCCGGGAGATAGGGACGCGGTTGTTAACTTTGAAAAGAATGTAATTTCTATAGCTGATGCGTCTGGCGCTGCAATAACATTATGCTTCCTAGACAAGCACTCTCTTCCAGTGGATCTGTACAAGATGATTCCTGATAACATTAATTGCCGCTTTACAAGAGGTGAAAGTCTTATGTTTACTGGGCCTCTTGCTAAGGTTCGTGTAGACCTCACGGAGCAATCCAAGCAAAGACTTACTACGGCTGCAACTAAGGAGACTACACACATCACCTGGCTTACAATGGCTGCTATTACAGAAGCTGCACATTTGTGTAAGTGTCCGTTTGCGGTTACAGGTTTGGAACTTACTCCTGCATATGACGCATCGACTAATATGTGTACCATTGATGGTAAAGTAGTAATTTCTCCCGAGTCTGCAGCGGTAACTCCTGCTGTATATATTGAGGAGATTAAGAAGTTACTTACCGACCGTCTCGGACAAATAAAGAATACTCCGTGTAAGATTGAAGTATATCAACTGCCGGATAGCCAGGGTGCTTGCGAGTTCTATTTGCATGTAGAAAAAGGTGTACGCGTATTCGACGTGGATATTATTGAAGCTAATAGCAATTATGCTTCGGAAAAACTTATACGAATTTGCGAAGAAGCGCATGGGGATTTGTCTGTTATTCTTAACAATACTTCGCACTACACCGTGCCTGTGAAGTGTACAGAAGGTAATTCTGTTTATTTGATTCTCATCGGTATTGGTCTGACCAAGTTGGCAGCTATTGCCGATACATTTAATAAGTTTAGCAACGAACTGGAAGAACCCATCAAGTCTACTGTGCTAGAAGGTACTGAGAGCTGGATGGTTCGTATTAACTTCAAAGGACAAACACTATAATGCAACAAACAATCGTCTTAAGGAAGAGATCAACAATTAGTAATAAAAATCACAATCTGTTTAAGAACGGACACATTTGGTGGTGTCATCTTACAGTATGGGATGGTCCTACTCAGAGTAGACTGCGCTTCTCATTAAAGACAAAAGACGTTAAGAAAGCACGCGCTGTGCGTGACAGGATCATTAGGGATGCGGAGGACCGCTTCGCCCTTATTTGGTGCTAACAGTAATACTAACAATTAACTCCAAATATTTAATTTATTTTGCAACACATGTTTAAATTAACCTCGCTCACAATCGCAATCGTAACAGCAACCAACATAGCTTACAGCATTATTCCGCCTGCTCCGGAGAACACGCTACCTCCTTCTTACTGCGATTAAATAATTCTTTGATAGTAAGCCTTTTTTCGGATCCGTTAAGCTTAACTTGTAATTCAGTATTACCGTCAACGCATTTACCTATCTGGCGACTAGCTTGTACGGTAAGAGATCCAAGAAGAGTCAGACCCATCATAGAGAATGAGTGAGGTCTAGTCCATAACGTCATAGGTTCAAATTCCGGAAACCTCGGAAAGAAATAAGGAACCAGGAGACTGGCGTTAAAGTTGCACGCTACAAGAAGGTCTTGTACATGTTGCTTTGCTGCCTCCATGTTGCCAGCTTTATCTGCTAATTCTATATCCTTAAGTATTTTGGATATTTTATTACAGAAGTCTGGGTTCGTGGTAAGGTCTTTGTATAGGTCACTATAAATTGCCGAGGTCATAGTTTAAAATAGACGTACATGGATTATGCGCTTGTAAACGCACTATAACAATATATACAATTATGTCGCGTAATAAAAGTAAATCACCTAATAACATTCTAAAGTACAAACCGAATCAGTTCCCTGCGGCACGGTTCGGTAATATCGCCTGGGAGCCAGTCAAACAGGCTAATACTACAGAAGTAAATACACATGCCAGCGAAACCACAGACAGCGAAACCACCGGCACCACAGAGGCAGAATCAGCTCGAGTCGAATATCTCAGAAATCGATTTAAGTCAGGTCCCAGTAGCTGAGCTGGTAAAGCTTAAAGAGAAGGTAGATTTTCTGCTATCTAAAGATGCTCATAATATAGGAGATAATGATCTCGTATTAGAGTACACAGTAAAATTAAGAACAAAGAACGGAGTAGTGTCAGACAACGAGGGTGTGCATAGATTGAACGCTATCCTACATCCACGATTACTGTCTGACGCTCCCAGCAGGTTTGAGACAGCGTTTATGCAAAATATTTTTGCGCCAGTGAACGCTGATGCGTATGACCTGTTCGACTCGTCTACCAATACAAATAACCCACTGTCTTATATCAGAAGTCAGACCGCAGGAATTGCAAATATGCCGCAGCATAGTCTGAGTATGGTAGGACTTCCTGGAGAATAATGTCTGTGGATAGAGATTACGAGTTTTATATATACACGGACGGATCGGGAAAAGGCGAGCGTGCCCACTGCGGAGGGTACGCTGCTAATATTTTATCCATCCAGCACCCAGATATAAGTTATACAAGTGTCGTTGGTGGAAGTTCTTGTATGAATACCACACGAGCAGAGCTCACAGCAATCCTTGAAGGACTTCATAGAGTCCATGTGTATTTTGAGATGGTTAAGAGAAAGTTATCAACTAAAACCAAGAAGAAGCCTACTATTCTGATCATATCAGACAGAGAAGATTTGGTAGGCGTAATAAATGGAGTATACGACTCAAGCAAGCATGGGGATCTGTGGGCTAGATATTCTTGGTATTCTGATAGATTTGATATAGAGGCTAAATGGATAAAGCGAGAGACTAATATGTTACACAGTCTGTCGGATCGTTTGGCAAGTGGATTTAGATTAGTAATGGCGGACTACATACAATCACAAGAATCAGTAGATCACATAGCAAAAACATGAACACTTGGGTAAGATGTAACGAAATCAACTGGGAGGACACTGACCGTGTCCTCCCTTCGTATATAGAGACCCTAGCCTTACCTGGGCTAAAGGACAAGTCTAGAAGAGGTATTATCCGGGCCATAAGCAAACAGTTACGTACCAACTACGGAGTACGAGGAATTTGCGAAGATTTTAAAGTTTATTCAGATAAAGAAGGAGAGCGTTTCGATGTGCTTCTTCTTCTAGGATGTATTTGTTAACAAATGAACGACGACGAGTATTACAGATGGGAGTACGCAAATGCGTTTGATGAAGAATATCTCCAGTGTCAGTGCGCTGGTATAAGTAGTAATCCAATTGACTTAGAAGAATATGAACTCTAAAACATCCATACCTGTACTTTCTGTATCTACCGCTGTGTATTATACCATCAGCAAAGTATCAACCGCCATTCTTGTGAATGGACTGTTTACACTTCTATCCGCCTTTGTAGTAATGTTACTTTCGTCGTACAGTGTAGCCCCTTTGTGCGTAAAAATAGCACGAGCCATAATGATATTAAGCTGTGTGGGAGGCATATGTATGTTTGTTGTTAACTGTATTCTTAGAGTTCTCTCTGATGAACTTATGAGAAAAGCTCTTTATAACAATGAAGAAAATTAATATACAAATAACAGGTTGCCTGCCCTGTGTTATTATTCTCTCCATGATCAGTGTGTTACTGGGAGGTACAGTATTAATGTGGTATCTTATTTGGATTCTTATAGTTTCCCTTGCTAATCTTATTAATTAATTTTATAAAATGAACCAGATCAGTAACTTACGTTCGCACAATTGTTTACGAGAAATTATGGCAACAGTATCACCTAAGTGGTGGTCGCAATTGTGGTGGAGACCTACAAATAAAACTCTGCCTATGCACTCTTATGCTGAAAAAGAATTTTATGAAAAATCTCTTCATGCACTCATTCCTGAACTGTCATGTATAGACGAAACCGCGTACAAAAGAAAATTCTGCACAGCATGGAATTACATGACCGACACTAGTTATAGCATGCATCCTAAAAATTTCCGTGGATGGCGCTCTCCTGCATTGTGTAGAGACTATCGAACTGTAGCTACGATACCGTTATTCTCCGCTGCAGGTAAAATTAAAATCACGTACGACGACGGAGAGATTAAAATGAGCAATACAGCGCCGATGTTGGTATTTAACATATATAAAAACTCTCCAGGACCTACTCGGGAAATTCCTGGTGTTGTGATTTCTGCTGCTAGTCTGCGTGAGCTTTGCGAGAATGAAAGTAAAATAAACGAGCGTACTCAGTATATGTTTCTTAACGGTACGCTAATTACAAACAAATATCGTAACATGAATTCCGACGGTATAGCTGACAGTGAATTTATGTTTGATGTAGGTACTGTCAGAAAAACTGCTAAAACTACCCTCACAGGTAAATCCTATGTTCCTGAGTGGGTGGTACCTAACATGGTAGATTGGAACACAAGGTTTATTACCGCATTCAGCCGACAGGCCATAATCGATGCGTTAGATAAAGATATTGTTACGTTAGTACAAGAGCGAGACGAAGCTATTGAGACCATCAGAAAAATTTGTAAAAAATACGTATGATAAAGATAGCACATATAGCGGACGTTCATTTGCGAGATCGACAATACTCCTGCCGGACTAGAGGTCACGATTTCGCAAATGCCTTAGAATCCGCAGTTAAGACAGCTATAGAGAATAACGCCGACGCAATTATATGTGCCGGTGATTTGCTTGATACGGCTAGACCGTCTGCGGCCACCATTTCCGGAGAATTGACTAAGATAGATCGTATTTTATTGGATGCGAATATTCCTATGTTCGTTATCTCAGGAAATCACGACCTGGCAGAGTTTCCGTGGATGAGGGTGTTCGATCCTCACGGTACCAAAACGGCAGGGATTGTGTGTGCAGATAATATGAAAAAATCTGTACACAAAAATGATGAATTTGTAAACATTTTATGCCTTCCGTTCATGTCTACAGATGATATGAAACAGACACTGGACAGCGTTCGAACAAGCGGCAAATTCTATGACATGCTCACCTGGCACGGTGCTGTTAGCGAGTTCGTCGGATATCCTAATCCTAACAACCTGGACATGGATAACTTCGCAGGTACATGTCGTCTTGTCGCAATGGGAGATCAGCATATTCATCGTCTTCTGGAAAAAGAGATAGACGGAAATATGTTAACTGTCGCATATCCAGGTAGCACCGAGATGTGCGATGAGGCTGAGGATCCCATTAAAAAGATGTATATGTATAGCTGGGAAAATCACGAACTTGTAAACATAGAGAGTATTCCGTTTGAGACCAGGCCTGTGCAGAGGTTTATCCTTAAGACTGAGCTTGATGTGGAGGACGCGATTACAAGAATCCTACCTAATGCTCTCGTGTTTGTTAAGTATAACAGAAAGTTAGCTAATGTTATTCCAAGGCTTAACACTGTACTAACCTCAGAAAATATTCTTCGTCCGGCAGCACTTCCTGACTCGGACAAAAAGACAATGAAGGATATTCAAAAGACAAGGCAGATGCTGGCCAGTCCTAGAGAATTTGTAGATAAAGCAATAAGTACGTTAGTTTCAGAAGATCAGCTCGATCGCATTAAAGAGCTGTGTCTTGATATGGTAGACAGTAATGCAGATTATAGGTATTCGATTGATAAATTCTGCGCCGATCAAATGGACGGCAAAATAATTCTATAACACTAAAATATTATGGAACAGGTAAGCTATATATTTCATTGTCACATGTGCGGTTGTAACGAATTGCTTGCTAAGTATCGTTGCGAATCTGTGGTAGCATACCCAGTTACTAAACTTGTAGAGAACGATATGCGCAGGGATAGAGAAAAACGTAAGGAGATAGGGCATGGTCGTGAACAATTCGAAGGTTACATATGCGCTCACTGCGGATGGCAGTTTAGAAGCATGGAGGAAATGTTCCATGCTAATGCAACTTCCAAGTTTGAAGTGTAATGAATAAAGAAGAAATAGTAGCAAAGATTGTAGAGGCGGATAAAGCGTACTATACAAACGGTACGTCTGATTTATCTGATTATGAATACGATCTACTTAAAAAAGATCTGTTAAAAATAGATCCTGACAACCCGATCCTCTCCTCTTTAGGGGAGGATCACTCGGAAGGGTCTAGCACTATTCAGCGAGCAGTAAAGATGTTGAGTCTGGAGAAGATTCAGCAAAGCAAAGAAGATCCTGACGACATCTCTGCCTTGTTGAAGTGGATGGAATCCAGGGACGCCAAGTGGACCGACGTCATTATCGAACCGAAAGTAGATGGTATGTCTGCTGAAGCTAAATACGAGTATGGTATACTCAAATGCGTATCTACTCGTGGAGCGGGCGATAGTGGCGATGATATTACGCTCACAACAAAGCAATGCTTTCCTCAAAAACTCGATAAGTGGCTTTCCAAGATTGCTGAGATTAATATTCGAGGGGAGCTATTCATTAGTCGTGACGAATACGAAAGGATTAATGCGCAGCAGTTAGAAAGAGGAGAGTCAGTCTTTGCTAATGCACGCAATTTATGTGCAGGTACAGTTAAAGCTAAGGAAGTAATAGAAGATCGTCAGATTTTATTTATAGCTCACGGGTTTGGGTACGTATCTGAGCCTGTACCGTCTTTCAACGGTTTTTACTGCGCTATGCACCGTAACGGAATTCCCCCAGTACCGTTCGTGTTCCCGAAGAACGAGGAGTTAGCTGTTAGAACTCTGAATGACATTCGCTCAAAAGAATATCCTTTTTATGTTGATGGAGCTGTTATTAAACTGAACTCGACTCATAAATACAAAGCAGCCGGAGAAACAGAACATCATCCCAAAGGAGCTGTGGCATTTAAGTTTATTCCTGATGTTAAAGAAACAACCGTGAAGGACATAATCTGGCAGATTGGAGGTAAAACTGGTAAGGCAATTCCTGTAGCCGTAGTAGAACCTGTAGCACTGTCTGGGTCTATAGTCGAGCGAGTGACTCTATCTAATGCTGGCCTTATGGCACACAGAGGTATCAGGATCGGATCCAAGGTAATGGTAGAAAAGGCTAACGAGATTATACCTCACGTTGCAGCAGTAGTAGAAGGAACCAGTTATGACCTGGAGCCTACTATTAAATGTCCTTGCTGCAACTCAGACATGAGTCTCGTGGACGGTAAGTCTGCACCCACCAAGGATTATGTATGTCCTAACGAGGATTGTCCTGCCCGAAAGACAGCACTACTGCATGCTGCGCTCGGTACAAGGGGTATTAACGTGATGGGCATCGGTCCGGAAATTTGTGCGGACTTTATTGCTAAGTATCCAGACCTGAATGCAGCAACGTTCTTACAGTTGTCGCCAGACGAATATCCTGAGTCTATGTCTGAACTTCAACGTGCCAATTTGCATAAAGAAGCTCGAGTAGCAAGGAAGGCTCCTTTGTGGCGATGGATCAGTGCTATGAATATTCCCGACATCGGAGATACAAGTGCTAAGACAATCACACGCGCATGCAAGAACTTGAGGGAATTTATCAAAGCTGCTATGGATCCTATGTATGCTCCAATAGATATTTCCGATCGTCGTAAAGAGGCATGTAAAGAGTACATACTCTCTAAAGGAAATGTGGCTCAGGAGCTCCTAGAAATGGCCCTTAATCCAGAGTCTGATAACTATGTAGAAAAGTCAGACAACTCGGTTCTAGACGGCAAAGCGTTCGTCGTAACAGGCTCTTTCGAATACGGTCGCGCTGCTATCGAGGATATGATTCCCAAATTCGGCGGAACATTGAAAAAATCGGTAAGTAGTAAAGTTGATTATGTAGTATGCGGATCTGATCCTGGGGCATCCAAAATTACCAAGGCTGGTAAGTTGCAAATTCCCATCATATCAGAAGCAGAATTATTCCAGCTAATCCAATCAAAGCAGAATGATAATTAAACGAATCGAACTGACAAACTGGGGACCTCATCGCTCCCTGAAAGCTGACCTTACAGCAAACGTAGTAGGTGTGATCGGCGGTAACGGTAGAGGTAAGTCGAACTTTCTTCAAGCCATTGACTATGGTCTTAACGGTAATCTGAATAAGCAGAACAAAGAGCTGTATATTTACAACTTCGGCAAGGAAGATGGCGCTACCAAGGCTACAGTTAAGATTGAATTCTCCAAGAACGGTAAGGACGGTGAAATTACCAGAACTATTACCAAGTCAGCCTCGTCCAGATGTCTCAAGTGGGACGGGAAGGAGTATAAGTCTGATGCTGAAGTAAGTAAGCAAATGGAGCTCATCCTTGGCGCAGATAAGGCTGCTATGGCTAATGCTGTATTCATTAAGCAAGGATGTCTGGCTGCGTTAGTAAAGGGTACTCCCGCTGAACGCATGGCTATTTTCCAGAAGCTGATGAACCTGGCGTTCCTGGACTCTCGATATAACGACATACATAACAGAATTGAGCGTCTTAAGTCAGGTATTACAGATTATCGTCCGGCACTAGACCTTGTAGCGTCTCAGATAAACAGTGCCAAGGATAGTATTACCGAACTGAAGACGTCTATGGTAGAAGATCCGTCTGAGGAACTGACAATGGCGCGACTTATTCTACAGCTGCTGGACGAGCTTAATACAGCATCTGAAGAGGCTAATACCGCGAGAGGTAAGGTAATGACCTCTAGAGCAGCCCTTAAAGATATTCTCACTTCTTTTGGATTTACCACAGAGCAAGAGCTGCAAGCGGAGTTAACCAATGTGTCAGATTCTATGACAGCTTACACCAGCAAGGGTATAGCTGAAGGTCGTCTGACATCAGTTATCGCATCCATTGCTTCCTGTAAGTCTGAATTGACTGACTATGAAAGATCTCGAGATATTGTCTCAGCATCTATACTAGATAACGAGAAAGTGATCCGGTTACAGGAAGAACTTCAGGCTGTTCAAGATAAAATACGGAATTGCAAGTTACGTGATATGTTTATACGCAACCTGGAAGCGGCTGTTGAGAGTCTGGAACAGCTCAAAAAGGATGCGGAAGAGAAAACAGCAACGTACGACAATCTGAAAAAGGCTAACGCGATAGAAGCCTGGTCAGATATAGTTACATGTAAGTCTGCGGAGTTGAATACATTAAGACTACGCAGGTCTTATTTAGAAAATGAATCCGCAGAAGACACATGTCCTGTGTGCGGCAATCACATGGTGCCTCTTGCAGATGATGTACGCCTCGAAAAGCTTGCTGAAGTTAAGCAACAAGCTATCGAGGTAGAAAGATATAAAGCTACTGCAGAGAAACGTAGGGACGATGCCGCAAAACAACTACAAGAAGCAGAGCTTGCCTGGAAACTAGCGGCAGGTAAGGTGGATTCTTTGATGGAGAGTATTGTCAGGTTACGACAGCAGATAAAAGCTATAAGTGCCTCTAGTGAAACTACCGAACAGCTGAAGGCAGAAGAGGACAGACTTACTAGAACGCTGACGTCTCACGATACAGCATCAAGAGAGTTCTCCAGCCTCGGTAGAAATATAGCGTCGTCTTATAAAAATATCGAACTCCTAGAGACAGAGAAAAGAGACCTGGAGCAACGTATCGCGACTCTAAATGCCTCTATCCCAACCGGGACTGATAAAGCAGCGTTAGAGCGACGTTTGCAAGAACTACGTATAGCTTCTACTAATGTATCCGAAGTTAGTAGAGCTTTGGTAGCTGCAGAAGCTGTACTGTCATCTAAGGCAGCCACAGTGACAGATATATCAGAGAAACTCAATCGAGAAGATATATTGTGTGCCCTAGAGAATTTCTCTATAGACGATATAGGAATTCATATGAACTATAACAGCGTACTTTCTCCTGTTATAGATGAGCTAGAGGATAGAGATAATAAATATCGCACTGCCCAGGCTACATTATCCAGCCTATACGACAGCATGGCTCAATTGCTCCAGCACAAGCAAGAGCTCACAGAAAAGATGGAAGCCGAGTCTGCGCGACTTCAACTTATAGAAGACCTGGAGACAGTCGGCAGGATGACTAACAAGAATGGCCTCCCACTGGCTTACATGAATAGTGTATTCGATCACATTACAGATATGGTGCAAGAAATGCTCTCTAAGATGGGAGCCAACTTCACTGTAATCAAGGATGATGAGCGTCCTTGCACTTTCAGGTTTATACGCACGGACGATAATTCAGGATACTCCATGCCTCAGGAGATGCTGTCAGGCGGGCAGGCAATTCGTCTGTCTTTGGCATTGCTTATAGCATGCCAGCAGCTTATTCTTCCTGAGGTGGGCTTGCTGGTCCTCGATGAACCGTCATCCCACATGGATGCGGAAGGTGTGGATAGTCTTAAGGAACTGTTCCTGCAGATGACCTCTATCTTCCATAGTAGCGAAACGCAGCTCATAACAGTAGACCACAACCCGTCCTTGGTAGCAGCGTTAGAAAAAGTAATTCAGCTTTAATTATGGGAAATAATCGTAGATTCTTAATCAGATGTAAATTAACGACGCCATTCCTGGCAGCTCGGCGTAAGGAAAAGATGCGTATCTTTGACATTAACCATGTCGGAGATAAAAAGTTCTTTAAGATCGACACACCGCAATGGAGGTGGGCGATAAGAGAGGCTTTTGATAGCATGGGACTCATCCCGGCGGTAGATATAGACTATTTACGACTGCCAGCTGAGATAGCAGCTCCTACTATTCGCACCTATAAGCGAACGTGGGAATCCAGAAGCGAGGAATCGTTCGAGTGCTTTCAGGCAGGAACCGTGATAACATTTCCGGTATTTATCTTGGCAGAACTGGAACAGCGTAATTTTAATGGTATTCAAATTAATTCCAGGCCTCCCACCAAAGAGGAAGTTAAGGAATGTTTTACCATTATAGGAGAAAGTATAGGTCTCTCCCCGTGGGGATCTAAGTTTGGATACGGAAGGTTTATTGTTGAAGAAGTAGAGTAATAAATAACCATTAACACAGAAAGACCCAATACAAATGACAAATAACATCTCCGCTGAAAAGTTCGTAGAATCCTTCAATTACTTCTACCTTATCTTTGTGCCCTCAAATAAAGCGGATGCTGGTGCGTATGTAGAAAATATTATTGAGTTTAACACGGCACTCTCTAGCCGAGGCAAACATATGCTTAAACGAGTACAGCAAAAGTTGTCCGTCGTCGATGATAAGTCTGGAACATATCTTCTTATCCCGTTAGTGGGTAGGATTATCGCCAAGCATATGCCGCATTCCAATAATTTCAGAAATACTGAACTGTGCGCATCTGGTACAATTTGTACAGAAAGCGGAATAATTAAGGGAGTGCAGGAAAGTAGAAAAGTTAAGTGGAGTGTAGTATCTGCAGGAGAAGCTGATAAAGTATCCGGCAGTACCACTCCATATCTGAAGATGATATCTATCACTGAAGCTAATGACGAGTGTAAGTATTGATGAAAGCTCTAAAACCAGAAATACCAACAGCTCCGACAGTATTACCTGTTATTATAGATATGCAGTCTGCATCAGGAGTTGATTGTCAGATTATATGGGATGATACGCAGATTCTGTTCTATCCCATATTACCGTGCCTGGTTGAAGAGCTTACTATTGTGGAGAAGAGTCTGGAGCTTAGCGCAGAGACCAACTATGTAAGAAAGTCTATGCGCCGCTCCAGAGCTCTATTCGCTGCATTCGAACGCGGAGATAAACGTATCGGCGTAACATTTCAAGGGTTCCTCAACGTAATATTGAGGGCCCTTGCGATGGCCGGTAAAACATTCTCTGTAAAGGATTTACGTGTATCGAACTCGAACTATCCTGACTTCCCAGAACCAGACTTTGGAGCGATGGAGGGATTCAGATTCTCTCAACGAGAGCTGTTAGAGTCTGCCCTCCGGAAGAACAGATCAGGACTTATAGGGGCTCCTACCAGATACGGAAAAACTACGCTAATGGTAAATACACTGCGAGCCTTTCCTACGCTGAGCACAGTGGTGGTGGCTCCAGGCGTAGATCTCGTGTCTCAGCTGTATGACGATATAACAGGACCTCGCGGTATTAAGGATAGAGAAGTAAAGATAATATGCTCTGGACGAGGAAGAACCCCTAGCCAGGAGTCCAATGGTATTACTGTGTGCTCTGCGGACAGCCTACACCTATGCGACCCTGGAAGTACTGAGCTATTATTGGCGGACGAACCGCATGCTCTTGTGACAAGTACACGTCTTGGCGTTATAGACGGGTTCTTGAAAGCTAGACGATATGGTTACGGTGCCACTCTTAAAGGTCGATTCGACGGTAGAGACAAACTGATAACCGGTATATTCGGTCCTGTATTGGCAGAGCGTACATATCTGGAGGCGGTTGAGGAGGGCGCCATATGTCCTCTAAATATCATCATGTTCCAGATAGAACTTACTCCGCATTCTCTGTATAACCGAGATACAGCGTATAACGAGCTGCTGTTCCAGAACCAGGAAATGGCAAATCTGCTCAAGCGTATATGCGAAGAAGTTGTACCTGCGGAATGGCAGACAATGATATTCATCAAAAATGAAGCGCAGGCAGATATGTATCTAGAGACCATTGGTACCGAGCACACCATCGCTATGGCCAAAAAGATGACCAAGAAAGAGCGCGAGGAAGTGAATGCTCGAATGAAGGCTAACGAGATTAAGAGATGCCTGTGTACGGATATTTACGTACAGGGTGTTACATTCTCGGACGCCAGAGTACTGATCAATTGTGAAGCAGGAGGTAACAACACTACAGCTATCCAGAAACCAGGACGTCTGGCAGAGATACGACCAGGTAAGAAGTGTGGTATTATTATAGACTTTGAGTTTATCAGGGCCTCCGGATACACTGCCAAGGATTATGAAGGAGACCAGACAGGAGCTCTTATTGCAGATTCCAGAAACCGAGTACAGGCGTACGAGGAGAAGGGATACGGTATATATAGAGCTAGAACAGTAGAAGAAACAAAACAAATATTCGACTCACTAATATGATTCCAGGTAACTATACACTTAATGTTACACATCGTGCATTTTCCTCTCGTATAGAATTTCTTAATGAGGCCGGAGAGCAAGTATTTGTAGCTACAGTAGATAATGATAGAAAAGATTACATGTCATTCTGGCATCCTACAGAAATGTACGCAACAGCACTTAAGCTAGAGAGTACGTTTATGGATAAGGCGCTTGGTATCGTAGAAGACCTTAGGAATTCTCCTGTGGGTACGGAACATAGCGAGAGGGTTGAGTTAAAAGACGTATGAAGCTAGATAAAGAAGATATTGAATTAGCAGCAATTGCTCGAGACCTTAAAGCAGCGTTTGCTAATCAGTATGAGAGAGTAAATAAACGACCATACAAACCAAACAAGAGATTTGATTCTATAGAGTGCTGGAAGAAGACAGCCAAAGTAGTAAAACACTTAAACGCTGTTCCTGAAGAGTATATACGAGCACAATTTACCTATTCGATAGGAACAGTGTTCGCTAATACACTACACGGACCTGTAGCTCAGGATAAGTATAGGAAGTTTATCAGAACTACAGGAGCAACTCCCGTAGCGGTAAATGCTTCCACTGCGCTTACTTCTGGAGACGTTGCTGTTTTGTCAGGTTATATTACTCAGACAGAAGATATCCTTAAGGAGCAGTTTGGCAATAATTTTAAACTTACAGCAGAATCCATTAAGGACCCTTCAGTTAAATCAGAAATACTGGAGTCGTGGTGGCGGTTTAATCCTGTAGTGATTATGGCATTTGCTCAAGATGATAGAGAATATCGTCAAAAGTTTCTCTTGTCTGCAGCGAATGAAATTGTAGAATCTCCTTATCTAATACGCGCTGCGGCGAGTTTAGGTTTAGACCTCAATAACATAAATACAGATGAAGAAGGATTTACAATCGATTGAGCCAGAGATATATGAGCAGCATTTGCTATCAGCTATAGATAAAAGTCAGATCATGTGGACAATGGTGTCCCCGCTGCTGTGTATAAGAACCGGGACGGAGTATCATCGAAATGACTTTGAATTTCCTCTGCATTATGCGATTTATCGCGCAATGAAGAATTGGAAGCAACTCAGATCCGATCAGGATTTATCTATAGAAACTCCGCTATCGGATAATGGTATACGCACTCAGTTAATTCTATTGTCTAAGGAACCTCGCCCGTGTATCGACGAAGATAACATCGATGAGGCAGTGGAAATCTACAAAAAGATAAGAGACGAAATAACTGAGGTAGATGCTATTACTGTTGTAGCTGATTCATGGAAGCGTTGGCTTAAAATGCGTCAGTTACAGAATGATGCTAACGATATCAGGCGTGGTGTTATTTCTGACCCTGACGAGTTTATTTCTCAGATCAGTGCCAGTCAGCAAAGGATATCAGCAGCAGGTACAGATTCCGAGTTCAAGGAATTTTCAATGGACTTCATCTACGGTAATACGCTTAATATCGAGCGATTTACCTTAGGAAAAGACTTCTCTCAGCTTAATTCTATTCTAGGTGGCTTAGGCAGACAGGAACATGTTATTTTCTGCGCACCCACTGGCGGCGGCAAAACCGTAATGGCCTGTCAAATTGCCGCAGATATAGCCTCCAGCAAAAAACAGGTTCTTTATATCTCCACTGAGCAGCCGGATAGAGAATTGTATCCGCGTATTATATCTGCACTCACGGGTATTGATTTTTCTGTGATTAAGGATGGTGGCGATTTACGTAAGGTATTAAATCCTGTACAGATTAAAGCTGTGGAGGGAGTTATCGAACGCATGCATCCTTACTTACATTTCGTTAACTGGATTGGAACAGGGAAGAATGTTAAGGAGGACTTGGAATCTACCGTACGCAGACATATCGATCAGTTCGGTTGTGTTGATCTTCTTGTATTTGATTGGTACGGTTCCGCTCTGGGCGATAGTGTAGATCCCGCAACACGGCGTCAGATGTATATGGATGCTGCATGGAAAATTAAGCAGATGGCTGTAGCCTATAATATGGCTTGTGTATCATTTGCTATGGCAGGTGCTGCTGCTAACAATAAGGCTCGAATTACAGAAGAGCATCTTGCAGAGTGTAAGATGATTCACCAGAATGCAGACGCTGCTTTTGGTATTTCTGCGCTTCGAGGATCGGACGATAACTCCTCTGTAGCACAGTCTTCTTTTTCGGATAAGCAGTACATAAATTGCTTTAAAGCTCGTAAAGGTCGTGGTTTGTTCTTTGAGGTAAAACGTGAGTTTAAATATCAAAGATTTCGTAAAGCATGATTTGGTTTCCTAAGTCGTTGCTAAGCAGTGGGATATCTCCAAGTGCCCTAAAAATTAACTTATGCATGCGAACAAAAGGTCCGAATTTTAATTGGAAAATTTGCGATATCGTATTATCGTCTGGATTATCAGAGCGCACAGTGCGAGCCGAACTTAAAAATATGATTAAATTAAATTTGGTCGTAAGTAGGTCTGCTGTCGCTCCAATTTCGGGCAATAAGATAAACCTATATAAATGCGTGTATGAATCCCGCACAACAAAAGCAAAGACTTCTAAAGGCAGAGGTAAACGCTCTGCTAAAGAAGAATCGTGTCGTTGTGCGGGAGACGATCCCGAGCACAACGGCGGTATTGGTAGGTAACTTTATTGTAAGTAAAAGTGTAATAAGCCCATTTCTTAAGCGCCTAGGATACGAGAGAAATAAAAAGGTTACGGGTGTTGGTAGACTGTATTTTAAAGTTAACAATTTCGTAGAAATAATTTTAGCACTCTATTATCTGTATATTCTCGCACCAAAACTATTTAAGAAAATAGCCAAGGATCCGTTCGCAGTCATAGATGGTATAGTAAAAAACAAAATATCTATATCATCTCCTATGACAAGCTATCTTGAGTTCAGAAACATGCTGTACCACAAACGCCTGATGTCCATGGGTGAATCTGACTACAATAAAAATTATGTGGTGAGAGATAGGCTATGGATAAAAGACGTAAAAGTTAATACAGCACGCCAACTAATCGCAAGCGGGGAAGCTTCCAGAGTTAACCCCGCTATCGTATGTATAGCATTGATAGAGCACGATCTGCACAACAATCTAGATTTTGAATTGTACCGGGATCGCAATGCTGCAGTCATTCAAAAAGCATTTATTCAGCATCATTACATAAGAAGTATGCTGTCTCGTATATCCTGCAAATTTACCGACAGGTACGACGAGCTGGCCGATATACTCGGATTCACACATGCTGATATAAATGCTATGGCTACAGAGTATCAAGATAGTATTTCTCGCCTCCTAGACAACATGAAACGTGGCGAATTTCTAAACATATAACAATGTTCGACGAAGAAGAAGTTTTAACCTCTGGCTCTATATCGAGTTCCAGAGTGCCTAAAGTAATAATGAGATTGGCGGAACGTCTTGCCGCAAGACATGGTACAGTTACAATAGCTGATGAAGCTTCTGGTATACATATTCATCTAGCTGATCCTGAAGAACTTATAGTTTCTGGTCCAAAGGAGTTGCAGTCTAGACACCTAGCTATCAATGCTGAAAAATACTTCGGCATAGGTAGATATGATGTAGACGAATTCCCCACTAGAGAGAATAAAGAAATGTATGCAAAGTATCATGCGCAGGATAAGGAGGTTCCTTGTGCTGTGTCTATGAAAACTGGCAAAACTTATCGGGTAGAGGATCTTCTACACATGCCTACACTTCAGGCTAGAAGCAGCCTATTTAAAAATGTATCTGCTGGCAAAGTTGTGGTGGGCGCCAATAAGCGTCTATTAGTACGAGACGAATTTGGCAATCTTGTTCCCGAATGGGTATCCGAGACGGTGCCACTCACATCGCTTCCGGATAATCATCCAGCAATAACATATCTAACACAACGAGGTTTCGATCCTGCTAAGTTAGAGAAGCAATTTGAAGCGTGCTACTGCACTAAAGAGAAGCCAGAAAGTCGTGGCGAAGGTAGATACTACAGTAGGTTGCCTGGAGGTATGAAGAATACACCTCAGGGCCGCATCATATTCTCTGTGCGTATGGATGGGGTAAGATGGGGTTATCAGTCCAGGTACATAGATATCTGGGCTGGAGATAATCATTTATTCTGGTCGCACAATCAGCAATGGGAGCTTATAGAACGTAGACAACCTGATGGTACGATGTACGAGAAGTATCCTGCAGATACACGATTCCCTAAAGGCTTTGCGCCGCACAAATACATGAATGCTACAGGATGCGAGCGTAACAAACTCCTTATGGGATTTGATGCAGCTGTAGAGTCTCAGAAGGATAAGCCATTTAACATGCGATATTGTGTTCTGGTGGAAGGTCCTCTGGATGCCGGTAAGATAGGTCCGCCTGGTATAGCCCTTCTTGGCAAGTCTATGTCTGACTTCCAGGCAGAGGCTATACGGAAGAATTTCTCTAAAGTATTTACCATGATGGATAACGACGTTGCAGGCAAGCAGTGTTTTGCTAAGATCCAATCAAAGTTACCCAATATAGATATTGTTGATATTAAAGTTCCCGACCATGTAAAGGATGTCGGTGATTTGTCCTACGAAGAAGTAGAAATGTTATTAAAACCCTACACAGAAAATTTAAAGTAAATGAAGAAGCAGTTATTTTTTAATGAGGCAGATCGTCTGAAGCTGGACGACGTTAAGTTCACGGAAGAAGAGATGAAAGTAGCGCTGGATGTCGCCACAGAGTTAGGTAAGCAAGCAGCTAGGCTGAACGCGGCAGGAAAGAAGAACATGCTTCAAACCTGGCGAGATGAGGCTAAAATCACGCGCGAGATTGCTGAGACAATGGGCGTATTCTGTAACAAGAACGGTCCCACAGACACAGAAGAATATGTAGTTATTAAAGAGACTCTCATAAAGGCGCTTATTCTGGACGGTGCTGCAGATTATGTGGAGGAGGTAATATCCAAGGAAAAGAAGAAAGCAACGACTCTTACGTTAGATAGGCTTCCCGGAGAAACTGCAGCAGAACATAAAGCCCGACTGTTAGCTTACCTGTCTGAAGATGAGTGAAGAAGTTGTAGATTTATCTACGGCAGAACTTCCTCAGATAATAAGACGCAACACTAAGATAGGCGGATTGACTTGGCTGGCAGGCGCCGGTCCAAGGCATGACGTTGACGTGATGATTGTCACTAGTGTTGTGTCGGAGGAGGAAGCTGCTGAAGAGGTACAGGTGGGATACGAGAAATATATCAAGCGAACTCCTCGAATGCTGGACTGCCCGCAAGGTGTAGTTCTTAAGGACCTGGCTATACGCGAGGGTATAGATCTTGAAAAATGCTTCGTTGTACCTATCGTGCGATACCTTCCTGAAAAGAAGTATAGAACTAAGCCCAAACAGAGCATGCTTCAGCAATGTCTGCCGCTCCTGGAAGCAGATATTGCAGAGATAAAGCCAAAGATCATTATCTGTATGGGCAAGCAGGTGTTCGATACACTAGTAACCCTTACAGGAGAAAACGGAAAGTCGTTCAGAGCTAGAGAATCCGAGATTATGGGTGCGTGGTTTTACGAGAAGAGATTTAACGCTCGTATGTATTACATGCCCACAATGATTCTTACTCTTAATCCTGAGAAGCATGAGAGGTTTATCACAGACTTTGCAGCAGTTAAGAAAATGCTTAACTCAATGGAAGGTTTAGCCTCCCTGCCGTTCAAGACAGACTATCAAGTAATTAGGAATTCAGAAGAGCTAAGCCAGCTAGTAAACTTCCTAAAAGATAATAATCATACAGAGTTATCTGTTGACTGCGAATGGCATGGCCCTCATCACGTAGACGGAAAGCTGAGAACTTTCCAGATATGCTGGGCTCCTGGAGAAGCTGCTACTATTCGCTTCATGAATGATAAACTCGAATATGAGTTTGATATTCCGTATAAGGAAGCCGGTGCTATATTGTCGGAGTGGCTGGACCAGCCCCAGGTTAAGTATATAGGTCATCATATATCAGCTGACTTACCGTGGATGCATTATTGGCTTGGGCTGGAGTGGTACGAAAAAGCTAAGTTCGATACAGAGTTCGCTCTTCAGGCTTGTGACGAAGCTGCTGACCTAGGTTTGGATGCACTAGCTCTTAAGTATACCGATCTAGGAAAATATGACTGGGACTTAATCAGATGGAAGAAGAGTAATTCTAAGATATGCGAAGACGGCTACGGTTTCATTCCTGATGATATTCTATTACCGTACGCTGCAGCTGACGTTGATGCCACATTACGAGCTTATCTGGTAATTGAGGATATGCTAAAGAAACAGGATCTTGTGACTTACTATAACGAGATTCTTAATCCTCTGGTAACTGACGTATTTGTGGCATTCTGTCTGACAGGTCTCCCTATCGATACAAAGAAGATGGATGAGATGCGCGAGCTGTACACCTGGGCAAGGGACGAGCTGCAGAAGGATTTCCAGATCGCAGTTGCTCACGAGGCTGATACGCTTCTATGCAGGCATCTGATGAAATCTCTAGGCGTAGAGGATGGTACTAGGTTATATGACGAAATCATACGTCTGTGCGGCGAAGGTAAGTCAGATGAAGCCGGTAAGCTGTTCAGAGCGACAGTAGGTCCTGCAAAGATAGCTAAACTGGAACCTGTATTCGATCATTTCCTTATAGCCCCTACGTTCAACATCCGATCTAAACCTCAGATGCAGCGCTGGTTATTTGAAGTGAAAGGATACACTCCGATTAAGTCTACTGCTAACAAGGATGCAGGTATGCCCTCTGTAAGCTGGGATAAAGTACTCACATATCCTCCCGACAAGCAGAAGACATTTACTCCGGCATCTGATAAAGGCACGCTCGAGGTACTGGCTGCTCGAAACAAGGATAAGGTTATTGATAAACTCCTGGAGCTTAATGCTGTTGGTAATATTTGTAAGGCCTTCCTTAAATCAGCAGATATAGACGAGGAGACAGGCGAAGTAATTAAGGAGAATGGTCTACACTACTGGGTAGCATCTGATGGATGCGTGCATCTTAATAATTCAACAACAGAAACTGGTAAACTCGGTATTGTATTGTTTTGTTGAATAAAGTAACATTTAAGTATGACTGAAAAAATATGCAAAATATGTGGCAAAGTATTTAAAAGCCGAAAAGATTTAGACTTGTGCGTGCATTGTAGAAAAAATACTAACGCTTCTTGCGAACGTGTATGCGAACATTGCGGTGCAACATTTTTTGGGTCTCCCGATACGATTTATTGCAGACGTTGCAGAAATAAATGGGTAGCAGCAAAAGCGCCTACTATAAAATGCACCATTTGTGGAAATGAATTTAAATCTTTATACGGAGAAAAAATATGCACAAATTGCAGACATGCGAGACGAATTAACTCGCTGTTAGAAAATCAAAAATGTCAATTGTGCGGAAAAATCTTCAAGGCTACTTATAGAAGTCAGATACTATGCGACACTTGTAAATCTATTTCTGGACGTATTCAGAGTACCTGTATCGTATGCGGAAAAGAATTTCTTCCTAAAAGAAAAAATACAAAATGCAAAACATGCTCTCGGCACTGTCAATCTTTATACGTACAAAATAGTGGTAAAGGCATAAAATATTCAGACGAATATCTTAAAGGTAAATTAATAGAATGTCTCAAGGACGGCTCATTACCTCCTTCACTAGAGCTCTTGTGTAAAGATCTTGGAGTAACAAGAAAAGTTTTAACAGCGCGAGGAATTTCTGTTTTAGATGCTGCTAAAATAGCTGGTATAAACATAACTGATTGGCAACCATACTTAGCAAGCGCCTTTGAGTTATTTATATACAATACGCTGCGAGAAATTGCCCCTGAGGCGGAAATTATAACACAAAAAACCTTCGAAGGTTTGATAGGTAACAAAGCTCCTCTTAGATTTGATTTCTATCTTCCATCTTATAATCTTCTAGTGGAAGCCGACGGTGAGCAACACTGTCAGCTCGATAATTCTTTGCATACAGAACTTCTCGAAAATTACGACTTTAAAAAGAATATATATGCAAGAGACAACAATATTAATTTACTGCGTATAAGGTATAACGTACTTAAAAATTACGCTAAACAAACAAAACAATTACTATGCAAAATTCTGCCACAATGCCAGGAAACTGGCACTGAAAACCTCTTTAATTGCTGGGACGGTTCGGAATTACTTCCGATCTTGATCAGCAGCGAAGCCTGTTCTACGGAGCAGGAACGTTCAACGACTAGTCCGCAAGGACGTAGCCTGGAGTCAGGCGAAACGGGAGGTACCCTAACGTAAAGTCGAGGGTAAAGATATAGTCTACTCTGCAGGGAATACATAACCTGCAGCGGTTCATCAAAGAACGGGTGAGTTAGTAACGTAACTCATTGAATATCAAGAGAATAAGGAGCTGGAACCCGAACGTTCTGAATTGGCCCTCTTGGGTACATGCGCGTTTGGGAGCCGGCATGGTACGAATTATTAAGGAACGTAACGAAGCTGGACAGTTACCTGATAAGTTTAAGAAATTTGCCGACACCAAGGCAAAAGCCTTCCCTACCATCAGATCCGTAATGATGGCTAAACCTGGATGGTGTATTGTGGAGGCGGACTATCAGACAGCAGAAATGCGAGGTCTTGCGTATATCTCTGGTGACGCAGAACTTATTAAGCTAATCGAAGAACCAGACGATTGCTTTGCGCTTGTGAAACCTGAGTGTATACCTGATGGTGTAGATGCCGAAGATTGCGTCGTAAGAATAAAATTCCCGGAGTACATTAAGTATCCGGAGGATAGGGATAAGTATCTAATGACGTTTACATCTGGAGGTGCTATTAAAGCCAGGTTCACTGAAGATCAGTTACTTCGCGACGAGAACGGTAAAATTAAATCTCCAAAATTCGACATGCATTGGGGAGTTTTGGAGTTAGCCCGAGGGCAAGTACGCGAAGAACTAGATAAGAAGAAGGATCGAGGAGCAGGCAAGGTAGTAAATTTCTCGTCGTCATACGGAGGTCAGGCCGCATCGCTTCAGCGTAAGATCGAAGCTGATACAGGTAATAAACCGGAAATAGATGATGTACAGGCAATGCTTGACGCAATCGAAAGAAGACAGCCGCGAGCAACTCAATTCTTTAAGGAGCTGGAATCTGTTCCTACAGAGAAAGGTTACATACGAGCTGCAAGTGGACGTCTACGTCATTGTCATACACTATCAGCCGGGATTAAGGGATTGTCCTTTAGAACTAGAGAAGGACAGCTTACAGCATTAGGACGAGAGTGTCGAAATTTCCCTTAACTGCTAGGGGAAGTAAAACTGGGTGAATTCGGGGAAAGCCTACCATACACATCCCCTACAATCTATAATTTACATTCAATATATTGTAGGGTATAATAAAGGTAACCCTGAGCCAAGCTAAATAGAAATATTTAGAAGGTGCAACGACTAGAGGAACGCCTTAACGCGTAACGGCGAAGGTTATGATGCCTCCACGAGCGCCCAGCTCAGTAAATAATAACTGATGATGATATAGTCTGAACTACTGAAGGTATGGATACGAATAGTGCTGAAAAACTTTGTAAGGATTGCAAAACAAAACCGGTAAAACCCCAGCGTAACGCAAAGCGCCCATTTTACCGTTGCGAAGAATGTCATAGAGCATTTAAACGAGAAGAGATGAGAAAATCTCGAGAGAAGAAAAAAGCTCTACTACAAGACGATCCTGAAAAAGGTATGAAGAGATGCTCTAAGTGTAAAAAACTAAAATACTACTCAGCATACTCTATTAGAAAAAATTCTGTAACCAACGAGTTAAATAAAATATGCGATGCATGTCTTACTAAAGCGTACTTAAGCAAAGAAAAGAGAGCAGAAGGAATGTCACCTGAATGGTGGAGAGCCAGGGCTTATGCTGCAAATAACACAGTACGCAATAGAATAGCACGCAAGTTGGGAGTACCTACATCCAGTGTCCCGGTAAAATCTCTACCGTGGATATGCGGTCCAAATGATTTAGTTGAATTATTTAACACTCAAAACGGCGAGTGTTGTTATTGTGGCGTACAAATCACCAAAGATAATCTTAGCGTGGACCACAAAACAGCTCTGGGCTCTGGAGGTACGCATACAAAAGAAAACATTTGTCTATGTTGCAAAGATTGTAACACTCTTAAATTAGACAAATCTTCAGATCAATTTACAGAATTTCTTCAAAATTACGCTAGACGTATAATCAGTAGATACAACTTATAAACAAGGTTGTGATAACATAATTGATGCAGGAATCAGTGGGAGCCTCTGCTGCAAGAGCGTGTAAGTGGCTCATTGATTTCAAGCGAAAAGTAGGACTTATGGGCGACCTGTCGGTATGTCTATATGACTCCTGCGTAGTACACTGTCCGTGCTATGAAAGGTTCATTTGGCTAAAGGCCTTACAGCTGTATATGTACCTGGCAAACGGGTGGGAATATCATGGTCGTATTTTGCGATATCCCATTGATGCTGAGTTAAATGCAGGTTGGTCTACTAAGCCTGATAAAGTATTTGCAGAAAAGTTACATAACGAAGAATGGATGGCCACTCCAGAGTCTCTGAAAACTATCGAGACATGGCTTGACCAGACCATAGAATTTTATAAAAATAATCCTGCTGCATCCGTTAAAGATTACGGATACAGTTGCGAATAATAAATTGAAGTAATACAAATCAAAAACATCTAACGCATTAATAAATAAAAAATTATGTCTAACGGATTCAAACTCGTCGGTGGTACTGCAGGTTACAACAAGCTCAACGAAACTAAGGATAGTAACAATAATGCTAAAAAGCTGTACATGTTCCACCAGGATGCAAAGATTAGCGCAGTATTTATTAACAAGAAGACTCGTCTGGAGGGATGCATCCTTCCTGCATTCGACTCTTCTATGGACAAGATGGACACGGCCTATAAGAGCGGTTACAGCCCTTATCGTGTCCCCAATATGACCGATCCGGAAACTGGCTGTCCTTATTTCTCTGATTGGTTCATGACTCTCAGCGGATATAACTATTACGGTAACGGTAAGATGAATTTCTTCTCTCCGAAGTCCGTAGGTTGCGCTGATCCTATCCAGGATATTCGTGATTATTGTTGGAAGCTTCATAACGCTGGCGATACCACTTATGATTATCTGCTCAATCGTCCGGAGAAGTTCGGAGATCCTCACGGTCTCCCGAAGGTAACTCAGCTGACCCTTCTTAACGTGGTATGTCCTGCTACGTATGATAAGGACCCCGTACAGGGTGAGGCTAACCGTATTCTGATTCTGAAGTCTGCAGCTACTGATCGTATGTTTGCAGATCTCAATACTCCTACTCCCAACGGTATGGAAAATACCTCTGGCGACCAGTGGGCAGATATCTTCTGTTACGGTGATATCACTAATCCCAATAACGCTATTAAGTTCTCTGTAGCGCAGGGTAAGCTGGATAATGGTATGGATTATGCTTGTCTGTCTTTTGGGCAGGTTCGTCTAAACGGTATGCAGCGAGTACTTAACTGCAAACGTACGCAGATCGATCCGCAGTTCCTTGAAGGTCGCTATGACCTTACGGACCTGGACAATATCATCTATATCCCGTCTTATCAGGAAATAGTAGATATGCTGATCCAGGATAACCTGGTCCCGTTCGAGCTCATCGCCACGGTGTGCGGTGAGAAGGCTCACGTACGTCGAGATTCTGGCGCGGTAACTGATAGCACTCCGTCCCACTCTGACCATGTTGCTGCAATGGGTACTAATCCGGCTCCTGCACCAGCTCCTATGCCAGCTCCTGCACCGGCACCTGCTAAGGTCGAGGAGTCTCTGTACGTAACCATCAACGGCGCTACAGAGAAAATGACGATCTCGCAGATCAATGCTTTGCAGGATCCTGACCTGCCAGTTTATAACGGCAGCAGCTGGGCTTCTGCGGCATCGTTCCCGTGGTATAAAGTAGCTCCCGCACCTGCACCGGCTCCTATGCCAGCTCCTGCGCCGGCTCCAGCCCCTGCTAAGGCAGCTCCTATCATGCCCCCTGCCGGAGACGAAAAGCCCCGTCGCACCAAGGAACAGGAAGATCGCATGAATGCACTTAACCTGGCCCTTATGAAGGATGAGGATCTGGACGCTGCGGAGATTAACGAACTGTCTCGGCTGTCTCGCATGGCTCCCTACATCGGTTAATTTGTAATACAGTAACTCATATACCCAGGGTGACAATCCACCCTGGGAAACCCATTGTACCAATAAAGACACGTAAATATGGCACGTCCTAAGAAGATTAAAGAAGAAGTAGCAGTAGAAGAAACACCTACCCTCACAGAAGCTTTCGGTGAGGTTGAACAGGAAGTAGTAGTCAAGAAACCTAGAGCAAGAAAGAAGTCAAAGCTCGCAGTAGGAGGAGAAGCTTTTGATATCTTTGCCAATGAACAGATGGCAGAACAAACGCGCAGCTTACTGGCAAAATCAGCTATGGCTGACGGATTCAAGAGTGCGGCAGATATTAATAGAGATTATCTACCACTGCCCTGGTTCGCTATGCAGTATCTCATAGGTCGAATCGGTATTCCCGTTAACACTATTATCGAGTTTATCGGACAGGAGAATACAGGTAAGTCTTCACTCGTGATGGCTATGCTTGGCAACTTCATTAAGTACAACATTCCTTGTCTGTTCTGTAACTCCGAGCCTAAGATGTTGGAATCCGACTGGATCTCCCGTCTGGTAGGTTCTGATACAAGTATTGGCGATAAGGTTAAACGTGTACTGGAAGTGACCGAGCGTCTGTATACCCTTGATGATATGGATAAACTCATCCGTAAGTGGGTACATGTTAAGCGCTACGAGCAGGGTATTCCTAAGTCAGTACCTCTTGTGTGCGTAGTTGATACTATCACCAAGCTTCTAAATCCTGAAGAGGCTGAAGCTCTCATTGTACAGGAAGGTAAGGATAAGAATATCAACGTACTTAAGAATAGTGTATCTGACGTTAGCAAGAAACCAGGCGTAACGGCTAAGTGGCTTCATGAATGGACTCGCGCTATCTGCTCTATGCTGAATGAAGAGAATGTAACTATCATTTGTGTGTCTGGCCAGAACCAGAACATGAATGCTGGTTCTTCCTCTTTTGCCGCAGACGGAGGCGCAAGTCTTAATAAGACACGTATCGGAGGTACTGCTATGAATCAGTCTGCTAGTATTCAGATTACCATTACACGAAAGGGTATCTGGAAGGACTCCGCAGGCAATCAGATCGGTGATATAATTCGTGCTCGAGTAGTAAAGAATTCGTATGGTCCCAAACGTAGTATCGAGTACGGTATGCGTAATGACTTGTTCTCTGACGATACCGGATACATCCAGCAGGCTATCGATATGGATGAGTCCTTCGCTAATATCCTGGTAGCTAATAAGATCAAGGGTCTTACCTGTACACGTAAGCTGTACACATCCGAGGATATGGGCGTCCATCAGCTGAAGGCTCCGGCTCTCATTGCGAAGCTGACATCTGACGAGGCGCTTATGGATGAGATTGGGGCTCTACTTAAGATCAGTGGATATGAGCTTGGAGAGGACGCCTAATCTATCCAAGACAGCTCTCCTTAGATATTTAAGTCAAATATTCAAAACCTCAGCTATAAAAAATTGTCGAGAGCCTGAAGACGCTATAGATACGCTGAATCAAACAGACGATATCTACGTGCCGGAAGGCCTCGACGCTGAGTGTGCGTTAATATACGAACGATTGAATGTGCGGGGGAGTGTTTGGGCACTCTCCCGCCATTGTCGTATAGCACAAATCGCCCTGGAGTTGGGTGATGGGTATTTTCTGATATCTGACGAGAATACCAGCGGAGCTGAATCTCTATTCCTGTGTGCCTCTAGTATCAGCGATACGTCAGAGGATATGCACGATGATCTTGGATATATAGTAAGTAGTTGGTGTTCCTCTGGATGTCCTACCATCATAATGGGAGGATATAAGGATAAAAAACTTGAAGGAACAGTTCACGTAGTAGCAGCACAACTTTGCACATTAATATGAAACTTAAACTTAACCCAGACAACATTGTAGACACACTATATGAAGCGGTACGCGTAAGAAACGCGAATGCTGTAAAAGAGATTTTACTTAAAGCTAAAGACGAAGAAGTATTATTAACCAAAATAATAAGTAATATAAGCAAACCCCTTTGCTTAGCTATAAGTTATTATCCGTTATACGGTAGCTGGCCCATAATAGAACAGTTACTCAGTATACCAGGAATAAATGTTAACTCCTCAGAAGATATGGGGTGGCCTCCGTTACATACGGCGTGCCGCGTAGGAGGTGTTAAGATAGTACAGGCGCTGCTGGACAAAATCAACGTTGATGTTAACTATGTGAATGAGCGTGGTAAAACAGCTCTCACTGAAGCCGTAAGACTAAAACACCCCAGGGTAGTAAAATTACTTCTGACTGTACCAGGGATTAATGTTAACGCTGCGAGCGATAGGGTAAAGCCTCCTCTATATTGGGCCATCCGCAATGAAGATCGTCGTATGACATCTATTTTACTTCGGTGTAGTAATATTGTTATCAACGAAAAAGAACTTCCATCTTGGGCTCCTGAGTTTTTGAATTCGTTAAAATAAACATATTATGAAACCAGAAAGAACAATACAAGCAATGATGGATAAATATCCTGCTCACTACACTACACGGCAGGAATGTCTTAATCAGTTATTTGTGGTTATCGGTAATGGTTACGCCTGGTTCGATGGGGAATTATGCAACCTAGGCGGGCCTGACATTCAGTTTGTACTATCTGATCCTGAAGATGTGGACTCTGATGGAGATTACGTATACACTTATGACGATCGTCCTGACTTAGAAAAGGCTAAGCATCCTTGGACAGAAGAAGACTGTAAGAATTACAGAAAAAAGCAACGAGAGCAGCTGCAACGTTATTACGAGAAAGCTATCGCAAGAATGAAAGCTAAATTCCCAGGATATAAGCCCAAAGGTAGACCTAAGTTTATAGAAACAGACGATACTGAAGTATCGACTAATAAAGAAAGACACTGGTATCCTATCGCGTGGGATTATTCAAAGATATGCAATCTTCCTGACGACATAACTCCAGAATGGAAAACTCTTGCTGACGAGTGTAAAGCCTTACTACTGGAAGACGGTATCGATGTAGATAATCGAACCGTTACACCAGAAGCTAAAGAGAAGTACAAAATACATTATGCCTAAAGTAGAACTAAAAGATTTTTTAGAAGGACAAACTAGAATTCCTGAAGTGCTGGCGCAGATGGGATACACGTCTCTGCGAGAGGGTCAGGAAACCCCTATTAATTGTATTATGGCAGGCAGAGATACTATATGTATCTTGCCTACCTCGTTCGGTAAATCGGCCTGTTTCGCTATCCCTACAGTAGCTATGAACTGGCATACTATCGTGTTCTCTCCTCTGGTAGCATTGATGCGAGACCAGGTACAGAGCATGAACAGAATGGGCATTCGTGCAGGTTGCGTAAATAGTAGTCAGACGGATGCTCAAAACTTCCTAACTCTGAGAGAGTGGTCTGAGGGTAGATTGCAGATGATGTATGTAGCTCCTGAGCGTATCAATAACCCTCAATTCCAGATGGCTATACGCGCTACTCCTGTGGATCTTGTGGTACTCGACGAAGCTCATGTGTTGTCTCAAGCTGTATCGTCATTTCGACCTGCATATAGGGCCTGTGGAGAACTTGTGTCTCAATACAACCCGAAAGTAATTGCCGCGTTTACAGCAACAGCCACAAGCGAGATCGTTGAAGATGTTAAGAATGTACTTCAGATGAACAACACATGCATCTGTCGTTATTATGTGGCTAGAAATAACATCGAGTTACATAGCGAGGTCCTGGAAGATAATAATATGCTGAAACCCAAGCTGCTAGAGAAGTTAGCCACTATCGAAGGTAGCTGTATCATATATTGTCAGACAGTACGCGAGGTCGGTGAGATTACAGAATTCTTACAGCAACAAGGAGAAAGTGTAACATTCTATCATGGACAGATTACACAAGACGGAGTGAGAGCATCTAACATGGATGCGTTTATGTCCGGGCGTGCTCGTATATGCGTAGCTACCAACGCATTCGGTATGGGTGTCGACAAACCTGATATTGAGGGAATCATACACGTAGGATGTCCTAGCAGCATTGAAGCAGTAGCCCAGGAGACTGGCCGCGCTGCTCGAGACGGTCGCAAGGCTGTATGTTACATGTTCGAGACTCCGTCCAGCAGATGGATGCAGGAATTCTTCTGGGATTCTAGTAATCCGGATAGCGATTCCGTACGAAGAGCATATCAGTTCGTGAAACGTGCCTCCAATTCAGACGGTGTAGCTCACGTAAAGATAACTGACATCATAGACGCTGTTGGTTCTAAATCTGCAGAAGGCGCGTTGAACTTCCTACAGTCCAGAGGATGTGTAGATCGATTTACTCCTGAGGAGCAATTATATACATTCGGTGACAAATCTATAGCTCTGGATGACTTCCCTAAGACCCTTCAACCTATGGTAGAATGTATTAGGGAGTACGGAACAGTAGTGGGTGAGTCAGAAGAAGGCAATATTTATCAGATAGATTTCGCCTACCTACACTCTAAACTGAGGCAGGCTGAGACTACGATTAAGTCCAAGATACGACAACTGACCAAGGAAGAGTACTTTAATGTAACCCTCCCGTTCTCTGGAAAAGCTACTAGGATTATACATCCTCCTACTGACGAGGATCTTGCGGCAGCGGACGCAAAGCGTGTAGCTGAGCTGGAAAAGATTGAAGATGTACGTAAGTACGTTCGTTGTCCGGACGAAGAAAAACATACTTTCCTTTTAAAGTATTTCCAATTAAATTCGTAGCATGGATAACGTATTCGACAGTATAACAGGAGAAAAGATGCACGAGATGGTTAACATCCTCGCGTCATTACCTCCTCCGGAGAAGCAGGAAATATTGACGGATACACGTGAGACTTGCGCTTGCGGAAAAAAAGTTCATGTAGCAGATCTAGAAGAGCTAGACACCGGAGTATTTAAAACATACAATGATGTCTGCAAAAATTGTCCAGAAGGTAAGAAGTTAGATAAAGAAACAGCTCGCGTAGTATGCGCTATGTGTAAGCGAGTTATTTGTCGAATCAAGCCAGTAAAGGACAAAACAGGATTCACCTTTTATCCTAACAAAACCTATCATCTTGCATCGTGCGCATTATGCGCACCAGGTAAGATTAAGTATCCCATTGTAGAAAAGGTGCTTTGGGATAGAAAAAATAAAAAATAACAAAATTATGCCTAGCATTACGAAGAAAGACACAAGCAAGCTTAAACATTATACAGCACGTACAATTACTAATATTCAGATCGTAAGTAATGATAACGACTCTGAGGTTCCTTATCTTGCCTTCATCGGAGGTAAGGGAGGTCACGGAGGAGCTGTAGAGACAGTACTGCCCATGACACCTGAAGCATGGTCTCGTGCTGCTATGGGTACCGGCTCATCTATAGAGGCTCTACGTAACGGTATTAATATGGCGTCACGTTATAGATTCCAGGTGCTTACTGACAATGTGGACGACACAGAGATGGTTGTAGGAGTTCATTGCATCCCCGATGATAACTACATCATGTGCGACTTCGGTGCCACTCTTAATCGTCCTAACATTACAGAAGATATGGCGGTAGTGCAGCTTCACGAGAAGTCTGGTGAAATCGACATCCTAGCATTCCCTGGAGCGCTGCGTAAGAGTGTTAATAGCTTTGTAAAGGAGCTGGAATCAATGACTGAGTTTGATAACTCTACTACATTTACAGCTGAAGGTATCACCTACACAATCGTAAACGCGTTCGGATCCGAGGTTACATTCCGCTGCTCTAAGCGCCGATAATATCACGCTATTCAGGTTATATATACTTGAGCGACAGGTGGGTTCTGTTGAACTCACCTGTCATTTTTTATAAATGCAAAACATCAAAACCAAACACACATGAGCGATTTAAGTGATTTGCTCAGTAATGTTGGAATAGTAACCACTACATCAAGTAATAATAACCAGACCCAAGCATCGACGGAGGAGATAAAACTCAACTATTGCTGCGATGTTGTACTTTCGGAAGGACCTAATAAGTTTATTCTGGGTACAAACCAACTGTTTCCTATATACGACTTATCGTATATAAATGGGGCAGTACACGATGTGCAAATGTATTTATATACAGCAGTAAGATGGCGCGACATGCTTTACACTAGCATGGGCTACGCAACGCATCCTAACGATGAGCCAGATGCTTACTTAGGGTGTGGAGGAGGTATAGATGTGTTTAACTACAGTGGAGGATCTCCGTGTATAGCTAACTCAATACACTACAGAGATCTAACGGTAGATGAATGGTGTCAACTAACACACAAAGCATTGCCAACCTCTCCAAGGCACGCACTACCTAGGATCTGGAAAAAAGCTGACGGAGGTCACAAATTCTGGACACCGACAGACGGTATAATATCAGCACTCCCTGTAAACATACCTATGATCCTGGAGACTGCTGACGAGTTTAGATCGATGATTAGTTATAAGCTCAGTAGTAGCGTATTGGCATCAAAAGTAAGGTCAATGCTTTATAGCTATATGACAGAAAATAATATAGATAGATTGTATGTTGGTTACGAGGCTAACCTGCTTGATGATACTGAAACACATCTGGTCTACGCGTACGACTGGAGTAAAACTCATCGAAGACGTATAGGAGAGATGACGTACGACGAGAATAACTTCTTTGGTCAGCTAGGAGCCAGTAAACTTAGCCAGTTGTCTAATGCTATTAACAACAGAGCGTTCACTCAAGAACGTGTGTTCGTATAATAAAAACAAGCACATCCGGATAGGGTGTGCTTGTTTTTTACCTCTCAGATCCTTACCATTATGGTATGCCAAGAATGTACGAGGATGCCGAGTTGCCAGATGGTGCAGAGCTTTACGACTTAGAAGATTTCGATACCCACAGAAACCTAATTTTTGAGGATGCTAAAAGTGCTTTAGAGAAACAATTTCCTAAAGAACACAACGGTGTACGTATGGAACTATCTGATGTTAAATACGTAGATCCTGAACGTTACTCTATAAGCGACCAAAAGAGAGCATTGCATGAAGATAAATATTTAATGCGACGCCTCAGAGGTAAATTAAGGCTTACAGACACAAAAACCGGAGAGCTGCTAGATGAAAAGGACATGACATTAATGCGTGTTCCGTATCTTACAGACAGAGGCACATTCATCAGATCTGGCAACGAGTGGGCATCTATAGCACAACAACGCTTATTACCTGGAGCATATTCGCGTTACCAGAATAATGGTGATTTAGAAACGCAATTTAACGTACGACCAGGTACAGGTAATGCGTTTCGCGTACAGCTGAATCCTGAGACAGCGCAGTATAAATTCAGTATTGCAGGATCTGAGCTTCACTTATATTCTCTCCTGCACGACATAGGTGTGAGCGATGAGCGTATGGAAGAAGGATGGGGTAAAGATATTCTCTCGCAGAATAAAGAGAACTACGACGCTCGTGTTTTCGAAAAAGCTTATAACAAGATCGTACCAGAGTGGGATAGAAAAAATAACCCAGGACGCTCCAGGGAGGAGAAGATAGAGCTAATTAAGAATGCATTAGATCGTTCTCAGGTTGCTACTAATGTCGTCAAAAAGACACTGCCGTCTCTTTTTAATATGAAGAAAAGGGCTGCCTGGTTGCAGGCTGGAGAGGCTATGGAAAAGATAGCTAACTTTAATCGGCATGATCTGGAAGATATTGCTACGTACATCAATGCTGTATCTGGAACATCTATCGACATAAATGTAAATAAGGCAGCATTAGAGGAACAGATAAAAAATGTTATAAGGACGGGACACGAGGTTCAAAGTAATCCAGATACAAGTAATCCTGGAGTTGCTTTGGTTCAGCAGATGAATATGAAGCGCGTCCTGGATAAAATTAAGATGCAATAAGTACTATAGTTTTAGTAATTATGATAGATATAGACCAGCTTAAAGCCATGATGAAACCTGCATCTACTAAGAAGCAGGAGTCAGTACCGGCGTTTGAACTTGACGACGATGGTGAGGAGTATATGAGCGTTGGCACTGATGGTGTACTTGCCGCTTCGGAAAAACTATTAGCAATTAATAGAGGTTTAGATGAACCTGACGAACGCGACAGTCTGAAATTTCAAAAAATATTACGCCCTCATTCTATGCTACGCGAGAGTATTAAGATGGACGCAGGTAAGGTCTCCAGACAACTGATGTATCAGGTTGCTAGGAAAAAGAATTTAAGTAGCATTCCTACGGCAATGTTCGACCCTTATGTTGAACGCTTGCTGGTAGGCAATCCGCTTACAGCCCCTCTAGAAGAAATCAATCCTATGCAACTTACAGAATCAGCACGACGCATCACTAAGATGGGTCCTGGAGGACTTGGTAGTTCTGATTCTATTACAGAAGAAGCTCAAGCTATTCATCCGTCTCAATTCGGTTATATCTCTGTTATTGAGGGTCCTGAATCCGAACGCGCAGGTATTGACGTGCGTGTAGCTTGGGGTGCTAAGCTAGGATCTAACGGTCGTCTATATCAAAAGTATTTCGATCGACATTCTAAGAAGATGCGTTGGTTATCTCCAGAGGATGTCTCAAATTTAACAATTAAAATACCAGACTAAATAATATGATCAATAAAGCTAAAGAAATCATCAATAGTAAAGAAGCTAAAGCAGTTATCGATGTAGCAGGATCTGCTGTCTCAATTGCAAGCAATGCAGTATATAGTTTCTGCAAAGCTATAGTCGATACTGTAAAGAAGCTTAAGTAATAGTATATTGCACTACTAAACGCGCGCTCCCTGGTTGTTTTCCGGGGAGCGTTATTTGTTTTATGTTGAAAGACCTTACAAATATAACTTTTAGATTTTACGCTGTAGATAAGTCTAAATGGAGCGAACTCATATATAGTGCCGCCGACTTAATGGAGTCTATCAGAGCTATGCCGGATGACAAAGAAGGTACGGATTATAAAGCTACTGCACTGCATAGCGCTGCAGAGCTTATAGAGACTTCATTCTTTAACATAATAAAAATATCTGAGTGCATATGCATAGGAGAGGATTGTGAGTTTTTCGACAAATTCCTACCACACATGCAGCAAGATGAACAATGCTTAATAGCAGAGCATACTGGTTGGGCGTGGGGTACAGATTATCCTATGTCTTGGGGTACTATAGACACAGAACGTATCATAGATATTCACTCGGAACTTTCTAATTTAGTTAATACATGTTCCGCCAAAACACTTTCCGGAAAAGTTAAAAGTGTAGACTACACATTAAACCTGTACGACACTTTAAGCAACTTCGGTATAAGAGACGATCAGGTTATTGTGTGGCAGGGAGCGTATGAAGAGCCTGACGATCCATGGGACTGTTGACAACTCTTTGCTAAATATTCATAATATGATTAACGTATACGTTTCAACATTATGAATAATCTCACTAACGAACAGATCGTCGCGATTCGAGAAGCTCAAGTTAAAGCAGCTTCTGCAGGTTTCGCTCAGAGTCTTATCAATCACGGGTTCACTCCTGAAATGGCCAAAGACGCTACAACACTTTACACTGCCGAAGGTGGTCTACTGCACAAACGCGCTTCTCGCATTGCTGCTGTACGCGAAGGTGTAATGGCTAAAGTAGCAGCTATGCGTCAAGGTCGCTAATAATAATAATTAATTATTTAATTTATTGTGGACGTCCATTATAGTAATGGACGTCCACAATTTTATGACTCTGACCGATTACAACAGACTGTCATGGCCAACAAGAGTAAAGTTGGCTAGGCTAGCCTTACCTAAAGCGACCAAAACAGCGTTAGCTTACGAGCTAGGTACTACTGTACACACAATAGTAAACTGGGAGCAAGGCAAATGTATCCCTAAAAGTCACACCCATAGACTTCGTATAAAAGAACTTTGCGAAGCCGGGGTATCCGCGACGGACACGCAACTAAGTATTAATTTTTTATTAGGAGGATTTGATGGTAACGAGACAATTCTTACCCAACCACTACTATCCAGGGATAAGAGTGCGGCTACTTTGGCTTTGTCAGCTATAGCCACTAGATTGGCCACACATATACAAATCTTCATGCCTAATACAATGTTCGTAATATCAGCGGATACTGTATTTAATACTTATCCTAGTTACGTAAATTTACACGTAACCCCTGTAGAATTGCCTGGGGTTAACTTTATATTTCGATTATCGCACTTTCCTTCTGGGGCGTCATACAACTTGGAATTGTTAGTATCTACAGGAGAAGATCTAGCTAGTAAGTACGTGTGCGATATATCTGATAGTAATATAGCAAAAGCTGTCCGTTTACTAAAAAAATTCATAAATAAATTAAAACCAAATGGTAGATCACGAATTAAACAGTACTAATGCAGCTGGGTTCAGACGTTCTAATAATTTATCTGAGCGTATGATGAGAAGAGCTGCCGGAGAAGTTGTAGAGGAGTTGCCTAAAAAACAAACACACGACTCTAGAGTAGCAAGCACTCCTGTCCAGTACGTCGAAGAAGTATGCTCCTCTCATACAGACGAGAATACAGTAACTATAGAAAATAAAAATATACACTTTGAGGTAGCATACCCACATGATACAAAATTGATGTCTGTGGGTCTAAAAGCAATGAGTGTAGATATAAGCGAGGATAGTGTATCTATTCTTATGCAAGACACTATTCAATTAAAACTTCCAAAACTAACACCGCTACACCTCACAGTCGAAGGGGCTCCTTACAAAGTGTGCTGGGCTGGCGGTAGTCATAACTTTGGAAAATTTAAACATATATCATTCGTCATAGTAGAATAATGGAAAAACAAGCAGTAATAAGAGAAGGTATTACACCTTCTATAGAATCAGGTAAACGTTCCGATTTTATTAAAAACGGAAACGCATTTACTAAAGGAGAAAAAGACAAGCTAACAGGAGCTGCTGAGAAACTTGAAAAGGCCATGGAGGCAATGTATACTGGTGATAAGTAAACTTGCCAGTAAATGTCTTCAGCTATCACTTCAGGAGATCCTAACTTAAAGTCTTTTTTTCACGGGACAAAAGAGTTCCACGACCCGTTCGTGATGAGCTCTAATCTTTATATTCCCAAAGATTTTTATACCGCTCTGGAATTCTGCCTTTTCCTGGCAATTCAGAATCCTTCTTACACTCAGGCTACTAGGCGCACAGTTTCACACTTTATTACTGATTTCGAGTTTGTAGGAAAGGCAGGAGATCCAGAGGAGCAAAACAACTTAAAAGATTATCTGACAAACTCTATTCGCATGCTGGATATTCTACAGCAGGCAGGAATGGAGCAGATGATTTATGGCAACAGCTTCATGTGGATCTATTATCCTTTTAATAGATTCCTGGTGGATCGTCGAGGTGGGGGTTACAAAGAGATAGCTGTAGAAGCTTTTGGTAGAGATATTAAATTTAATCTCTCCAACATGACATACAATGTTCCTGATCCCAGAACTCTGCATATGGAGTCCGACAAGCAGAGTAGAGTGGATATGGAATTCATTGATAGAAAGTCATTTGATCAAAATCGTATCAAAGTTCGTCTACTGAACCCATTACGTATGATGATCAACATGAACCTAATTTCTGGACAATGCGAGTACATATATCGATTCGAAGAATTCTTTGCAGCAGCTGTTAGGGAGGGATCGCATATTCATCAAATTAATGATACTCCGATGGACATGCTCCAAGCTATTCGTGATAATTGTAATTTCGCCTTCAACCAAGGTAACATTTATCACTTCAAGAATCCATTCATATCAGGGTTGTCATACAACGGCTGGGGTATTCCTAATATTCTTCTGAATTATAATAACATTCACCAGCTTCAAGTTTTACGTTGTATTAATGAAGCTGTAGGTATGGATTACATGCTTCCTTTCAGATTGCTCAGCCCTACTCCAGTTGGCAGTCAACACGGAAATGATGTTGCTATGTCTACCAACCTGGGCGCGTGGCATGCAGCTATGAAGCAACTTATTGCTGCTCGCCGTAAAGATCTCACATCTATTCAGACAGTACCATTCCCTGTAACATACCAGGAACTTGGTGCTAACGGTAAAGCACTTGCTCCTGTAGAGTTGATGAAATTCCATCAGGACGAGCTATTAGACGGTATGGGCTACCCAGCAGAACTATGGCACATGTCATTACAGACTGCTCAAATTCCAACAGCGATACGCCTGTTTGAATCCACATTCGTACATTTACAAAGAAACTTCAATAACGCAGTACGCTGGGCTGTAAAAAATATCTTAGGTTATCTTGAAAAAGAGCCTGTAAGTATTAAGCTTATGCTTCCTTCTGTCGCTGACGATATGGAGAAGAGACACGTATGGTTACAGCTTGCGGCTGGAGGTGAGGTATCTCGCGCTACAGCATACAGAGCCTTTAATATCGACAATCCCGTACAAGAGGTAATGAGGCGATCGCAAGAAGATTTCGAAATCGAAAAAGCTAGACAAAAAGCCAGCGAAGATTTCGAACGCGAAATGACACTAGGCTCCGCCAACCAAGTAGTGGAAGCTATGATGCAAGCTACCGGAGGACCTGGAGGAGGTATGCCTGCTGAAGGTGCTGCTCCGGCTGGAGGTGGCGGTGGTCAGGGAGGTGTTACTCCTCTGGACATTGAGCAGCAAGGTGAGCAAGAGGCCATGAGACTTCTGCAGATACAGGATAATGGTGAACGTAGAAAAGCTATGATGCAAATCGAAGCGTCTAACCCGACTCTATACGCTGTTGTTAAACGTCATATGGAGGAAATACGACAGCAGGGAGCTTCTCAGGGAAGAAAGATGGCAGGTCAACAGTAACAGGACAAAAGTATGAATGACTTATATATATTAAAACTAGCAAGTGCATCGTATACGTACAGTCCTACAGCTGCAGCGTCCAGAGACTATACTCCACCGAAGCCGGGCATAAAACCTGGAATTGTGAAGATAAATGGTAGCGAGGAAAGGAAGGCTGACTTGGTTAAGTTTGATAAGACTGACGTGCCTAAACCAAGTGCTAATAAAAATGTATCACCAGATGTCGCTCGTGCTCCGTTTGGAAGATACACTAATGATTTTAAAAACTGCATAAGCGGCACTGGGTACGGTCGCAGATATTGGGTTGAAAGTCCCGCAAGAAACGCATACTCGATAAGTTAAAATGCCAGCTACATACGAAGATACAATTATACCAGGACCTGAGCCAACTATAGAGCGTCGCTACATCAACGGCGATACATTTAAATTTACAGGGGACAGGGCTATGGCTATGGCTGACACCCCTGCTGCTGCGGAGTGGAGAGCCAATAATCCAGACAAAGCCTTTAAATTTGGATATAGCCCGTATGACAGTCCCGCAGATCAGTCACCTATAGCTTACAGTGTAGGAAAATATTTACGAGATAAAAGCCAGTCGCGAGTAGATGGATTCCTAGGCCGAGCCGCTAATGGTGGTATTCTTAGCGGCGCTACAGTAGGAGGTGTACTGGGAGCTGGAGGAGGAGCTTTAGCTAGTCTTATTGCTAGATTATTTTTAGGTAAAACGTCTGTAGGTAAGTGGGCTTTAGCTGGCGGAGCTTTAGGTGCGTTGTTAGGAGGTCATAATGGGTTTGTTCGCAGCAGAAGAAATCCGTCAGCAATGTATCTTCAAAAATCAGCCGCTACCTACACCGACCCTCGCAATTTCATTTTAGAAAAACTGCAAAGTGCAAATGATATAGGAGTTGGCGAGAAAGTACGTCTTGCTGCGGCTGTTAAAAATATGAGCCGCAGTGATGCAGAAAAATTAGCAAACCTTGTAAGAGCTGCACTAGGTTTCGGTGTAGGGGCTATAATTGCAAAATTCTTATTTGGAACCAGCTCTGCCACAGGCACATTGTTAGGAGGTGTACTAGGAGCACTAGGGACAAATATTATTGCTAATAATTTCTTTAAACCCCAACAGACAACATTTGACTTTAACTTTAGACCACTTTCTTATAGAGATATATTATGAATGAAAATTACAGCAAAGGTTTCAACGCCGGTGTAAAGATCGCCTGTGCAAATTTAGGAGTTACTCCAGGAGAGGTAGTTCGACATTCCGCTTTCTCGAATGCTATGCTTTCTGATACAACTATCCAGAAAGACATCTGCAAAATTGCTGCGGCGTGTTTTAAAGCAGCAGGAATGGACTCTTCTGTAGAATTCCATCTCTACGATACTATGGCAAAAAGTGCCTCAGTACTTTCTCCTGTATCCGTAGAGAAATTTATCGTACCTGTAGTGAAGTCGCTACACAAGCAAGCTCGCGCTGTACATGAGGAACTGATGGAAAAATCAGCATCTCCTAGCGTACTCGGAGGACTTCTGTCTAAAGTATTTGGTACAGCAACAGGTACCCTGCCAGAGCTGTATAAAATGTACGCACTTCTGGGTGCGGGCGCTGGTACTGCCACAGGAGCTCTCACCTGGTATTTAAATAGAGATGCTGCTCAGGACAGTGCTGATGTAGAGGCTAAAGAAGAGCAAGCTAAGCACTATAAACAGATAGCAAAAGATATTAAGAAACGACTTAATATAGAGCCTGAACCTAAATCTAAGAAAGCCATCAAGAATAGTGCAGAGGAGCAGGGAGAAGGCGCATTTATCCTGTAATGAAAGGTTCTGTACCATCTTTTCTTAACAATAACGATCCTTCTACAAATGTAGGTATAGGGGTTCCTATGCTTAAAGCAGACACTGTAGAAGCTGCTAAAGCTGTAGATGATAATATTTACTTAACAGACCGCCTAGGTCTGCGCACGCACTCCACTCAGGCGGTGTTTGAAAATCAATACAGCAATCCAGACCTATTTACCTACGGTCCTAGGAAGTTCCAGGTGTTTCAATTGGATGGTGAGGAGGATAAAGAAAAGTACTCCAAGTTACTAGAGCGTACAAAGTTGCCATCACCCAAGATTGAAGTTTATACTATAGACAGACAGTTTTACCGCGGAGTGTTCTACGTATACATAGAGTACGCAGACATTCTATATCAATTACCGACAAAAAAGTAAATAATGAGCTCATCGATTTTATCACAACGCGATAAGGATCTGGTACGCAACTATCTTATAGGTGGTGCGGCTACCGGAGGAGGAGTTGCGCTAGCTACAGCGCTTGTTAATTATCTTAGACATCTGAAAGACGACGCTGACGAGTCTGATGACGATGATGATACCATTAAGATTTATAAACAAGCCCCGCAAGAAAAAGTAGCTATGACTCTTGGTGGTCCGCTAGCCCTGACTGGTGGTATCGTAAGTGCTGCAGGTACATACGCTTTAGTGAATAAGCTGTACGAAGCACTGCGCAAAAAGCAAGCACAAGACAAACTTGACGAGGCCCAAAATATCTTTCTAGAGACTCAGGGTTACAAGAAGTTAGATAAAAAAAAGAAACCGTCAAAAGAGGAGGAGGAATCGGAAAAATCAGCCTCCGCAGGTAAAGGTATGAGCGCTTCAGAATTGGGCATTTCTATACCTCTTGCACTTCCTATCCTTATGGCGCTTGGATCCGGCGTGGTAGCTCACAAACTCCTCAACAAATCTTTCCCGATTAAAAAGAAAGATGTACAATCCCCTAAGCGTATTGAGATTGTAGATGCTCCTGTAGAGGAAGAAGAAGAGCTCGATAAAAGCGCAGGTGTCACAGACACGGACGGATTTGAGTTCCTCCTACGTACTATCAATATGACAAAGGCTGCATCTTCTGATGTAAGTAATCTTATCGCTACCGCTGCCGACGGACGTCTTAAAGACTTCAGAAATACAGCAGGTATGATAGGGTTTGCTGATGCTCTAGATACCGTCAAGGGAGCTTCCAGCTCGTTAGACGTAGACCCACTAACAGAGCAGATCGCAATATCTTGTATCGCTAAGTCTGCGGCTGTTGGTGCTCAGACAGAGTTACTTGCTGCGTCCGAATTTGCAGAGCTTTATCCTGCATTTTTTAAAGCAGCCTCCAATCTCAGCGAGAAGAAGAAAAATGCTCTATATAAAATAGCCTGCATCTTTGGTCACGCTATTCGCTCAGAAATAGCTGAGAACTCAGGTATCACATCAGGTTCCTTAACCAAAAAGGCCGATGTTAGTGGTGCAATTTTTGAATCTTTATTAGACGTTCCGGAAGAATATAATAGCCACGAGTCGAATGACTCTACAGACACATCTCGGGAAGAAGCTAACATTAATAAGAAAAAGAAAAGTAAATTTGTGTATAGCTCCAAGAGAGGTTTCCGTCTGGCCAAAAAGCTACAGGACGATGACGTGATCGATAAGATCTTATCTCCTGGAAATTAATTTACGAAGACCATAATAAGCTATAAGGGCCGCGTCCACGCAACCGTCGTGCTCCTTCTTGCACCTAGGCTGAACGAAAGATACGCCAGGAAAAGTGGAGTGAGCTGCGGAAAGTGACGTGGCCTTTGTATCTATCTTGATCTTGATAGAGCCGTTGCGTAACAGCTGCGGCTCTCCTGTTTCTTTATCGATGATAGGGGCTCCTACGACACTAATGGGCTTCCAGGCAACTTCCTGCCACTTCTTAGGCATCACGAGGTGTACAGGCAGATCGGTACCTGCAATATGAGATACTATCGATAGAGCAGCTCGAAGTGCGCCGTTTGCATCACCGAATTCAAAGCTACCTTTAGCGGACGATCCGTAAATAGCATGCACATGCTCCTGTACCATCAGAACGATATCTTTTGCATAAGGAGTCAGAGCGTCTACCATACGCACAACATCGATCTTGCCGTCGTTCGTCTTGGTTGGAATGCACACTACATCGTCAGAAGTAAATTCACCGAACTTCTTCTTAGCATTAATAAGAACGATAGCACCGTTCTTACCAGGGTCTGCTCCTAAGATCCACTTCTTTGTTGTACGCTTGGGGTTGCTCATGCATTAAATAATATGATTAGAGTTTTATTGAATCAACAAATATACGATACTATGACACGCAATGTTAAATAGAGAAAAGATAACAGAAGCAGTTTCTTGCGATCTTCAATTCATGGATGATCGTTGGGACAAAGCACTACTGGGATATGCCGAAAGCGGAGGTCCTGGTAGATACATTCTTCCTTGCTACGGATACCAGGCTATGAAGTCTTTGCTCATGGGATCCGGAAAATACGGAGGAGATCTGTACGTAGACTTGCAGGTAATGATGAAGGATATGCCCGCTGAGGCCCCTTTAATACTTACGAAAATAAACAGGTCGTCGTTATGGAGAACCGTAGAATCCGAACGCTTTATGCGTTGGGAGTCTCTAGATAGAGCTGTACTTGGTGTTGGCAGGATAAAATATAAGACTACCGGCCTCATTTATAGTAAACCATTGTGCGTAGATATTCTCACATCTACCAGCGCAGCAACAGATAGAAATACAAAAATATTAAACGCAATAAACAAACTGGAAGAGGAGCTGATACCGGTAGAGGCTCCAAGGTACACTCCGTGGTACCTGACTCCGGTCAACTAGTAATAAAGAGAGCTGTAAATGAAGTTCAAGCCCGCACACGCAAGTGGTGGTTGAGGCATCCTGGTTGCGTTAAGAATGTGGCTATAGTGGATACTACTGATTATGCAGTATCTGACCCATCTGTTGAAATATGTTGCGGTAAAGTAAGAGAACTAACAACCAAGTCCAGTTGTACAGGCGTACTTATATGTGAAGGTAAAACCGTCAGAAAAAGAACATGGAGATTACTAGAAGAAAATCCCATCCAAATAGACACTGACGACGGTACAGACTGGATTATAGAGTACGCAGATTGGGAACTACCGAACATGTATGTACCTCTCATACAGTCTGCACTTATAGCAGCTACAGGTATGTCTGATGCAGACCTGGCTAGCATGTTGAAAGTGAAACCTTTAGAGGTGAAGAAATGGTATTCTGGCAATGCGCCTATACCAAACAAAGTAATAAAAGAAATAGTAACCCGTTTTATAAGTTAAATTATTATGGCAAACAAAATCAGCGAAGAGAATCTCAAGTTAGTATGTGAAGAGTTGGGCATCGAGCCCACTGTAGTAGAAACCCTTATTTACAAAGCACGTCAGAAAGATGAACAAGAAAAAGTCCCCACAGAAAAAAGCAAACGCGAAAAGAAAGACTGGATGGTTGTCATTAACGACCCTGAAGGAAATGTTCCGGACGACCTGCAAGTATGGGTCATTCAGAAATCAGCGTACATTAATAAAGAGAGTGGAGCTCTACTCAAGTGGGGAGATCTCGATGTAAGTAATCGTCTTAAGAGCTGCGCTAAGGCTATGAAAGAAAATCATAAGCTCATGAAGAGGCTTGGTAGTATCGATAGTCTTGCAGATATCTTCGAATTTATACCAGGAAAGACTGGTAAAGAAGAAGGTATTCTTGTAAAAACTAAGGAGCCCGTGGCACTTGTACGTGTTAACGGCAGTGATATTATTGCGTAAACTATTTAACAAAACTTAATAATATGAGTAAAGACAACGAAGTGATCATGTGTGTAGATAAGGGCCGTCTGTTCCTTCTGGGTATTCCGACAGCCGAACTGGTAGTAAAAGCCACAACAGCTCCTGGTATTGCTACGCTTCATAGGCGCGGTGATGTGGAGACAGACACAAGTTTGCTGCAACCTATTCCGTACGCTGTAGTAATTGCACCGTTCGGAGAAGACGGAGAAGCAAAGGTACTTATGTACAAGCGTAGCTCGAAGGGAGGAGAGTCTCGTTTACAGGACAAATATTCTATTGGTATAGGAGGACACATTAACGGTATCGATGTAGAAAATTACTTTAGATCCCCTACAGAAGATTCTCCATGCTCTGCATGTCTGTTCCGAGAGCTTTTCGAAGAGCTTGGTGTCGAGGAACTGAACTGCGAAGCTGTAATGCTTCACGATACACCCATCTACGACGACAGTGAAGCTGTATCATCTGTACACATTGGACTTCTGTACACTGTTATCCTAGCAGATGTTCCCAATATCAATGTGGAGGATGCTCTCACTTCTGTAGAGTGGGTAACTATCCCTGATATTGCCCCTGGAACAGAGCGTTACGAAAAGCTCGAGGGATGGTCTAAATATGTAGCTGAACTTTTGGCGAATAGCGTGGCAGAGCTAGAAGAAAAATCAGAATAACATACACTAAGTTGCACTTTTATTAACTTGTCTCGTATAATAAGATTATGCAGAATACCGTCGTGCAACAGCTAGAAAATGGAGTGGTGGATATGATCACATATTCACCGCTGCTGGATACAGTTGTGACGATATTGGCTATTGTTATACCTTTGTGTTTCAGAAAGATCAGGGACAAGATAATTAAGTGGGGTAAGGACTTTGCAGCAAAGCATAAAAGTCGTCACATACCGGAGCCCGAAGATCTGGCTAAATATTACTCCATAGATAATATGTTAGCTGTGATGCAAGATAACACACATACGGATCGAGTGTCCATTTGTCAATTCCATAACGGAGAATCTTTCTCAGTTCAGAATCCTATCTTTAAATTCACATGCTCTCACGAATTCTTATCCCCTGGAGTAAAGCCTGCTTCGGATCCCGTCAAACGTCTGATTGTCAGTAATTATTTAGATCTTATAGGTCCTCTATACGGTGACAATTACCTCGGAGAAGGTATCACAAAGTTTGCACCAATTTCAGGACTATCTTATTCTAACGGAGATGCAAGAATCATACGTTACGAGACTGATAAGATGAAGTTCAGCGCAACACGTTACTTATTCGAAAGTCTCGGCATCGACGTGATGTACTCTATCCCTTTGCATGATAGTAGAGGCAAACTTATAGGAGCTATTAACTTCCAGTATCTTAACCAGGCGACTGATATATTTAACAAGGTAGATATTAAAGATCTTTGTGACAAAGCTATGAGAGTGCAGTATACTTTAAATTCTTACTAATTTTAATTTATGAACGAAATGTATAAATCCACAGTAAAAGCAGTGAATACTTATATGTATCCGAAGCAGTATGTAACCCTTGACGCATCTGTTGTGACAGATACTCCTGCATCAGAACCGGTAGTAGTAGAAGAGCCCGCTCCTGCCGTAATAGAACTTGATGCTACTGAAGTTCTCGAGGAAATCAATCCTAAGGAAATGAAGAAGAGCGAGCTTATCGATTACATCCAGACCGTACACGGCGAGGATGCTGATGTATCGGGCACTAAGGCTGAAATTATCGAGCGCTACTTTTCGTAAGTAATCTAGCATAATAATTGTCCAGGTGTGGTAAAAATTTTACTACGCCTGGATTTTTTTATTGATACTAAAAAGAATGTCGCTATCGTCTTTATATCATGAGTGATAAAGACGATTGCTATACAGATTACAAGAAGAAGAAATGGGTAAGGCTGGAAAAGCCTAAGCACCCTGAGTGTTACTCTCTTGAAGAGTGCGCCGCGTTCCAGCCGTGGAAGGTAGACCTGAAGGTTGAAAATGACGTAGGCGCTTCAGAGCCTATTCTACTAGACTATACCATTTTCCTAAGAGCCCCTAGCGTAAACGACGCGCAGTACACAGCATACCAGGCATTTATTATCTGGGAACGTGTAAAACCAGGAATTCCTGATTGGGAAGAATTTCCTAGAGTAAGTACACTGCTTCCATCTGAGGCTGAAAAATTAACAGAGGATCAGTATAAGGAATTCTGGAAGGAAGCTCAAAGGTATCCTCACGTCAGTACGGGTATGAAAGAGAATCCTACTATTTTCCGATTTGCTAAACCAGGATGGCAGAATCCTGAGAACAGTTTATTTGTTCCAGGTAAATCTAAGATCATTGTACCAGCTGATATAAAGAAATGAACTGGGTTAAATATTTAGAAGAAAATTGCCAGATATCAGATGCTAAAGATACAGAGGCTGTTCGCAAAGTAGTAGACTTGGCAGCTCTCGGCCTTCAGTATAAATACGGCTGGTATAATTATTCGGTAGTATGCTCTCCTCGGACGATTCACTTCATGTACACAACTCCGGAAGGATTATTCACAGCGATGATTCCGATGGAAAAAATCGCAGAAGGTATCGTAGTAAAACCTCTACTCGAACGCATCGTAAAAATGCACTCAGAGAGCATCCCTTCTTACCGAAAGAAATAACCGATAAAATTATTTCTTTTGTAAACTCATTTGGATTTAGAGTAATTCTTATCGCCAAAGTAGGCAAGTTGATACACAGTAGTAGACCTGTCAGCGAGATGACAGCTTGCTGCTGTGTATTTTATATAGATAATAGATATCTTAAAAGTGGACTGGTAAGTTATAGAAAAGGTAAGATTAGTTTTCTAACTGACTCTGCATGCTCACACAAAAGTTGGTTAGAAAATTTTTCTTTATCCTACAATCAACTTGCCGCTCAAATACAGTATGCGGTACTAGACGGTACGATAGAACCGGCGGTAGTACCTGGATTGTTTTTAAAAAGTAATAATGTTAAACGTTGTTGATACAGGAGATTTAACTTATGTGTACGCTTCCGATAAAGGCGCGATAGTATCTGCTATACCTTTGAGTGAAAAAACAATGTGCAGACCGATTAAGAATTTTAAACTCAGTGCTGCATATTTAGGTAGTCAACGCAGCCCTAAGTTTAAAGAGATGGTGGCGCGTAACACTAAGTTGTTTAATAAGAATAATTATCTGAGTAATAATGAATATACAAAAGTTATACGAAAGCTTTTAGAGGTATTACCAGGAGATAAATCCAGGTTGTTCTTTGGTGGAGATTTTACATCGCTGGACTCATTAGTAACAGTTATAAAAATAGCTGGAGAACTATCCTACAAGACTTGGATAGTGTCGTCTTGTGATCGCAGTATGCTGAATAATTACTGGATCAATCTAATGTGTACAGAAGGAGGACTTCCTGAAAATGTATGGCTATATGAGTTGGAGGTTGAAGAGGAAGATAAAAATGAATGCTTATTACATGATTTTCCTACACTAAGATACGACGCTGTAGACGTCGAGTCTGAGACAGAAGAACTCCTTCAATTTCCAGAAGAGTATAAAAATTTTGCAATTAAAGTATGTCGATAAAAGAAGAAGTAAAAAAGCTCACACCATCGTCGTTCACTTACATAAATCAATGTCCGTGTTGGGAAAGAAAACCCACCCCTCCTAATGACGCTATGTTGAGAGGTACGGCTATGGACGGATTCCTAAGAAATTACCTGTTTCACAATATGGAGTCCCTGAACGGCATTGCTCACAAAATGTTAAAGAAGAAAGATTTCGCCGCCATTGAGTGGGCAGGTAATACGATCAGACACACTTGTGGCAAAGAACCCATCCTGTGCAAAAAGACAGACTGTAGATTTAAGTTCACAATAGGAGACGTTCTTATCTCAGGCGAAATGGATACATATTGCCCTTCGGGAAAACTTATCTTTGACTTGAAGAGTGGAGGTATCAGAGACTACGAGATGCAGATGCTTCCATACGCGTACCATGGTATTAAGTCCACTAACAGCGATTACATGGATACGCGTCTTGTGTTCTGTGACTTTAAGATTATGAAGTCAAAAGTCTTCAGTGAGAGTGAAGCCACCGAGAGGATGGAGGAATTTGTAGCCAAATGGGACAACCCTAATAAGGTGCCTATAAAATGCGATGCTTGTAAGTATTGTAAATATCTAGAAGAAGAGAAACATAAGTGTAGTCTAATGATGTAAATTATTAACTATGAGTGCTATATATAATTGGAGAACCAACCTATTACATAATGGCACTATCTACAGAAGTAAAGTTGTCTGCCGACCAGGATTCACTGGAAGTGGCTGTAGGGGTTCGCTTGGGTAAGGTAGACCTTAAGGTCTGCCCTGCTCCAAGCCGACCTGGAACTGAGTACAGCAACATATATCCTGTCCTCCATCAAAAGGAGGAGAGTATTGCTGTGCTCAAATTAAAAAGAAACTCCAAGACAGAATCGGTAACCTACACGGTCACCACTGTTAAAGGAGAGTGTATATACAGGGGTAATAAGCTACCTCCCATAAGTGCTGTGCACAAAGGAGTGGCTTATAAGCTTAACCGCTTTTTGGGCAAAGTAGTATTTAAAATATCCGCGGACGATATGGCCCATTGGGCAAAATCAGTGGCCAAGGATATGGTGGGCGATGCTCGCAGACATGCGAGAAATTTGACCACCATAAAGTAATATTACCGACAGCGGCACACATTGATGTGCCGCTTTTTTATCTAACAATCAAAAATAGAAAGCAATCCCAATTATGTCAACCAACATCGAAATCACCTTCAATAACAACCGTAACGATATCTGCTTCATCGACGGAACAACCTCACGCGTAAGCGTCATGGACGAAGGCATTTCGTACCAGTTCGAGCGACAGCTCGGTTCTAATGTAATTAGTTTTGTTGGTAGTAGTAATAATTACAGCTTTGAGATTCCTCAGAGCCAGGTAGTACAGTTGGATCGTGAGTTTATTATTAATTCTGAGTGCCGCACTACGCGCACCGAAATGCTCACTGAGTTTAAGAAAGTTGTTATACGTGGACTTCGTCGCAAGCGTCCGTACGATGCTCGTAAGGAAGGCGACAAGGATCTCACAGCTGAAGAGGTATCGAAGAAATTTGTAGAGTACGGCTGCAATCACATCTTCGGTCTTTTCTATTTTGTTGCTCACATGGCGGATTGCTGCGGTATCGCTCACGTGGGGCATAATGCATACAGTGAAGCTGATACCATTGCAGCTTGTAATAAGATTAATCGCTTCCCGCTTACGTTTGAGTCCGTACGTAAGACTCTTAATGTAAGCAAAGCATGGCTTGATTTGGCTCTGCGCAAAGTAGAGGCTACTTACGGATGGGATGGTATTCGTACAACTCTCATTCGCGGTAATGTGTATAACACCACGCCCATCGAGCTGTTCTCCCCTCGCGTGATCGATCTCATCAAAGAGATTCGAATCGATAATAGTCCAGAAACTATTAAGTATGTGTCGAAACAGAAGATGGGTGAGTACATCGGTAAGGAACGTTGGACGACCTATGGATCTCTTGCTAGTTTAGGTATCTATCCTTCTAAGCGAGAACGTTCGTACTATATCCTTGCTGATGGTGAAGATCGTAACAAGCTACTCAATACATTCTGCTACACCATGCGCGACATGGTAGAGAGTGCTGGAGTTAGCGAACTTACAATCCGCAACTGGATCAAGAGCGGAGCAGTATCTGCGGAGAATACCACGCTTGTACAGGGAGCTACATTCCAGCGTCGCTTTAACGAAGCTGGTATGGCAGAGATCATCGCTAAGGCGGTAGCTTCCTCCATCAACGATATTATCGATCAGGTTCCTGGTGCAGACTCTTTCTACAATGCGTAAGAGAGTAGTAAAGCGCAGCACGGCCCCCGCTCCGGGGGCCGTGTCCTACGTACACAATACAGTACATAAAGCAGGAGACTTAGCCAGGCTCATTCTTTTATATTCCGAAGGTAAGTACAATATGACTATCGACGGAAAAAAGATTGATCAGATATGGCAGGCTGTGCCGGGGTATTCGGATGCTGTGTATTTCATACCGGAAGACTATGATGAGACTTCTGTGTATTTCGTTGTACACTGCAAAGATGCTGTGGATATTACAGCGCGTAAGTTTAACAATGTGCTGAGCGACATTAAGATAGTCGCAAAAAGTAATCTATGTACTAAAGAAGAAGAGGATGCGTATCACTTAGAATCCAGAGTCCTCAAAAAATCAAAGACGCTAGAACTGGTATTCAACCAGGCAGGTAAGGTTTTGCCTATGCGTTATAACGGAACATTATAAATTAAATGAATATAGTATACACTGGTATCACAGAGAGTGATCTGGCCAGAATTATAGAAGCTGGAGGCTTGACAAAAGAATCTCTTAAACGTCAGTTCCTTGAGAGCGTATACAACGAGACAGGCACACTAGATCAGAATCACATACGAAAGGCTCTGGCTGACGTGCTATCTAGATCCGCAGACACTACAGATAGTTGCTACGTACTGGAACTGGCTGTGAACGAATGTCAGATTTGCAGCACGGATATACATAAAGTTGATCTGGATATAGACGTAGACGGCGTTCCTGGAGTACCGATAAACCGCATCATAAACGTATATCCATTCCAACTGTCTCACAAGCTTCGAACAGTAGGGGCCATTCTGCGCTCTCAGAGCGGCTCTGACGAGCTTTTAGAGCCGTTTGGGATAAACTACCTAGGCGAGTCCCAAAACGCGTTTCTAGAGTGGTTCTGGCGCCTTAACGTAAAACCTCCTATCCTGGGTGCTGATTTCTTCGATATAAACACCATTCCTGTCGCCGGGTTAAGGGTGTGTACAATGCACGAGATCAAGTCCAGTCTGAAGGCTTACGCAGAGGCTGCCAGGAAGCATGCGGATAGGGTTATGGATGATGGTACTTTAAGGGGACGTCTGCATATAGTAGGAGTAGGGCACGTGGATATAAGCCTGGACTATTTCCTGAAGGAGGCCAGCCCTATAACTATAGCTGAGGTCCTTCGAGGAAATTCAAGGGAGATAGTAAAATACCTGGAGGATGTGAATCCTATGTGTGCTCTAGCTTCTTTTGCGGAAGAGCTATTGCATACTATAGTTCCAGGGAATCATTCAGGACTTGTTGTAGAAATTAATGCTGATGAGATTCATGAAGTGCTTCTGGAAAAAGATCCTGAAAAGTACTCTCAGGTTATAGCTGCGTGGCAGAAGATGAATATACTCGATAAAGGTAGTTCTGAATAAAAAGGTCGCGCGCGCACGCGCGCATATGCTACTTGCTTTCTTTCTTGCGTTCGAGTAATTACGAAGTAATTACGAGATAAGCAGAGTATATATAGAAGATATACTCCTATAGAACGAAGTGATATAGGAGTATATATGAATATATATACGATAAGACGGCAAATTTTGCAGAGCGTGTTTTAACGCCATTTTCCAGGAGTGTCAAACGCAAGTTGTTCATTTTCAATAACTTACAACTTTGAAAAGTCATAAGCGCTCTAACGTCAATGAGTTATGACGAAAAATAGGCCTATTTCGCGGTATATATACATGAGAAAGGAATACATATCTCATGTTGTTTTATACAGACAAGACTGACGTTGAGTTGACATTGAAGTCAATTCAGCGCAAGCTCCGGTGGGAAGACCTTATACTGTTTGGCTACGGCGACAGTGTGTGTACCATGGAGATCCGTCACCCAGATCTTCTCTATATAAGCTGGCCTATACATTCCGACGATGGGGTAGCTAGAGAAGGTCTGTCTATCTCCTTGGGCGATATCGAATCCCTGGAGATCGATAATGAAAAGGTGACAGTTAGGGGTGTATTTAATTGCACCCTCAATGAGCGTTTGACATCAGAGCAGACACTCATTTTTGCAGGTACTGTGAGCCGTGTAGTGCCTCACAGTGAATTCGAGGATATCCTCGAACAGGAAGAATACGAACAAACAGAAAATATACTATGATTACATTAGTACTTGGTATTACTATAGGTGCTGTTGTTACTGCTTACGTGATGAACGACGATAACAGTAACAACGACAATAACTAAATAAATTCAGAGAGCGCCAGTCGCTCTCTTTTTACGTAATATGTCAAATTTGAGACTTGCATAGTCTCGCATAAGTAATATAGTTTTGGTAATCTAGAAATCAAACAAACAATATGAGTACGACAATCAAACCCATTGGAATGCGCGTTCTCCTGGAACGTGTACCTACTGAGACTAAGACTGCCAGCGGACTGTATGTGCCTGATGGCGCAAACGTTGAGGGCGGTAAGCCTAGGAAAGCTACTGTTGTAGCTCTGGGCTTGTGTAAGAAGGACGAAGAGTTCCGAGTAGCTGTAGGAGATACTGTACTTATTACCGGTTATGGTGGAGTTGAGTACACCGTAGACGATAAGAAGTATGTAATTATTAACGAAGTAGATATCCTTGCAATTATTAACAACGACTAATTTTTTATACAACAATGGCTAAACAGATTCAGTTCGCAGAAGATGCTCGTCAAAGCTTGCTTAATGGTGTCGCTAAGATCGCTAAGGCTGTAAAGAGCACACTAGGTCCGGCAGGGCGTAATGTAGTTATCGATAAGAAATTCGGCGCCCCTCATATTACTAAGGACGGTGTTACTGTAGCCAAGGAGGTAGAGCTCGAGGATCCTTACGAGAATATGGGTGCTCGCCTTGTTCGTGAGGTGTCTAGTAAGACTAATGATGTAGCTGGTGACGGTACCACTTCCAGTGTGGTGCTGGCGGAGGTTATTTACAAGCGAGGCCTCCGTGCTGTCACCGCAGGCGCCAATCCTATCCAGGTTCAGCGCGGTATTACGAAGGCTGCGGGTCAGGTAGCAGAGGCTCTCAAGGCTCTGTCTATCCCTGTACGCTCGCAGGACGACATTGTCCAGGTGGCTACTGTATCTGCCAACTGGGATAAGGAGATTGGTGGTATCATCGCTGAGGCTGTAGGTCGTATTGGTAAGGACGGTGCTGTAACTGTAGAGGAAGCCCGAGGTGTAGAGACCAGCCTTGAAGTAGTGGAAGGTATGGAGTTCGATAAGGGTTACCTGTCCCCTTACTTTATTACCGATATGGCAAAGCAGGAGGCGGTGTTCGAGAAGCCCTGTATTCTCGTAACCGATACTAAGATCACTTCTGTTAAGCCGCTACTCCCTGTACTGGAAGCTGCTTCTCGTAACGGCACTCCTCTTCTTATTATTGCTGATGATGTGGACGGCGAAGCTCAGTCTATGCTTGTGATTAACAGTATCCGTGGTGTACTTAAGGTAGCAGCGGTAAAGGCTCCTGGTTTTGGTGATCGTAAGAAGGAAATTCTTCGTGACATTGCTATTCTTACTGGAGGAGAGCTTATTACAGACGAGACTGGTCTTAAGCTGGAGGACGTAACGTTGGCTCAACTTGGTCAGGCGGCTCGTGTTACTGTTACTAAGTCTTCTACTGTTATCGTGGACGGGGCCGGCTCTAAGGAAGCTATCGAAGCTCGCGCTGCATCTATCCGTAAGCAGATTGAGGAATCTAACTCCGAGTATGACCGTGAGAAGCTCCAGGAACGTCTTGCTAAGCTTTCTGCTGGTGTGGCCGTCATTAAGGTCGGTGCTGCCACCGAGACCGAGATGAAGGAGAAGAAGGACCGCGTGGACGACGCCCTGCATGCCACCCGCGCTGCGGTGGAGGAAGGCATCGT